GTCAGAGTTCCCTCGCGGGCGCGGGCGCGCGAAAAAATTTTTCGCGGGCGCGGGCGGGCGGGCGCCGCGCGCGGGCCGCCCGGTGGGGGCGGGGCCGGGGAGCCGCGGCCCGCGGGACGACGCGCCGCTTCTGCGGGCCGACGGGAGGCAGGAGTGGCGCGGCGTCTCGCGCGCCGCGCGCTCGGGAGGCGCCCCCGGGGCGGGGCCGCGAGGCCGAGGCGGGCGCTCGGCCAATCTCTGACTCGGGGCCGCAGGAACTGGGAGAGCGCCCGCCGCGGCGGCGCTGCTCGGGAGGCCTGCGGAGAGAGAAACAGGAGAGGTGAGCACCGCGGCGACTCTAGAGAGAGAGGGGGGTGAGAGAGGCCCCTTCGGGGCCGGGCCGCGTGCCGCGGCCTCTCAGTCTCAGTCTCAGTTGTAGTCTCAGTCTCAGTTGTAGTCTCAGTCTTTGTTTTAGTCTCAGTCTCAGGGGGTGAGAGGGGCCCCTTTGGGGCCGGGCCGCGTGCCGCGGCCTCTCAGTCTCAGTCTCAGTCTCCGTTTTAGTCTCAGTCTCAAGGGGGTGAGAGGGGCCGGGCCGCGTGCCGCGGCCTCTCGCTCGCTCTTGCAGCGTCCGGTCTCGGCTCTTTCGGCGTTTCGTGTCCAGTGCTCTGTGGGCCCCTTCGGGGCCGGGCCGCGTGCCGCGGCCTCTCGCTCTCGGTCTCGGCTCTCGCTGTCTGTCTCTTGCAGTGGGTGTTAGAAGGGCCCCTTCGGGGCCGGGCCGCGTGCCGCGGCCCCTCGCTCTCTCTTGCGGTGTCTCGGGCTCAGAGACTTTTCCAGCCCCCGGAGCGCGCAGAAGTTTGCGGGCTCCCGGCCAAAGTCTCGCTCTCGCTCCCGGCCTCGGCGTGCTGCGCGCGGCGTCCTGAGACTCCGGCGGCGAAAAGTTTCGCTCCCCTAGCCTCGGCGGCGAGCGAGCGCGGCTGCGGAGAGCAAAACTTTTCCCCCCCCCCGGGAGCAGCTCTTTCGCCTCCCCCCTTCCCGTCCGCTCGGCCGGCCCGCGCTCGAGCCCCCCCCCGCGAAGCTGGCAAACTTTTTCGGCCCCCGAAGCTCGCACAAGTTTGCGGCCCCCCGCCGGGCCCCCGCGAAGCTGGCAAACTTTTTTGGCCCCCCAAGCTCGCACAAGTTTGCGGCCTCCCGGCCAAAGTCTTCTCCCCCCCCCCCCGGCCAGCCCGCGCTGAAGCCCCCCCTCCCCCGCGAGGGCGCGAGGCGGGTCGCGAGCCTCGCAGCTCGAAGTTGGGGTGGAACCGGCGTCTCCATCCGCGTCGCGGTTCCCCCCCAAACTCCAAGCCGCGCGGCCCCGGGCGCCGGCCGCCCGCGCGGGCAGAGTCTCAGGCGCGCGCTCGCGAGCACAGGCCGAGGCGCACGCGCGGCGCCGCCCGAGAGTCCGACGCGCGCGGAAGTGTGTCCCGGGGCCGCGCGGGCCCGCGTCGCCGCCGCGCGGCGCCCCGCCCGGTCGCAGGTCCGAGGCCCGGGTCTGCGCCAGACCAGAGGCTAGCCCGGGCAGCCGCCAGGCTCCGGTGTGGCACAGGCCCCGACCCGGGCAGCGGCGGAGGCGCGCCGGCGCGGCGCCAGGCTGGCCAAACGCCAAAACTCAAGCGCCGGAGCGAGTGCGGCGAGCCCAGCTTTGGCATTTTGCCAGCGAGGCGCCTTTCAAGACTTCGGCTTCTGGCAGGCGTCCAGGAAATCCGGCAGCAAACCTAGAAAGAGTTGGCACCGTGCCAAGGGAACGCGCCGCGCGAGCGCGAAAATCGGCCCCCCCTCGCTCTGCCCCCCCCGCCAGAAACGGCCCCCGGGGAAACGCGGCCGCGGGAGTCAGAGTTCCCTCGCGGGCGCGGGCCGGCCGCCCCTCGCGGCGCGGCGCGCCAAGACAGCAGCGCGCGGGGGCCGAGAACTTGGTCGGCCATAGCGGCGAGGAGGGCGCGACGCTCTTGGCCCAAACCAGCTCTCCGCCCCCCGCCGGGCCCCCGCGCCGCGGCCTGGCCCGACCCGGCCCGCCACCCACCGCACTCCAAATTCCCCGGGTTTCCCGGGTTTCCGTTCGCTCGACCGCAAAGCGGCGCCCCACATAGTCCACGCCCCACCTCCACCCCCGCCGAGCCCGCCTCACCACAGCCCCACCTACTCACCACAGCCCGCGCCCCGCCGACACCGACTCCGACCCCGCCCCGCCGCGCCCCGTCCGCGTCAGCAGAAGACGGGGCCGCGTCGGTGGCAGCAGGTCTCATAACAGACCTCGGCGAGCACACACAGCCTGCTGTGCGCCCTGCCGCCACCCGCGCGCCCGATCCGCCGAGATGCCCCGCCGCGGCGCCCGCCGGCCGCGGCGACGCTCCGTGCGCCCCCCGCCCCAGACCCCCCGCGCCCCGCTGCCGCCTCGCGGCTCGCGCAGCGCGCAACCAGCCCCTCAGCCTCGAGAGCGCTCTCGTCCTCGCTCGAGGCCAGCGACTGACACCGCGCCGCCGCCCGGTCCCGCGCCCCCCGGCCCGCTCAGCCGCTGGGTCGTTACACCGGGGGAAGACAGCTCTGAAGAGAGCTCCCAATCTGACGAGGACTGGGATTGGGAACCGCCGTCAGAAAGGCCGCGCCCGCACACGCTCCTAGACCGCTGGCTGGTGATCCCCGGTGACGACGACGACACGGGCGATGGCTCCAAGTCCGACTCGGACTGGGACCCGGAGCCCCGGCCCGCCACGCCGCCGGCCCGCGTGTCGTCGCTGCGGCCCGCCTCGCTCCTCCCGCCGCGCCTAGCCCGCCGCCTGCGCGAGGCCCGCGAGCGCGACCGCGCGTGGCGCGAGGCCCGCGAGCGCCGCCGGTCGCGGGCCGACGCCGACGCGTCCGAGTCGCCCGCCTCGACGGCGCGCGTGCGCTTCTCCCCGAGCGTGCGCGTGCACATTTTGGTGACGTGGCAGGTGGCCGCGCGCCAGGCCCGCCGCGGGTCCTGGGCCCACCACCAGGCCGACCGCGCCCGCTTCCGCCGCCGCGTCGCCGAGGCCGAGGCCGCGCTGGGGCCGATCTTGTGCGCGGAGGCTCGGGAACGGGCTCGTGCTCGGGCGGCCCGCTGGGCGGCCGGACTCGAGCGCGCTCCTGAGCCTCCGCCACTGCCGCCACCGCCACCGCCGCCCCCTCGATTCTGTTCTTGTACTGGGAGAGCCGCGAGCGGCTCTCCGCACTAGCGATGCTTGCCGCGGCCCTTTATGTGCCCGGGTAGGCCCTCCCCCCTATCCCATTGGCCGACGCGAAGCGCCGCCCGCCCAGATCGGGCTCGCCGCCTCCCCCGCCCGCGAGCGCCCCCCCGTGGCTGCGCGCGCAGCTGCGAGCCGCCTCTCGCTGCCAAGAACACCCTGTGCCCTCCCGGGCCGCCTCCCACCGCGCTTCCCAGCACTCCGCGGCGCTCCTTCCCGGTGCCATAAAATGCCTCCGCTCGGAACAGCTCCATTATGCTAATTCCAACCTTTAGGAAAGCCCAGCCCGGCGCCATTATGCTAAGTGTAACCTTTAGGCAGAGCGGGGGCCGCCGAGCACGGCCCATTCCCGCCTCCCTGCATACATGGCGCCCTAATGAGATTTTTTACGGCCTCTGGCACCCGGAACATCTCCCGGGACATGCTAATGGGATTTTTCCCGCGGGCCCGGGTTGGTGCAGGGCCTGCCGTCCCTCCCTCTCTGCATAAACCTAGTCTTAATGAAATCTTTTACCCCCAGCCCCATTGGCCTTTGGCTCTGCACCCCGCCTCGAGAGGCCGACCCTGCATTAATGAAAAACTTTCGGGCCGCTCGACTGGCCCGCGAGGCCCCTCTCCGCCCCCCGCCCCCGCCGCCCACCCAGGCCCGGCCTCCCTGCAGGCCCGGCCCGGTTACACCCGGGACCGTCGGTGCCGCCTCTCCGGGGAGTGTTCTCGCCTTTATAAGAACTTTGAGCTCGCCCTCACTCACTCAGCCTGCACCCTCGCTGCTCTCCTGCACACTACTCCCGCTCGCTGCGCCGCTCGAGACGATCTTCGACTCCCAACCCCTCGCCTCCAACAGCGATGAACCCTTCTCAGGTAGCTGCCTCTCCGCGCTCGGGTCGGGGGCACTGTGAGGCTCGGGGCTCTCGCAGCGAGAGCCCCGGCGCCGGGACGGGAGGGAGGCGGGAGAGCGCGGCCGCTCGCGGCGCGCCTGCAAGCTGTGGAGCCCGCCAGACTCAAGGTGCTCTGGTCTCTCTCTCTCTAGCCCCCGCAGCCACCCAGAGACTGGGATGAGCTCTCCCGCTTCATGCTCGAAGACTCCTCGTTCAGCGAGAGCGAGTCTTCTTCTGAATGGGAAGAGAGCGACTCTGACGGCGAGGACTCGGGCGAGGAGTACCTCCCCTCGCTGGGCCACCTCCTCCGCCGCGCCGAAGCGGCCCGGGTCGCCGCGGCCCCGCCGAGGCCCCTGGAGGCCGCGCTGGATCTGGAGTTGGAGCTAGAGCGCCCTCCTGCGGCTGTTTTGCCGCAGGCCGAACTCCCGCCCGCAGAGGCGCAGCAGCAGCAGCCGCCCGCCCCGCGCCCGGACCCAGAGGCCGCGGCGCCTCCCGCGCAGGAAGAGGAGACTTGCCCCGTCTGCACCGAGCCCATCACCGAGGCCGTGCGCGCCCTCACCTTCCCCTGCCTGCACCCCTTCTGCATCACCTGCCTGAAGACCTGGATCCCCAACGGGAACCGCTGTCCGCTCTGCAACACCCCCGTCTCCTATCTGATCGTGGGGGTGCGCGAGGATGGCAGCTTCTCCACCATCCCGGTGGTGAACGACCCCCAGACGCACGCGGAGGCCGAGGAAGCTGTGCGCGCTGGGACCGCGGTGGACTTCATCTGGGCTGGGCCCCCCCATCGCGCCCCCGCCTCTGTCACGCTGGGGGGCCGCACCGTGCGCGCCCTGTCGCCCTTCTCCCGCGACCCCTTCGCCCACGCGCTCCCTGATGAAGGTAAGCACCCGCGAGGGGGTCCAAAGCGAGCGCGACTCCCAGAGCCCCACCTGCTCCCGCGCGCGCGCCTCCGCCCGCAGACCTGACCGCCCGCTTGTGTTTTTCCAGGTGACGCCCGCCCCGCCCGCTCTCGAGCCGCTCGCGGCCCGCGCCCCGCCGCGCCGCGCCGCCCCCGCCGCCTCCCGCAGAACAGCACCCCCATCGAGATTCTGGACTCGCCACCCGCCTCCCCGCCGCGGGCCGAAGTCCGCCCCCAGCTGGCCGTGGCCCCTCGGCGCCGCAGCGGCCCCCGGGTGGCAGCGCCCCCCAGTGTTCCCTCGCGCGCCGCTCCCGAGGCCGCCGCGCCAAGTGCGCCCCCTGCCGCGCCGCTCGAGGCAGCGCGCGCTGCTCTCCCGGACGCCCTCCCCCATGTGACTCAGCCCAGCGGGGCTCCCCTCGGCGCGGCTCCCAGTGTGGCCGGTGCCGCGTTCCCCGCCGCCCCCCAGAGTGTGGCCGCCCCCCAGAGTGTGGCCGCCCCCCCTGTGGTGTCTGCGGCCCCCCAGAGTGTGGCCGCCCCCGCCGGTACCCAGGTGCGGGTCGAAGTGCTGTGCAACATCGCCCCCGCCGAAGACAGCGCGCGGCGCGCTGAAGCCGCGGCGCCCGCGGCCCCTCCTCAAGTGCGCGCGACCCCCGGGCCGTCCAGGAAGCGCCCGGGGCCGGAGGGGGGCCAGGAACTCCTGGGGGCCAAAAAGCGCGTCGTGTCGGCCCGCGGCGGGGCTCCCCAGTCCACGCAGGTGCTGCCATCCGAAGCGCAGGTGTCATCATCTGAGGCGCCTCCTGCTGAAGATAAAGGATCCTCCCTTGGCCCCCGCGCTGAGCAGGGGCCAAGGAAGTGTACACAGAAGACTCGCCACACCGCCACCTCCCTTGCGCCCCAGTCACTCACGCAGTACCTGCCCGTGGGGGGCCTCTCCAGCGTGGTGGCGCTCGCTCCCTACCTAAACCAGACTATCAAGGGGGACTGCCTGCCCATCTTGGACATGGAGACTGGCCACATCAGCGCTTATGTGGTGGTGACCAGCAAAACCGGGAACTTGGCCCGGCTGCTGGGGGAGAACAACCCCCAGTGGCTGAGGCAGACCACCCTCCCGGAGGAACCCCAGGGGTGCGTGGTGCCCCCCCAATACCCCGCCGACTACACCACCGGCTGGAACAGCCTCTGGATGACACCCGTAGGCCCCATGGTCTTTGACCAGAACGGGGCCCTGTTGGGGGCGCGCAGCTTCTTTAGCTTAGAGTCTAGGCACCCCTGGTCCGCACCCCACCCCGGACCACCAGGGTCGGCCTCCCCGCCCGCCTCCCCCGAGCGGCCTTAGGTCCGCACCCGGCACCAGGTCTCACAACAGATGGCGAGGGGCTGGGTCCCCATCCCAACCCCACGGACAATAAACTCTCTCACCCGCCAACCCTCTTTCGCGTGTGGTCTTTGGGGCGAGGGCAAGGGCGAGGGCAGGGGTTTGGGGCGAGGGCAAGGGCGAGGGCAGGGGTTTGGGGCAAGGGCGAGGGCAAGGGCGAGGGCAAGGGCGAGGGCAAGGGCGAGGGCAAGGGCGAGGGCAAGGGCGAGGGCAAGGGCGAGGGCAAGGGCGAGGGCAGGGGTTTGGGGCGAGGGCAGGGGCGAGGGCAGGGGTTTGGGGCAAGGGCGAGGGCAAGGGCGAGGGCAGGGGCAAAGCAGACAGAGCCCCACTCGGAAGCAAGCACTTGGCATTGCGGCGCTTCTGGGTCGGGCCAGGGGCACCGAGCAACCCGGCGGCGCGAGCTCAAGTCCCACCGCCCGAGCGAGGGGGTAAGGTAAAGGCCGCTCGGGGTAAGATGGGCTTGGTGCAGCCCCCCTCGGCCAGGCCAGCTAGTTTAGGCTGAAACTGCGCTGGGGAGGGTCTTAGCCCCGAGACGCGGGCAGGCCGGGGATGGGGGGGTCTCTGGAGGCGAGCGCCTGGCCTCGCTCGAGAGCTAGCTCAGGCCTCGGTGGCGGGGTAGCGAGAGCGCAGGGGCAGGGGGAGGCGAGCGCCTGGCCTCGCTCGAGAGCTAGCTCAGGCCTCAGGGGCGAGGGGCCGCGAGGCCCAGACAGACGAGCGCCTGGCCTCGCTCGAAAGCTCGCTCAGGCCTCAGGGGCGAGGGGCGCGGGGGAACAGGCGAGCGCCTGGCCTCGCTCGAGAGCTAGCTCAGGCCTCAGGGGCGAGGGGCGCGGGGTGAATAGGCGGGGAAGCTCAACCGGCCATGCGGGGCGAGAGAGAGACCAAAGACCCCCCCGGGCGCCCGCCGCTCTGTGGGACCGGGGGAGGGCTGGGTGAGCGGGAGGCGCTGGTGCGGGGGGCGGAGGGGCTGGGTGGGGGAGGCCGGGGAAGGTCGGGGCCAGGCAGGGACGAGCCGGGAGCAGGGCTGCCAGGGGGACCGGGGGCGTGGGAGAGGGGCTGGGCGAGCCGGACAGTGAGCCTACCTGGAGCGCTGGGCTGCTTGTGAGTCATCCTGGCGGCAGCGAGGGCTGTTGGCAGGGTCTCCGCGTTCCTAGAAAAGAGAAGGCGAAAAGGTCAAATCCCCCTGCAGCCCCACCCGCTCCGCCGGCACCTAGAAAGAACCCGTCGCCTGGCGACTCCGAGCCGCGCAGTGCCCGCCGGCTGACCCCGCTCCCCGGGTCGGAAACTGGAAAAGCCTCTGGAGGACCTTTTGCAGCATCCCGGGCGCGAGGAGCCGCCGCCCGCCGCCCGGGCGCCATCAGGTAGGAGGTCCGGGCGGCCCGCCTCGGCCCGGGTCGGCGCTGGGGTCCTCCGAAGTCCGGGGGCGCCCCCAGACCCGGCTGCGCGGCAGGAGCCCCCGGCCTGAAATGCATGGTCGTGCGCATTCACTCCAAGATGGCGCCCAGGGTGGCGCTCCGCCCTGTTTATGCAGTACCCTCATCCATTATTCAGCCGAAACCCATTAAGCCAGGAAACCACACCCGGGCACCGCGCCCGGGAATGTCCATTAGCATTAAAGATGCAAGATAGGGATCGCCTTTCCCGCAGCCTCAGGGGACGGGCTAATGGAAGTGCTGGCAGCGCTGCCAAAGTAAACAGCCGCGGGCGGGGCTGTCGGGAGGAGCGAGGTCGGCTCAGGCCCCCGCTTGGGCCTGTTGGGGGCTTTTTGGGGCGGTTTGGGGCCTCCCCGGGCCCGGGGCCCGGCTCCGCCGGCGGGGGGCGCCCCCCGGGGGTCGGCCCGACCCCCTCCCTTAAAGGCCCGCGCGCCGGCGCGCGGGCGGCAGAGTTCTGCCGCCCGGCCATGGCTCTGCTCGCGGCCTGCCGCTGGGGCCTCCTGCCCCTGCTCGCGCTCGCGGCCCGGCCTCCCGGGGAGGGGTTAGGGGAGTTCATAGTGCGGAGCATGGTCGCCAAACAAACGAGTGATATTATTAAAATTCCTTGTTTGAAAAACCCTCCTGACGATGTGGCTTGGCGTTATGCGCCCCCAGTTTCTATTAACTTTGCGCATATTGACGGGGTAATTTTGAAATATCATTGCCCCGGGCTTGATACTATCTTATGGGATAAGGTAGCTCAGCGAGCGTACTGGGTAAGCCCAGTGCAGTTCTTGTCAGGCTTGTTTGAAGACTTACTCACTATGAAGACCCACCCTCCTGATGAATTTGGGGCGTTAGCTAGAGATGCTCTGTATAAAGGCCTGCATCAAGCCTTTGAGAAACGCTCAAGAGCATTTCCTGTGGGGCCTGTGAGTCCGGGGTGCGTTGAGCAAGACTACTCTAGGAGCCGCCAGTGCTTTGGGCGCGCAGGCAGACCCTCACCTGTGCCACCTCGCGCTACCTCCTCACCCACACCTGACGATGAAGAGAGCTCGGAGTTTGAGTCCCCAGCCTCAGACCCCACTACCCCAGACATCCCCACTCCAGCTCCCCCAGACTCCGTGTCCGAAGTCTCCCTCACCGAACCCCAGCCCCCCTCGGCAAGCTCCCATCCACCCTCCCGAGCTTCTCCCACCCCCCCAATCCCCACAACCATCAATTCCATGCAAGCCTAGCGACCCGGCTAGCGCGAGTGCATGCGACCGAAAACCCAAGCGACCCCGGGGTTGTCCAGCTGGAGTTGTGTTTGCTGGGCCGGCGAAACTACCTGGTACCACCCCGTCTCTTTCACTCGCCAGCCAGGTAAGCTCGCTAGCTTGGGGAGAATTTCAGCAGATGTTTCAGGTGGGAGAGGCCTGGCGCTCAGTATTGGAGCCTGAGTTGGCTGCCCCGCTCTCGGCCCACTTATTTGCTGAGTACGCACGCAGGTGTAGCACTGAAGAGGTTCTCCCTCCACGCAGCGATGTGTTTTCTTGGACCCGCTTTAGCAAGCCTGATGAAGTGCGTGTCATTATTATTGGCCAAGACCCTTACCACCAGCCAGGGCAGGCACACGGGCTGGCCTTCAGCGTCAAACCTGGTGTGCCCATTCCCCCCAGCTTGCGCAACGTCTTTGCCGCTATTCAGCAGTGCTACCCCGACGTGAAGTTGGGGACCCACGGGTGTTTAGAAAAGTGGGCCAGACAAGGCGTGCTTTTACTCAACACCACTCTCACCGTCAAGCGAGGTGCCGCGGGCTCGCATGCCAAGCTAGGATGGGACCGGTTTGTCAGTGGAGTGTTGAGAAACCTTACATCTCAGCACCCCCACTTGGTCTTTATGCTGTGGGGGGCGCATGCTCAAAATGCCTTCAAACCAGACCCCCGCAAGCACTGCGTCTTGAGGTTTGCGCACCCCTCGCCTCTATCGAAAACCCCTTTTCGTGACTGTCGCCACTTTTTGGACGCTAACGCGCACCTGAAGGCTCACGGATTTCCGCCTATTGACTGGTCTCTTTAAGCCTTGGGAACGTGGGGTGGGGGTTGGTTGCGTGTCAATAAAGGCTGTTGGTTTGAATTTTGGTGTCAGAGTTTTCTTGGGAAATGGCCTGCGATTCAGGGGGGGCTGTTCCGTCTACGATCGCTGTTATGGCAAAGTGGGGATTGCCTTTCTGCGAGGTTATGGCTCACCCGCCTCAACCTACGCCATGCGCCTCATCAAGTGGTGAACACCACCAGGCCGAAGCTCTGCCTAGCGCGCCTTCGCCTCGCTCTGCGGGTGGAGTGGGGGCCCCTTCCCCTCACGACAAAGCTGGGATTGGAGACAACACCCCCACTAGCCCCGGGGACGAGGTGGTTGCCTTTGACACGTTGTTTATGGTGTCTTCCATCGACGAACTGGGCCGCAGGCAGTTGACGGACACCATCCGCAAAGACCTGCGCCTTTCCCTGTCTAAATTTAGCATTGCCTGCACAAAGACTTCATCCTTTTCCAGCCCCGCTGTGCGGTGCAGGCCACGTGGGCGCCTCGGGCGCGGAGGGCGCGCAACGCGCAGCACTAAGAGTTTGCAAATGTTTATTTTGTGTAAGCGCATTCACGCTCCCAAAGTGCGTGAGCAGCTTCAGGCGGTTATCCGATCGCGCAAACCCCGAAAGTACTATACCCGTGCGTCCGACGGGCGTATCAGGCCTGCCGTCCCCGTCTTTGTACATGAATTTACCTCATCTACCCCCGTGCAGATTCACCGCGACAATGTTATTACCCCCGCCTAAAAGAATTAATAAATCAACGCTTTAGAAAACTTTTGGTGCTTTTTATTCAGAAGAGGAAAGGGGGGATAATGGGGTTAAGGGTGTCAGAGGCGTGAGGGGGGCCATAAAGGAAAAGTCAGCGCAGCCCAGCGTTGGGCTGAGCTGAATCTCTTTCATGACTTCAACCAAGAGGTCAGCCGCTGGGCCAGACTCTTCGAGGGATGTCTGACGGGACGGGCAGCTGGATGGAGGCTCCGACACGCTTGGGGTGGATGCGAAGGGCGTGGGGGTATAGAGGGTGGCAGTTAGGAAGATAGTGTTGGTGCCCCAGACTACAGTGACTAGTCCCGCGGCAGAGCTGAGGGCGCTCTCCCCCCGAGTTGAGCTCACCCAAGCCCGAAATGGATAAGCGCACAGCTGAGCCTTTTCCCAAAAATTTAGTTGTGGCTGGTTTATAGGGCCGATAAAGCGATATGTACAAAAATCAGTGCGGCAGTCAATAATAGCCACAAACCCGATGGGGGTGTGCTGTAGGACAACGGCGCCACCCGCAAGGCTGTCGCGCCGCTCGCGGCTGCCAGATATAATAGTGCGGGTTCCAGAGCTAAACCGGGCCACAAACTGCTCAGTGTCGGGCAAAGTTTGCGCGGGGGACGTTTGTACGCCATAAAAACTATAGGCGATCGTGGTCGGGGAACCTAGCATGGCGCGAGAGAAGCTGTGGGATCTCACGCAGTTAATACACAATGAGCACGTTAGGGTCGCGGAGAGCAGACAGTATGTGCTCGCTAATGACGTCATCTCTCTCGTGACGCTCGCGCAAGGGGTTAAGGTTCATCTTTAAAAATTCTGACGATGTGGTGCGCGACATGGCGACATACGCGCTGTTCAGGCGCAAGTTGGTGGGCGAAAAACAAATGGCCACTTTGTCCAAACTTAGGCCTTGAGACCGAGTGATGGTCATAGCCAGCTTAGAGCTCATGCCATAGTCTGCGTTTGTTGCCATGGCCAATTCTCGGGTGTCAATCGATTCGACAAAGTCACTAATGTTGGTGTTGACGATGGACATGAATCCATGCTGATCCCGCAAGACGACGTAAGGCATAGGAGACTCTTCTAGCAGCTCTGCGACGCTCGAGCTCCCGTGGCGCCGGCGCAGTTCATCCATAAAAGCAAAGACGCGCACGTACGTGTAGCCCATGAGGGTGTAGTTGTCCGTCTGCAGGGCAACCGACATCAGCCCCCCCTTCACCGACCCCGTGAGCATTTCGCACCCCCGAAAAACCACGTTGTCCACATACGTGCTGAAGGGGGCGCTCTCAAAAGCTTCGCCAAACAGGTCACGCATAATTAGATACCGACCCAGAAATGCGCGTTTGAGTAATCCAAACTGCGCGTGGACTGCGGCCGTCGTTTCGGGTTGGCCTAAGTCGTAGTGGCAGTAAAAAAGATCGAGTTCCTGTTCCCCGAGTCCCGCAAACACCACATCGAGGTCATCCGAAGGAAAGTCCTGCTCGTCGGCGGGCTCTAATAACGCCTGAAAATTAAAGGCGCGCTCAGTGGATGGGGGGAGGTGCGGCAAGGGAGCGGCCGAAGCTGCCTTAGTTTTGATGGCTAAGAGATCAATGGTGAGTTGGCTGAGCTGGCTGTACGCCTGGGTGCGCTTAGCTTCATCCAGGTTAGGCTGGGTTAAGAAGTTGTAAAAGTGAATCAAGCCTCCAAAAATCAAGCGGGATAAAAATTGGTAGGCGAACTCGATGAGCATCTCTCCTTGCGTCTTGACGAAGCTATCATCGCGCAGCACAGCTTCGAAGGAGCGAAATGTGCCGCTGAACCCAAATACCATTTTACGGAGGCGCGTTGTAACTGCGATTTGGCTGTTCAGCACGTAGGTTACGTCGTTTCGCGCCACAACCATCTGCTGCTTGCTCTGCACTTCGCAGCGCATGCGGCCCGCATCTTGGTCTTGGCTCTGGGAGTAGTTCGTAATGCGGCTGGCGTTTGCGGTAATCCATTTTTCGAGCGAAAGAGTGGGTTGGTGAGTGAGCTGGCGGTATTCATCAAATTCTTTCATAGAAACAAAGGTGAGAACTGGCAAAGTAAACACCACAAACTGGGCTTCTTGGGTGACCCGCAGGTGAGCATGCAAGCGAGCCATGTAGGAGCTTACCTCTTTGTGGGAAGAAAACAGGCGAGTCCAGCCCGGAAGGTTGGCTGGGTTGGTGATGTACGACTCAGGCACTACGAAACGGTCGACAAACTGCATGTGCTCTTCCGTAATGGGCAAGCCGTACTCAAGTACCTTCATTAGGTTTCCAAATTCGTACTCGACACATCGCTTGTTGTTGATAAAAATGGCCCAGCTGTGAGACAGGCGAGTGTATTCTCGCAGGGTCCGATTGCATATCAAATAGGTCAGCACATTTTCGCTCTGGCGAATTGAACATTTGAGTTTTTGGTGTTCGAAGGTGGACTCCAGGGACGCCGTTTGTGTCGGTGAGCCCACGCAAACCAAGACGGGCTGTTTGCCCGCCGTGTATTGGGGCGTGTTGTACAGCGCGTTAATCATCCACCAACAATACACAACGGCGGTTAACAAGTGCCGACCTAGCAACCCGGCCTCGTCAATAACGAGAATGTTGCTGCGGGTAAAGGCGGGAAGCGCGCCGTGAGTAAAGGCCGCCAACTCAGTGAGCGATCCCTGCGGCAAGCCTAGCGTGGTTTCGAGCACCTCCAGCGCTCGGAACTCCCCTCGCGCCTCTTCGCCATCAGCCGCCTTCAGGGTGCGGCGGGTGATGTCGGAAATTACCTCCCAGTAATACGTAAGGTCTCGCCTCTGGAGGTCTTCGAGGGTTGCGGGGGTGCTAGACAGCGTATAGGGGTATTGTCCAAGTTGGGCTTGCACATGGTTACCCCGAAACCCAAACTCGTGGAAGATCGTATTGATGGGTCGACTGAGGAAGGCGCCTGAAAGTTTCATATACATATTTTGGGCCGCAATGCGCGTGGCTCCCGTGACGACACAATCCAGGACTTCATTAAGGGTCTGCACGCACGTACTTTTGCCAGACCCTGCATTTCCGCTAATGAGGTACACAGCAAAGGGAAACTCTCTGAGGGGCAAGCCGGCGGGCGTCTCGAGCGAGGCTACGTCCAGAAACCACTGAAACTTAGGAATCTTAGCCTCGGTGAGTTTGACCTCAGCCAGCTCGCGCACACGCGCCACGATTGGCTGCACCCCGTGCATTGACGTAAAATTGAGAAACGTCTCGCTCCTAAACGTAGGTGCTGGGGGGCTCGCTGCATCAAGGCTAGGTGCGCAGAGCGCGACTGGGGCTGGTGGATCCATGGCGTTTTCTGCCGGAAATAGTCAATGTGGCGCTGATTCCGAGTCGCTGGCGGTTGTAGACGACCGCTGGGTAAAAATTCACCCTACCCCCGAAACCAACTTGTTTCGGGAGATTTTACTCGGCGAGCTGGGCTACACAGAAGGCCAAGGGGTTTACAGCGTGGTGCGCTCCAGCGAGGCGGCCACACGTCAGCTTCAGGCAACTATTTTTTACACGCTCATCAACGCCACTACGTACCAAGACCTGGAGGCAGACTGGCGCCTTCACGTAAAGTTGCGGCGCCTGGAGCCCGAAAATCTGGTTCGGCGGTACCGCGATGTTGAGGAGCCAGAAATTACCGGGATCGCCGAGCGGGTTTTTGACACGTGGCGGCGAACGCTGCAGACCACGCTGCTGGATTTTGCCCACGGTCTGGTTGGCTGCTTTACCCTTGGCAACCCCAGTAGCCCCACGAGTTTCTCGAAATATATAGACTGGCTGACCTGTATGGGGCTCGTGCCCGTGATGCGCAAGACCCGCCCAGGAGGCGTGGCGCGCCGCCTCGAAGCGTTTCTCGCTCAACACACCCTGCCCAACCACCTCACCACCGTGGCGGGCTTAATTGAGCGCGCCCGCCCTGTCCTCGAAGACTTAGCGCTTGCATTGGATTCCAGTTCCATCGCAGACTATGACCGCACAGAAATTTTCTACAACTTTCGCCGCGGGGAGTGGCGCGTCCGGGACGTAGTAACTGGTCTCCGGGGAGAATGTTTAGTGCTGTGGCCCCCGTTTTGGAGCCACGACCGCCTCCTGTTCGACTCCCCTCTGCAGCGCCTCTCGAGCGAGGTGAGCGCCTGCCATGCGCTGCGGGAGCACGCCCACGTCTGCCGACTCATCAACACCGCCCCGGTGAAGGTGCTACTGGGACGCAAGAGTGAGAGCGAGCGGGGCGCGGCTGGAGCAGCTCGCTTAGTTAGTCGCGCCCTCGGCGAAGACGATGAAAGCAAGGCCGGCTCGGCTGCGGCTCGCCTGGTGCGGCTTATTATTAACATGAAAAGCATGCGCCATGTTGGTGATATAAACAATACAATTCGCTCGTATTTAGATGAAGCCGGGGGACATTTAATCGACAATGCGTCTGTGGATAGCGCCCTCCCTGGGTTTGGAAAAGGGGGGAAGTCAGCAGCCTCGCAGGGCGCTGGGGCCAAGCAGCAACTCCAGCAGGCCTTTCAGACGTCCATTGTAAACAATATTAACGGCATGCTCGAGGGGTACATCAATAACCTCTTTGCGACCATCGAGCGGTTGCGCGAAACCAACGCCGACCTCGCGGCGCGCCTAGAGGCCCAAGAACACGAAACCCACAAAACAAAACTCGGCGCGCTAGACCAAGCCCAGCGCGCTGCCGACACGACCGCCCCTCTACCGGGGCGCGGAGGCGGCAAGGCTGGAGTCGGGGGTCTGGGGAGGGGTCGGGGTGGGCCTGCCCCCAAGTTGGACTATGACATAATTGATGTTAGCAAGGCTATGGATGATGACAGTTACGTGGCTAACAGCTTTCAGCACCAATATATCCCCGCCTACGCGCAAGATCTCGAGCGCTTGTCTCGCCTTTGGGAGCACGAGCTGGTCCGCTGTTTTAAAATTGCGCGCCACACTAACAACCAAGGCCAAGAGACTTCCATCTCCTACTCCAGCGGAGCCATTGCGCTGTTTGTAGCCCCCTTCTTTTCAGCGGTGCTCCAGACTCCTGCCGTCGGTGCTCTCATTACAGGCCCAGACGTGTTACTAGGGGAGGAGGAGCTATGGGAGTCAATTTTTAAAAAAACACGCCTCCAGACGTACTTAGTTGACCTAGCTGCTTTATTTGTGGCGGATGTTCAGCACGCCACCGTGCAGCAAGAAGCCGCGAATACTAGCTCTGGTTACGAGCGCTCGCGGTCGCGGTCTCCACTTCCCCTAAGCGAGCCTCCATCCCCGCCATCTAAACCCGCCACCCCAGCCCCTCATCGCTATGGCCGCAGGTCCTCCAAACGACAGCGAGACGGCCGCCGCCGCCCTTAGGCACGCAATTGCTGGCGACCGCAGTTTAGTAGAGACCGTGGAAACGATCAGTGGGCAGACGTTGTTGCGCATGGCTTGTGAGGTGCGCCAGGTTGCCTCACATGCCCCCCGTTTTTCTGCCACCACCATTGCTGGTATTAGCATATCTCCGTGCTGCGCGCTTAGCTTTCAGCTAGACGGCGCCCCGGGTGACACCCACACTCCTTCGCAAGTCTTTTTCCAGCAGTGCCGCAGCCAAGCGGCGTATCGCGGCTTTGTTTTTGCCGTAATTACGGCTGCCGAAGACCACGTCAACACGCTCGCGGTTCCACCCTTGGTCCTGACTCACCGCTTTGCTCTGTTTAACCCGACTGAACTAATTGATTTTAACCTCGCCAGTATGCTGATGTATCTCGAAAACTGTCCCCGCAGCCACGCCACACCGTCGCTGTTTGTGAAAATTTCCACTTGGCTGGGCGTTATGAGTCGGCGCACGTCCCCGCTGGAACGCATGCGCTGCTTGCTAATCCGCAGCTGTCAGTGGATGCTCAACACGCTCATGTTTATGGTGGGTGTGGATCCGTTTGATGAAAAGTTTGTCATGCCCCACTGGTATATGGCCAAGTATCTCCTCGCCAACAACCCCCCGTCGATTTTAACAGCCCTCTTCTGCGCCGCGCCTTCGGGTGCGTTCCAACTCCCCTGCCCGATTTCCCGCACTGACTCCGTGGCCTTCGCGGCGGAAGGCATTCTCAACACTGCGTGGAAGGCGGACGATTTCCGCGCTAGCCTAATTTATTGGTGGATGTTTGTAAAAACCAAGCGCCCACTCACTGCGTTGTTTTACTGCATAGAATAAAGAACTGTGTGACTTTATGACGCGTTGTCTTTCATGTGACTCACTAGACGAGCTTGCTCGAAAAACACAACACTACAGATTTCACTTAAGCTGGTTTTTATTAGAGGGGAATTTTCAATGAGGAAACAAGAAGGCCAGGCGCTCATCTAGAGAGTAAACAAAGGGGTGGGCATCCCCCCACAAGCTAGTGAGGGCGCTGTGAAACACAGTTTCCATCTCCTTTAAAATAGGCCGCAGATGCCAGCTGCAGTCAATCGGGGGAAGCACGAGCGGGGCCGCGTAGAGGTCTATGGGCACAAATTTGGGCGCCCCCTCTTGGGAACAGACGCGCACAACCCGACGCGCACCTCTGTCTCTGTCGAGGTGCGCGTCTCCTCGGAGCGCCGAAGGGGGAAGAGGCTCAGCCACAAGCTCCGGGGGCGTTATGACGCTCCAAAAGTTCACATCGAGGCGCCGGAGAAAGGCACTCTGAACGAAATTATCGCATGCGGTTTCGCAAACTGCATAGGCCCATGCGGGGGCTTCGGGTGGTGGCACATCCTCGCGGGTGACGAGTTGGCAGAGGGTTTGGCTTACAACCTCGCCGGCCTGGGCGTGGGCAGAGCTGAGGCGAGGAAAGCCTTCGAGGTGCTGAGCTTGTGTGTGTGCATTCCAAAACCAGCGCCCCTCGTGGCTCCAAATTACAGCGTGTGTGAATAGGCCTAAGGGGGTGAGGGGTGGGGCACCCAAGCGCAGGTTATTTTGCTGAAACAAACTAGCGATACTCGTCTCAAATGCAGCCTGCGCAGAGGCTAGCATAGCGCGGGCGGAGGCTGCGTCCTCAGGGTCAACGTTAAACACGCCCCAAAAGGCAGCCTCGGAGCCCCCGCACACGGCAAAAGGCACTGAGTTGGCTGTGGTTTCAATCTGACCCCAGAGGGCATTCATGATCCCGCCTAACAACTGGGCTACGGCAGGGTACGTGTCTTGGGCGCGGTGGGAAATGGCTGTTAAAAGGGCGTCGGCCCAGGGCTGCGTGCGAGCAGCTGTCGTCACGGCGCTTAGTTTGGCGTTAGCTTGGGGAAAGGAATGGGGGGGTGGGGTGCTATCAAAGAGCGCTAAAAGGGCGCTTTTTGCCGTGGGTTGAAATCGAAACTGAGTAAGCCAGACGGGGCCGATGAGAGCAGGAGGGTCTAGCAGCTGAGGGGTATGGGGGGCTGAGTGCCACCGCGACACCGCGTCCCGGAGCAATGGGGTTAGCTGCCCTCCGATAGACAGCGCGCGCCGCGTCCACTCTTGTGGGGCGAGAAAGGCGGCTAGCCCTGCCGTCGGCCATAAGCCGCTGAGGGTCGTGTAAGCACACATGGCGTCTTTAGCAGGGCGGGGAGCAGAAGGGGTCGCAGAAACTCGAAACAGCGGCCAGCCTGGAAATCCTAAGGTGGATACGGTCTCGTCCCTCTGTCCGCCCACCTCAAACTCTGCCCCTAAGAACGCAAACACGGGCGCGACTGTTTGAGCGTCGGCGTAGACCGCGCGGTGCCAGTGTCGAAAGAGGGCGATTAGCGCCAGCATGGAGAAAGAGCTCGCTTCGCCCACCAAGTAATCGAAATGAACGGGCAGGGGAACTCGAACAGTCACTGATTTTGCGTGCCCTCTGGGGCGCAGCTCCAGGCTGTGGACAGTAAAGACGTCTTCGATGGCTCCTTCCTTTTCGCGCGGCGAAGCGCTGAGCGATGCGTATTCGCGCTTAAACCGAGCAGCTGTGGTTGTAATGGTAACGCGCAGCGCGGCGCTAGACGCGGCCTTAGGCGCGGCCTGCAGAGCGGATAAGCGCGCCCAGGCCAGACAGGCGTTCGGGTACTCAGAAACTCGGGCGGCGATGGTGAGGGGGTCTAACTCCACCTTGGCTTCCACCGAAAGTAACGCAGCCTGCGGCGTCGGAGCGGGAGTTTCGTTTAGGTGGAGCCGTTCGACGAGGCCCGTTTGAGCACATAGCCCAACTCGATACGGAGCAAAAAAAGCCACCGGGCCAACTTTGTGCTCGAGGGCGGCCCGCAGGCAAGCATACAAGGAACGCCACAGCTGGGGGTCGCGCAGGGTTTCCAGAGGGTGGGACGCGGGGGTAGAAGCAGCGCGGACCATGGCTGCAACACTCACAGCCGACACGTCGGTGCGTCCGCAGTAGGCCCGAATTTCCTGCGTCGTTACCACCACCTCGACGAAGCGCGCTACTGGGACGCCATCTTCCCCGCGGTTTAAAAGATACAGCAGCGCATGCAACGAGTTGCGGGTGTGCGGGGGGAGCCAAGCCGTATAAAGCGTGATGGCTATGATGTGTTCGCTGTGCCAAACCAAGTCGCTGTCCATGGTCGTCGAAACCCGATGTTAATTAACTGGAGTAGGGTGCATGCTTGACACCTCAGTGTCCCGGGTGGCGTCAGGTCTGACTGTGCGCCCCAACTCTAAGTTTTCGAGTGGAAGGTTCCGCATAACTTATAGGCTGTTAAAGTTAACCGCCCCCTGCACCATAGGCCAGGCCTCAGTAGGAAGTTCCGAGAGGGCCGCCTCCAAAATAGCGTCAGCGCTGAGTTGGGTGTTGGTTGTCTGTGTTCGCAAACAGCGCCCCCATGCCGGCGCGCGCAACTTAAAGCGGGCTTCGGAAAACTCGCGTTTGTGGGCCATGAGCAGCGCGTACAGCTGGCGGTGGGTGCGGCAAGCACTCCGGTCAATGTTATGGGTATCAAGCAGCTCAATAATGGCCTGCTTGGTTAAGTTTTTGACCCGACCGGCTCCGGGGAACGTTTGTGTGCTTTTCGTTAACTGAACTCCAAAGAGCTCCCCCCACAAAAGTTTAAACAAAGACAGAGCATGCTCTACCTCGTTCACAGCGCCCCGAAGTGGGCGGCCACTTAGCGCATCTGCCACATGCTTTACCGCTTCTTCGGACAGCAGGTTGGCGTCTGTTACGTTACAATGCCCGAGTTCAAACATTAGCTGCAAATACCGATCATAGTGAGGCTGGAGCAAATTCAGAATGTCTGTTTTGCTGAAGTTGCGGCCTGACCCCCCTGTTGCCGAGTCCCACCGCAGCTGTGAGGCAACCGCCCCACACAGGCAAAATAGCTCCCAAACCCGCGAGACATTCAGCATGGGATGCAAAGCAACGAGTTCGATTTCGCCTGAAGCATTAACGGTAGGGATCACTCCGGTGGCATAGTGGTCATAGAGGCGCCGAAAAATTGCACTACTCTGGGTGGCCATGGGCACCCGCAAGCATGCCTCCAAAAGAACCAAGTGCACAAAGCGAGTGCGCCCAACGAGGCCGTTGAGATTGCGCATGAGCGCAAGCAACTCGCCAGGATCGACATCCGGGCGCAGGTACTTCTCCACAAAGAAGCCCACTTCTTCGGTGTCCGCCACTTGGGCCGGCAGCGACGCATTGGCCTCTCCGCTGCGCAAGTCTCGCAGCTCCCGTTGGGCGCGCAACGCATCAAAGTGGGCGCGCCGCAAAAATAGGCAAAAATCCTTTGGGGTAAGATGGTCATCGTGACCCCAAAACCTAACTTGCATGCAATTGAGGTTAAGCAGCATATGCAAGATGTTGAGGCTGTCCGCCATACAGGCTAGCGTGCACCGTTCAAAGTAGTGCTTGTAGCGAAATTTGCTGTATAGCCTCGGGCTACCTAAAGTCACATCCCGCATAGATGCGTCACATTTTCCCTTGAAGCGCCGACACAGCGCATTGGTTACCTGAGAAAACTGCACTGGCCATTGGCCGGCGGTGTTGACCACGTGATTTAATAACATGGGGGTAAAGACAGGCTCGGAGCGCGCCCCAGCACCATCCATGTAAATGAGCAGCTCATTATTGCGCAATGTGCGCACCCGCCCTAGCGATTGATACACAGAAACCATATCGGGGCCGTAGTTCATAGGCTTCACGTAAGCAAACATACTGTCGAAGTAGAGCGGATCAAAACTCAACCCCACAGTAACCACCGTCGTGTAGATCACTACCTGGTACATGTTCCAAGTTGTAACGTCCCCCGGAGGGGTTAGGGAGTTAAGGAGGAGCACCCGCTCTACGTACTGCTGGCAAAAACGGGCGGCAATTTCAGAGAACGACACTGTCGAAGAAAAAATGCAGATATTTAGGCCGGCTTGGAGCCGGCGCTCCAGCTCGCCAAAAAAAGACCCGCGGGGCGAGAGCGGGGGGGATGACGTGGAATCAGCCTCGGGTTGCTGGGAGGGGGTCGAGTTGGGGGAGCCGAGGGCCGCTTGGAGAAATTCGGGGCCGAGGTGAGGTAAGAATAGACATTGCCGAGCCGAAAAACCTGGCATGGCATATTCGCCTACAACCACATGAACGTTTTTTTCACCTCGAAGACTGCACAATAAATTTACTAGCTGCGCGTTGGCGGTGGCGTCCATCGCTATAATTCGAGGGCAAGTTCGCAAAAGGCGCATCATCAGGGCGTCCACCCGGCACAGGTGGTGCATGGTCGGGGAGTACAGCTGGCCGACGACGGACATCACTTCGTCTAGCACTAGCACGTCGTAGTTGTTGAGGAGATTGGGGCCTACGCGGTGTAAACTCTCAACTTGCACAATCAGTCGGTGGAAGGGGCGGTCGTTCATGATGTAATTGGTGGAAGAAAAGTACGTTACAAAATCCGTCAGGCCTGACGCAGCGAATCGCGCGGCGAGCGTCTGAGTAAAACTCCGGCGACAGGAGACGACGAGCACACTTGTGTCTGGGGAGTGAAGCGCTTCTTTTAACCAACATATCAGCGCCGTAGTCTTTCCCGACCCCATCGGCGCGCGGACCACAGTTACATACCTCGACGCTGGGTTGCTGGCGTCTGGGAAGGTGACTGGACCTTCGCGCTGCCGCTCGAGCGTCACTTTGGGGTAAATTCGTGGGACCCATTCGGCCAAGTCTCCGCCATACAGCATACGCGCCAACGATACGCTCGAAGCGTAGTGCTCACAAGCATCATCCGGGATGGGGCGCTCGTCAACCAGAAAATTGGGGGCATCAGAACCCATCCTCAGCCCCTCGTCAGCAGCCCTGACGTCGTGGAGGGTTTGGTGTGTGCAGGCAGGAGCTTTTGTAGTGTCTGTCCTTTGCTTGGTTGGCCTCTTAATCCTCGCGTACTTTTTTGAGGCGGGGTTCCCATGCTTTTATGCAACACCTATCACCTACGCAAAAGTTAACGAAACAGCGGAAGTTCGAGGCGGGGTGGCAGCTGCGCTACGCCTCAACGCCCCAAGCGTCGTTGGCACATATGGCTTTACCGCCTTCCTCCTCGTAATAGCGGCAGCGTATGTCCTAACCGGAGCCGCGACGTCTGCGTATCACAAGCCCCTTGATGTAGACAAGCGCGTTGCGGCCGCGTCCCTGGTGATGCCCCAAGCCACCCTCATCTTGGGCAACGTGTGCCCGTGGCTTCTCCAAATTACCGTGCTGCTCCTGTCGCACCGCGTGAGCATGCTCGCTCATCTGGTCTACATCTTTCACTTTGCCTGCCTTGCCTATTTTACCTCCCATTTTTGCACCCGCGGAGTGTTCAGCGGCACGTACCTCCGCCAAACCCACAGCATGATGGATGTGGCCCCCACCCACTATCGCGTAATTGGCCCCGTACGAGCTGTGATGACAAACCTGCTGTTGCTTGGTACCTTTTTGGCGACGGCCACGACCGCAGTGTCCATGCATGCCATAGCTGTAGCCAACTTTAACCTTAGCGCCCCTGGTGTCTTGATTTGCGTCACCACCTTGTTTAGTATTTTGGTGGTCTTTCTTCTCCTAGTGGTGGAGGGGGTCCTGTCCCATTACGTGCGCGTCCTCTTGGGTCCCCATCTCGGAGCCATTGCCGCCACAGGAATTCTCGGTGTGGCCACCGAGCATTACTACAACCACGCGTACTACGTGACCGAAGCGCAGCGGCCTGGCGTACAGACGGGCGTGCGGGTGACCCTCGCTCTTGTGGCTGTGTTTGCGCTCGCGATGGCTCTGGTGCGATGCATCCGAGCGTATCTGTACCACCGCCGTCACCACACCAAGTTTTTCAAACACATGCGCGCCACTAAGCAGCGCGCGCGGTCTGCCATTCGCCGGGCGCACGCATCCTTGCGCGACAGCCGCCATAAAAAAGGCGCAGCCCCCCGCCAAGACTCCCTAGAACCAATTTACTCCGAAATTCGATACGCGGGTGAATCTGACGTGGAGTTTGATGACGACGAATATAACGACGGCGAGCCCATTTACGACGAAGTGCCCATAGAGCCCGACAGCGTTGTTTATGCTCAAATCAAACACCCTGCTCGCCAAGAGCCTATCTACGATTCTGTTCCCGATTGGTGACCTTGCTAATAAACGCATTAACCGTGCTTAAGTGTATGTGATGTTCTTGGCGGGAAGACGGGCGGGAAGACGGGCGGGAAGACGGGCGGGAAGACGGGCGGGAAGACGGGCGGGAAGACGGGCGGGAAGACGGGCGGGAAGACGGGCGGGAAGACGGGCACCTACCCGTAAGAGCTCTATGGCCCAACACTTCCCCCAACACTTCCCCCAACACTTCCCCCAACACTTCCCCCAACACTTCCCCCAACACTTCCCCCAACACTTCCCCCAACACTTCCCCCAACACTTCCCCCAACACAACACGGCGTTGAAACAGAAAATGCTTTTACGACTTTTATTCATAATCAGATAGCGAAGATTCGGAGGAAGTTTTGCGCAGAGAGCTACTGCGAGACGAGCCGCTGTAGCTCCAGTGCCGCGGGGGATGGGTTATCACGCGAAGGTCAGGGGAGATGTAAAAATTTCCGCCCAGGTCAGACTCGATGTCGACCGAATCGAACTCTTGGGCCGTGAGGGCTACGGACTCTCCGTTGTCGGTGACGATGACGTTTCGGCGGCAACAAGCACTGACTTGGGAGTACGCGAGGCCCATAGCTGCGCGAGGGTGTTATCGAACGCGAGGCGACTGTTGCGCTGCAGCACTTTATAGACAGCAACGTCGAGCTGGACGGGTGTAATAATCACTGCAACGGGGATCGCTTGATCTGCTGCAATTGATGCGCGGGTAGAAACGGGTGGTGGGGGTGGGTCTTGGTTTGAAGGGCACGCACGCGACGCACGCGGGGTTTCGAGCCAGAAGCTTACGCCTTCTTCGGCCACGGTCCGCTGGCGGCCGATAAACGTAACGAGATGGGGGAACACAGGAGAGTCCGGAAAGTGGCTCGCAAGCACGTAGGCTTGAACCAGAATTTGGCGAAAGTTGGGGTGGCGGGGATTGACGAAGAGTGGCTCGCGGTAAAACAGGCAGCCCGAGTCCCAGCGCACGGGCTCGATTGTGCGCCGTTCGAGGTCTGGGGTCCCAAAGAGCAAAATGCTCGAGGTGACGCTCTTATTTAACTTGACGAGCGCCTGGTCGGCCGCAGGGCACCGCCTCTTCTTGGTTGGGGCTCCCGATGACTGGTCCCACAGCGAAGATGTAGTCACCAGCGCTTCCTCGGGTCCGGGAAAATTTCCTTGGGAAATAAACTGAACGCCGGGTTTGGAGATAGATTGCATAAACTCGCGAAACGCCACGGGTGACCGCTGGGTCATTAACTGCGCATACGCGATGGCAGTGGGATTTTGAAGATCCATGGGATCGAACGCGTACTTGGCGCGACACTTAACCTCGTAAAAGGCGAGCGGGTATTTAGGGGGCGGGCTTAAACAGCCATGCTCGTCGCGGGGACACACCAAAATATCGAGTGACGCGCCTACCATACCCGTGTGCGTGTCCATTAGAATTCCGCACGTATGCACGTTTTCCTCGGCCATGTCTTCAGGTTGGTGAAAGATGAAGCGCTCCTCGAGGTCAGAAGCGGCCATTTGGTCCACCCGCCCAACGCAATACCGGAAGAGAATGGTTCGGGCGGTTAGCTCGTTGGTACGCCCAAAGGCGATGGCGGCACCTCGACCGGCAATGGATTGTTCGACGACGCCATCGAGCCATTGGGAGGCAAAAGCGGGGCCTTGGTTGGTCCATTTAAGCGTGGTAGCTGTAGCTAGCCCGCGGCGCAGCAAGGCCCACAACTGGCTGTCTCCCTGGCTCTGGGTGGCGGCTTCTAGAAAGCGCATCAGGGGTTTGGGGTTGACCACCGGCAAGCCAGGTCGCAAAAGCTTAGAGTTGGCGGCCTGAGGGCGCGATTGGCAAATTAAGTGCCGGCTTAAGCCCTCGCCGATCATACCACACTCTTCTAGCGCCTTCACCACAGAATACAAATATCCGAGGCGGGCCTGAAGTGGCTCGATGTCTAAGGGGTGGTCTATGCCAACCAACAACTCGCGCAAATAGCGGGAAAAGGTTTTTGATAAAATTTCTGGCACCAGAGTGTTGGGGATGCTGGTGGCCGACCACATGAGTGGCGGAGGTTGGTCACAGGTCTCGACAGACAAAACCCGCTCTTCCGACTCCGCAGATGACTCCTGGCTCGACTCGCTAAACTCGCCCAACTCTTCAGACTCCTCTGACTCCGAACAGAGCAAATCAAACGTCGGAGCGTGTGTGGTGCGAAATTTATACCCTTGAGGGGCAACGGAGGCCTGCTGGACTTGTGGGGTTGGAGCCTCGTTGGCTTCCGCATCTCGCGCGTCGCGGTCGGATGTCGGGAGGATGCAGCAAGTGTCTTGGGGAAGGAGGGATGGAGATGGTGGCGACCAATGCAGCGTTAGAGGCGGCAAGCTGTGGGGGCGAGCGCGCTTTGGGGGCGTCGCGAGAGGGGCGTCCTCTTCCGCGCCGAGGCTTTTTCGCTTTTTCGGAGAAGTTGGGCAGAGTGACGATGCAGAAATTTCTGAGGCCATCCTCAAAAAGGTGCGTGGCGCGCGGACGGGTTAGAATGGCACAGGTGGGTTATTAAAACCAAGAGAGGTTTGAGCTCAAGTGGCAAGGAGACGTCCGCGAGCAGGGCTTTATGTGTGCGCTGGTAATGTATGCACTGGTCATCAAACATCCGCCTCAGTTTAGGGTTGCGCAAGCGCCTCGAGATAGTTGCTGATGTGTCATGGGGAATTCCATATGTAGTAGTTTCCGGGGAGCTGATGAAGAGGGCGGGTGTCAACACACACCGATATGCTAGCACGGCGATTGCAAAGTCGGGACACAGCTGGTTATTAAAGTATTGATACCCGGGAAAGCGCGTTACGGGGACTCCCAAGCTCGGGGTAACGTAGGCACTCACAACTAACTCTAGCAGGGCCTGGCCGAGCGCGTAGAGGTCTACAGACAGGCCGCACTCGTGCCGGAGGGGGCGGTTGGTGAACTCGGCGCGCTCGTTATTAAGGTATTTGAGCAAGAGCTCCGAGGGCTGGTTATAGCCGTGTCCGACCAGAGTGTGAAAATTTGCCGTGACCAGCGCCGATGGAATATTAAACAAGCGAGGCTTAGGGCGATGTGGCTCCTGGATGTAAAACTGGCCATGGGAAATTACCGAGTTAGAATTTAAGGTCAGCAAGCTAAAGTCGGCCAACACCGCTCGGCGCAGCGAGATGGAATCGGACTGGAGGGTGACGAGAATGTTAGCGCACTTAATGTCTAGGTGGCTAATCCCACACATAGTGTTGAGGAAGACGACGGCGCGTGCCATTTCGGCAAAACAGCTATAGAGAGACAGGGAAATAAAATGGTTAGTAGTGTTGAGCGTGGACAGCTGGCCAATGTAGCGGCTAAAGTCCATGTCGTAAGCTGGAAATAAAATTTGGCGCTGTTGCAGCGAAAATCCCAGAGGAATGATGAAGCCTTGAATTTTGTGGGTCTGCAGGGCGCGAATAGCACAATCCCCCACGAGGAGGGTGGCGATGAGTTCAATAGCATACCAGTCGCTTTCGCGAATCGTTTTAATCGCTAGTTTGTGCTCGGAGATAATTTCAACCTCGCCGTAGCCCCCAGACCCCCCAAAGCTACGCGCCCCCGAAATCTCTAGCGCGGTGTACTGGAGGGCCGGATTAACGTTGAAGATAGGGCGACAGAGCTTGTGGATACGCGTGAGTGTGAGAATCTGAGTGGGGGGTAGGGGGGGCTCGGTTAGAACTGCGCTCAGCCGTTTAATAGGGGACCGGGTTAACCTAGGGGAGAGGGGGGTGTTGGGGTTTGGGGTGTAGTGGGACGATCGGCTCAAACGCCATCGTGAGAATCCGGCTCGGAGTCGCTCGCGGAAGCTGGTGCGCTGGTGTCGTTGGCTGGAGGTGTCTTTGCGAGGGGACTTGGACCGAGTCCGTGTCCTCCCGGACGATCGTCGACTGAGCGACCGTACGTAGGAGGCGATGCGGGATCGAAGAGAGCGCCGGGGCGCACCACGGGGGCTGAGCTCAGCTGCCACATGACCAGGAGATCGCTGTCGCTGGGACTCATCCATCCTTCGTCCAAAAAGGGATCGCTTGATGCGGATGTGTCAATAGCCGCTTCTTCGAGCTGCTCTTCGCGGTCAGCGAGCTGATCGTCTACGTCGTCCAGCCGCTCACTTAGCGCGGGATCGAGGAAGCGTCGATGGGCGGCGAGAAATTCACGTCGCTCCTCTTGCTCGTCCACGCGAATTTTAACGCGAGTCGCGTGCTGTCGCATCATCTCTACGCGCGCGCGTGACTTTAGCCGCGCCTCCAATTCTAAGTGGGCTGACTTGGCGGCCATAAAGGCGCTCACAAACCGAGGGTCTTGAGTCCCCACCCCGGCTTGGTGGAGCTGGAGCGTCTGTTCCCGGTACACGGACGCCCGTAGGTGTGTCTCGGCCAGGCGTCGGCGCACGGCCGCTCGGTGTGAGTGAGAATTCATTGGGTCGGGCCGAAGTCTACGCGAGGCGGGGATAGCACAAACCCGCCCACTCTTAACACGGAAGAAGTTAACGATGTTTGGGGCCAAGCTAGCTAGCGATGTCCAGCAATACTTTGAGAGCCTCGAACGCCGGCGGCAAGAGCGAGTTGGTGTGGCAGACGCACCCTCGAATCTCGCAGGGGGTGATGCGTTGCGGGTTCCCTTCTTGAATTTTAGCACCGCAACTCCGAAGCGCCACCAAACCGTGGTTCCTGGTGTGGGCACGCTCCACGACTGCTGTGAGCACGCCCCACTTCTTTCCTCTATGGCCCGCCGGCTCCTATTTAATAGCCTGGTCCCCCCGCCACTTAAAGGGCGGAGTTTAGGGGGGGATCGAGCTGCAAAGCTAGAGTTTTTAGCCCCTGAGATGGTTCAAGCCGCCAATCGGCTGCAGTTTCGGCAGTGTCCACAAGGTGAGGTGGTGGCCCAGCGTAATGCGTACTACAGCATTCTCAGCACGTTTCAGGCGCTGCATCGCTCAGACGCATTTCAGCAACTCATCCATTTTGTCCGAGATTTTGCCAAGCTGCTCGAAACGTCGTTTCGGGCGGCAAGCCTGGGCGACTCCAACGCCCCACCTAAAAAGCGCGCCAAGGTAGACGTGGCCACCCCGAGTCAAGCCCGTGGGACTCTGGAATTGTTCCAGAAAATGATTCTCATGCATGCTACTTACTTTCTGGCCGCTGTGCTCTTAGGTGATCACGCGGAGCAAGTGAACACATTCTTGAGAATTGTGTTTGAGATTCCCCTGTTTAGCGATGCGGCCGTGCGCCATTTTCGGCAGCGAGCTACCGTGTTTCTCGTGCCGCGGCGCCACGGGAAAACCTGGTTTTTAGTGCCCCTCATTGCCCTCTCTCTGGCGTCCTTTCGGGGCATTAAAATTGGCTACACCGCCCACATCCGCAAAGCCACCGAGCCCGTGTTTGAGGAGATCGACGCCTGCCTGCGAGGATGGTTTGGCGCCTCGCGGGTCGAACATGTAAAAGGCGAGACGATCTCGTTTGCGTTTCCCGATGGGTCCCGAAGTACCATCGTCTTCGCGTCTAGCCACAACACGAACGTAAGTATGCACACCACAGACAACGCGTTAGTTTTGCCATGTTTGTTTATTGAAAATCTGGAGGAGTGGGTGTGTGGCGGGTCACGCGCCGTGCGATGATGGGGCAGCTGGTGGCAAACAGCTGACTCACGTACGACGAAAAGACGCACAACTCCCAGCCTCGATCCACGGGTGGAATGCTCTCTCCTCGGTATCGTCCCTGTAGCACATCATCAAGGGGGGCCGTAATTCGCGGAGCTCGAATCGACTCTAAAAGCGCCACGGCCTCAACGGGCTCGTCAAACAAGAGTTGACAGAGACTCGCGTCTCCGCGCACAGCCAAAACCCGCTGTGCCATTTTGGTCCACATACAAGGGGCGAGGCACGGGCAGACTTCAGCCACGTGCTGCGCATGCCAGAGTGCGTTCGTGGAATCGATGTGCATACGAGGACTGCAGTCTGCGCAGTTTTTTCCATGTCCGGTCATCTTAGACAGAAACCACCCCAGGGTACGCGCGCGGCTTCCCGGGGGGCAAAGCGGCAGCAAATCTACGTCCATCATCCAGCAGTAGATTTGGCCGCTGGGGTAATGCCACCACGCCCCGGGGCTGAGAAGACAGCAGTTACGCGGGTCACCTGGGGGGTCAGAGGGGATGGCATACTCGCCTTCCAGCTCCACGGCTAGTAGGTTGGTGGGCACTTGCTCCACCGAGGGGTCAGGGTTTTCTTCCGGGGGCTCAGCTGCCCGCAGGCGATGGAACGTGAGAGCCCACAGGGCCTCGGCGCTCGGATGGCTGACGCTGCGGATGGTGGTCGTGGCGCAGTAGCGGCGCTCGCGGTTAAAGATAAAGATGGCGAAAAAAGTGTTGGGGGGGAGCTGCAGCGCCTTGGGGCGCGTCAGAAACAAGAAAATTTCGCAGAACAACGCCCGCTGGGGGTCGGGGAGCGGCAGCGCAATTTGGCATAATGGGGGCGTCAGAGCGGTCAGACATTTAAAAATTTTGATTCTCTCGTCCCCCCGAATTAAGCGCCATACAAAAATGGAGTTTATGAGCTGAGACATGACATCAGAGTCGGGGTTGAGGTCCACGGTTCGGCCGTGAGCCAGTTGGGGCGAGGCGACGGGCCATTCTTGGTAGTCGTTGGGTGAGGCGCTGGCCATCGCCCCCCTCGAGCTAAACGGGCGGCGGGAGGGACGGGCGCGAAGCGGCACGCACCCCAAAATTTCGGCAGAATCGCCCAAGAACGGCTTGGGCGGTCTGGTGGGGAAGCGCTAAATAGGCGGCGACGTTGGCGGTAAACGCGAACCCCCCTGGAAACACAATGAGAGCGTGCAGTTGGCGGTTAAAGCCAATGCATAGGTACGCGTAATTTTCGCCCGGGAGATAACGCTCGCAGACTTGACCCGGGGCAGTGGGTGAGGACGGTGGCACGAAGCGACATTTACCCTGCCCTTGGTTGACGTCACCTTCGATTGCCACGGCTATTGGTCGGCGGCTAAGTCTTTGGGTCTCGCCGCTCGTGCTGTAATAGTCGAATGCGTACGTATTATTCGTGGTGTGCATGTCGGGCGGCACGTCATCGCTAAGCAAGTCGACGCGACGGCCTCGCACACACTGGGTACCCAAAAAGCAAATCATTGCGAGGCCAAACGCCGACTGATAAAACGCATCGACAGGTTCTTGTTCGATGGCCAAGAGGGTGTGCTCGAGGAGCACGGGCAGCCGCTGGGACACCCGGTTAATCCATTCTTGCTGCGAGGCGTCAAACTCGTACCGCAAGCGCTGAGCTATACGAGGGGCGCCTTGGAGGGCAGCGCGAATAGCTCCCCCTAGGGCTCGCAGACAGGCTGTGTGCACTCGCGCCCGAAAAGCCACTTCAGCCGCAATGTCAAACGGAAGCAGCACGGGATGTGGGAGACGAAACGGAGCTTCTAATGTTGGAAATCGCTCCAAGAGGGCAACCTGGCTTGCGTGAGAGAGTTGGTGAGGCTTTAGGACCTGCTCACGCGCACAGGCCTCAGTGAGCGCGTCTGCCAGCTCTGGGGAGAGGCGTGGTTCGGGGGCGCGCTGCCCTCCCCACGCTAGCGAGTTAGCATAGGAGACTACGACAAAACGGCCTTTGGACCCGTAGTGGTGCCGCAACACTAGAGACACGGCGCGGCGGCTCCAAACCCACTCTGGGCGATCTCCCCCAGCAACGGCAGACCACCCGCGATCGAGCCACTCCAACAGCGAGCGGGGGTTTTTGTGGCCAGGGGCCAGCGTCAGCACGTCTCGCAAAATGTCATCTTCGGTTTCTGCTTCGGGGCAAGCACCTCGGCCAAACCGCCCCCCACCTGGGGGCTCTAGCCCAGAAAAAACTACATCTGCGTTTTCGGTACCTTTAGAGTGGGCACTGGTACTCCGGTGCACAAACGCGCCCTGTTTGAGGCCTGAAGCGACGCCAGGGTGCAGCAACGAGGTCGAAGCTCGCACAGGGTGGCGCTTGGCCACGTCGCGAACGGCGCGCTGCACTAGCGCCAAAATTTCTTCATTTTCGTGGCTAAAGGCGCTGGCTGTGCTGTCGGTGTCGTCGCCGTCGGCGGTAGTGAGCTGTTCCTCGGGGGTAACTGGCAAATCGTCGTCGGCTTCGGCAGTTAGGAGACGAGTGGATGTATTGGGGGCTTGGGGGACGGGATGGGCGAGAAGGCGGTGAACGTTCTCGCCTTGGGGGCCCCAGGTTTGAAGGCCCATGGACAGATGGGCAGCGGCTTCCTGTGCCGCCTGAGGAGCTGTGGGGCCGAGTTTGTGAATGTAACGACATAGGTGTCGGCAAAACCGCAACAGGCGGATTCGATCGGCCGCGTAGCGCGTTGTGGGTGGGATGAGCTCATCGTAGCTAAACATGAGCACGCGCGCGCACTTTGCCTCGGAGCCCCAGGCAACACGCACGGCAGCGTGCGTGTACGGGTCGTAGCACCCCCGAGCATCACAGACAATGGGCAGAGATAAAAATAACCCCCCGGGACTCGCAGCACACGGCACAATGGGGTCGCGGGCGGGGGGCCGGGGAGCCAGCACCACACTTAACGCATCCTGGGGGACGTACGCAGCGAAGACCGAGCGCCAAGGGCTGCACTCGCCGGTTGCGTGATACCGCGTTTGGACCTCTACGCGAAAGCGAGTCGGAGGCGCTCCTTCATGGGGGGTGAGGAGCTGTTTTCCAGGCGCCTGAACGCGCGCCAGTTCTGCCAGAGGCACTCCCGCAGCTACTAGACATCCATCGGAGACGATCACATGAAGCAGCGCGCCCGGCGGCGCTTCAGCGCGCTCGAGATCAAACTGAACCTCGTTCGCCAAGTGTGCGTTCATGGTTCCGCTGTAACTGCGCGCATGCCCCGCGTTCAATCACGTTTTATCTCTGCTTTTAGGGAATTCGCGGCCAGGACTTCAATCTCTTATTTGTGGACGAAGCCAACTTTATTCGGCCCGATGCCGTTCAGACAATCATGGGATTTCTCAACCAAGCCAACTGCAAGATTATCTTCGTCTCCTCGACAAACACGGGGAAATCCAGCACCAGCTTTCTGTATAACCTCCGGGGGGCTGCGGACGAGCTCTTGAACGTGGTGACTTATATATGTGACGACCACATGCCACGTGTCGTGACGCACACCAACGCCACAGCCTGCTCGTGCTACATCCTAAACAAGCCCGTTTTTATTACGATGGACGGCGCTCTGCGCCGCACAGCCGACCTTTTCTTGGCAGACTCGTTTATGCAAGAAATTATCGGCGGACAGACGCGTGTGGCGGGGGAAGACCGTCCGGTGCTTACGAAGTCCGCCGGGGAAAAATTTCTCCTGTACCGCCCCTCGACAACCACCAACTGCGAATTAATGGCCCCCGACCTCTTTGTGTACGTCGACCCGGCGTTCACCGCCAACACGCGCGCCTCGGGGACGGGCGCGGCGGTGGTCGGGCGCTACCGAGACGACTTTATCCTCTTTGCCGCGGAGCACTTTTTTCTGCGCTCGCTCACCGGGACGGCGACACAGGACATCGCTTGCTGTGTGGCCCAGAGCTTGGCGCAGGTGCTGGCCTTGCACCCGAACGTGTTTCGTCGGGTGTTTGTGGCCGTCGAGGGCAACAGCAGCCAAGACTCCGCCGTGGCCATCTCGACGCACATCCACGACGAACTCCAGCGCCTGTTCACGTCGCGCCCCACGTGCCAGTCTCTCCCCGAACTGCTATTTTTTCACTGCGAGCCCCCGGGTAGTTCCATTGCATACCCCTTTTTTTTACTAAACAAACAAAAAACTCCCGCGTTTGACCATTTTATCAAAAAATTTAATTCGGGTGGAATTATGGCATCCCAGGAGCTGGTGTCCGTGACGGTGCGCTTGCAAACGGACCCCGTCGAGTACTTGCTGGAGCAGCTCAACAATCTCACGGAAACCATTACCCCCAATACCGAAACGCGCGTATATTCCGGAAAACGCAACGGCGCGGCCGACGACCTCATGGTTGCTGTGATTTTAGCCACATACCTGGCTGCCCTCCCACCGTCGCTGCACACCTTTGCCCCCTTATCGCAGCCAAGTTAAATAAAAATGGCGCCCGCCCTTAGCGGGCGCCTTGTCTGCAAACAGAATCAACTCGTTCGTGTGAGGGTACAAATCACTTTATTAAACACACAGCCAAGCTCAAGGGTAAGGGATGACGGGCGCTAACTCCCCTGCGCGGACTACCGCGGCCCCGTCGAAAGTGCAGACGCGAGCAACGGGAGCGAGTGCGAGCGTGTCTCCCAGCTGCCCGGCGTGGGTAATCCAGGCAGACAGAGCCTCGTAAAGGGGAAACCGGCGCTCGCCGTCTTGCGGGGGACCAGGGAGCTCAGGGTGAATTAGCTGGGCGGCTTCGCGAGTCGCACTCTGCATCTGCAGAAGAGCGTTCACGTAGCCGTCTTGGGCGCTCAAGGCAAAGAGGCGGGGAATCAGAGAGAGAACTAGGGCAGTGCCTTCGGTAATAGAGTAGACTAGGTTAAGGATAAGAGTGCGGAGTTCGGCGCCCACGGGAGCTAGCTGCTCCACATTGGCCACCAAGTTTAGCCGCGTCCCGTTGTAGTGAATGACGTTTAGGTCGGCGTGCCCCCCAGGGACGTGGGGGTCGGGGTTTAAGTGTTGGATGCCCTGGGTGACGAGACGGGCCACGATTTCACGAGCCAGGGGCGTGGGGAGCGTCACGGGGAACCGGAGGGTTACATCGAGAGACTCTAGCCGCAGGCTGGTGGTTGCGCTCTCAAAAATGGGCGGGAGCAGGCTGACTGCGTCTCCGTTGCACAAGTCCACGGGAGACGTGTTGCGCAGGTTGAGCCCGCCCGCACGCGGAAAGCCCACATCTAAAGGACAGGTAACGAGGCGCGTGGGAAGCACGCGGGTGATGACGGCGGGAAAGCGGCGCCGATAACCTAGCAGCAAGCCTAGCGTGTCGGGGGCAACGCCCCCCAGAAAAAAAGATTCGTGTGAGACGTCGCTTAGCGTGAGCTGGCGGCGAATCGCGGGCAGAAAGAGGATTCGCCCCTCGCAGCGCTGGAGCGCAGCCGCGTCCTGCCGGGAGATGGTAGAGGGAATTGCAATTTCCGATTCAAATGCGTCGGTGATCATGGCGTGAGAATTTGGGTTAGAGCGCACGGGAGAGCCGTGGGGCGGAGACGTGCGGCGTGCAGGTTGACTCGCAGTTTGTGCCGGGCGCCTGGCACCGCGCGGGCTTTTATCCCTGCTTCTGCGGCTCGCGAGCCCCGACAAATTACAGATGGAGCCCTTTTAGGGGGGAGGCGTCTCGAATGAGGTACTGCATGAAATGGCTCTCCCGCACATGAGCCTCGTTATTGCGGGCAGCACGGAGCAAGGCAGGGTCGCTGGCGCAGGTGATGGGGTACGCCTCTTGAAACAAACTGCAGGGGTCTTCTACCAGCTCGCGGCAGCCCGGAGGGCGCTTAAACTGAACATCAATAGTGGCCGTAGCGGTTGAAACGGCCGCCCCCGTCTCGACAATAAGCCGCTCCAAACAGCGGTGCTTGGCGGTCACATCGCTGGCCGTGAAGAATTTGTAGCAAGGGCTGAGGACGGGGGAGGCCCCGTTGAGGTGATAGGCGCCGTTGTAGAGTAAGTCTCCGTACGAAAAGCGCTGCGAAGCCCACGGGTTGGCTGTCGCGGCAAAAGGGCGCGACGGGTCGCTTTGGGTGTGGTCGTACATGAGGGCGGTGGCATCACCCTCGGCATCTCCCGCATACACGCCTCCGGCCGCCCTCCCCCGAGGGTTGCAGGGCTGGCGGAAGTAGGTGATGTCTGCGGACACGGGCGTCGCGATGAATTCGCAGACGGCATCTTGTCCGTGGTCCATGCCAGCGTGACGGGGGACTTGTGCGCACCCAAACACAGGGACGGGCTGCGCGGGCCCCAGGCGGTTGCCAGCCACAATTGCGTTCCGCAAAAACACGGCGGCTCCGTTATTGAGCAAGGGGGGAGCCCCGCGCCCCAAGTAAAAATTTTGGGGGAGATTGCCCATGTCGGTGACAGGGTTGCGGACGGTGGCCGAGGCGACTGTGGCCGTGTACCCAACTCCGAGGTCCACGTTGCCCCGCGGCTGGGTGAGCGTAAAGTTTACGCCCGACCCCGTCTCGTGACGCGCGACTTGGAGCTGTCCCAAAAAGTACGCTTCAGAGGCGCGCTCGGAAAAGAGCACATTTTCCGTCACAAACCTATCTTGCCTTACCACGGTGAAGCCAAAGCCTGGGTGCAGGCCCGTTTTGAGCTGGTGCAGCAAAGCGACGGGACTGATTTTAAAGTAGCCGGCCATCAGGGCGTAAGTGATGGTGTTCTCGCCCGCCGAGCTCTCCCGCACATACTGCAGCACGGGCTGGCGCACCGAGGCGTAGTAGTTGGCGCCTAGCGTGGGCGCGACGAGGGGCACTGTGCGAGCGAGCTCGCGGAGCTGCGGGGGGAAATTTGGCATATACACAATGTGTTCGGGGCCAGCAAACAAGGCGTTCGTAGGCAGAGGGAAAAAGTACTCTCCCAGATCCACGGTTTGATCTAGGTGCTGCGAGGCCATGAGCAGGATTCCAGCGTGGAGGGCTCCATCGAACGTGCGCATGTTGGCAGTTGCCGCGGTGTTTGCCCCAGCGTCGGGGGCTGAGCCGTAGAGGATAGCGGTGGTGCGGTCGGCGGCGTTATGTGCGAGAATCTGGAGAGTCAGCATGGCGGGTCCGTCCGCCACAACGCGTCCGTTATGGAGCATAGCGTTCAGGGTGTTGGCAACCAGGTTTGCGGGATGGAGGGGGTGGGCAGTATCTGTCGTGGGGTCTGTGGGGCACTCTTCTCCGGCGGCAATTTCTGGGACCACCATGTTCTGAAGGGTCGCGTACACGCGCTCAAAGTTTACCCCCGCGGTACAGCAGCGGCCTCGAGAAAAGGCAGGCACGACCGCATAGTAGTAGATTTTATGGTGAATTGCCCAATCGGCCGGGCGGTGCGGACGGTCATCGGCAGCAGCCGCGGCTCGCGCTTGAGTGTTGTGGAGCAAGCGGCCGTCCCGGCGCTGAAAATCAGCCGTAGCCAGAGTGCAGGCCGCCACGTAGACAGGGTCGTGTCCGCCCGCGTTTATCAGACACTCGCGCTGAGGGTTGAGGTTTGCGCGCCGCATGAGGCCGTCGCAATCCCACATTACGGGGGCGAGAAAAGCCGCGTCAAACAAGAGGTGGTTAATCTCCACGGGCGCCTGGCCCCCAAAGTTAGGGCCCGCGAGCGTAAAATCCTCCACTAGCTGCGCCAGCGCCTCCACGTGAGCCACTAGATCTCGGTACACAGCCATGCATTCTTCGGGGAGCTCTCCACCCAGATAGGTGTTGATGAACGCAACCATGGAATAGTCGTTGACAAAGGCTGCGTGCCTGGTGTTGTTCCAATAGCTGATAATACACTGGGTGATTAGGCGGGCGAGTGCGCAAAATACCTGCTCGCTTCCGTGAATCGCGGCTTGGAGGAGGTAAAATACTACGGGGTAGTTGCGGTCCTCGAACGCCCCCCTAACTGCGGCAATAGTGGCGGGGGAGAGCGTGTGGCGACCAACGCTCAGCTCGGCGCCGCGAGCATCGCGGAAGGGCGTAGGGCACAGAGGAAGCGGCAGATTGCCATTAACCACCCGCCACATCGCGTTGACTGCCCCGGGACCCGCGGGGGGAGCCTCGCGGCCCGGGAGTTCGACATCAGCTACACCCACAAAAAAATCAAAGGCAGGATGGAGTTCGAGGTGCAGGGCTGCGTTGTCTGGCTGCAAAAATTGGTCGGGGGCCATCTGGCCCTCAACTACCCAGCGGAGGCGTCCATGGAGAAGGCGGTGCTGCCAGGCTTGTAAAAAGTTTTCTTGAAGATGGTGGGTTGGGGCGGCAGGCAAGTTGGCTACGTAGGCGCCGTAGGGATTGGCGGCCTCCACCGGGTTGTTATTGAGGCCCCCAACTGCCGCGTCGATATGCATCAGCGACGGATGGCACACCGTTCCTGCGGCGGCATCTAACGCCAGCTTAAGGACCTGCCGGTCCTTTCCCTGAAAGAACAGCTGCTTGGGGGGAAATGTGCGAGGGTCGGGTTGTCCTGGAACTGGCACAAAGTCGCCAGCATGGGCGGCAAAGCGCTCCAGAGCTGGATTAAACAAGCCTAGGGGCATTACAAAGGTGAGATCCATCGCCCCCACGAGGGGGTAGGGGACGTTGGTAGCGGCGTATATGCGCTTTTCCAGCGCCTCCAAAAAAACAAGCTTTTCGCCAATAGAAACTAGGTCTGCCCGCACACGCGTTGTTTTAGGGGCGCTCTCTAGCTCCTCGAGCGTCTCGTGGTTTGCTTCTACCTGCTCTTCTTGCATCTCCAGGAGGTGGCGCGCGACGTCGTCTAGGCTGCGAACAGCCTTGCCCATGACGAGGGCCGTCACTAAATTAGCGCCATTTAGAACCATTTCTCCGTACGTCACGGGGACATCTGCCTCGGCATCCGCGAGCTTTAGAAAAGACTGCAGCAAGCGCTGTTTTATGGGCGCCGTGGTGACCAACACTCCATCGACAGGCCGCCCCCGGGTGTCGGCGTGGGTGAGCCGAGGAACCGCTACGGACGGCCGCGTGGCGGTCGTCAAATCAATTAGCCACGCCTCGACAGCCTCTTTGTGGTGGCCCGCCTTAGCGAGGAAGAAGCTGTTGTCACAGAAGCTGCGCTTGAGCTCCGAAACGAGAGTGGCGCGCGCCACGCGCGTAGCTAGGCGCCCGTTATCCAAATAACGCTGCATTGGAAGCAGCAAAGCAAGGGGCGGGGCTTTTTCAAGCAGCACATGGAGCATCTGGTCCGCCGTCCCTCGTTCGAAGGCACCTAGGACGGCTTGGACGTTGCGGGCGAGTTGCTGAATGGCCCGCAGCTGGCGGTGAAAGCTAATCCGGGTGCCATCTAGCGCTTCTCCAGTTAGGAGAGACAAGGCCTCCGTGGCGAGGGTGAAAGCAGCATTGAGGGCGCGGCGGTCAATGAGTTTGGTCATGTAGTTGTGAATGGGCTGTTCGATCGGGTGGGGGCCGTCCCGGGCAATCAGCGGCTGGTGCACCTCAAATTGCACTCGGCCTTCGTTCATGTATGCAAGTTCGGGGAATTTAGTGCACACGCACGCCACCGATAATCCGAGCTCCAGGAACCGCACCCATGATAACGTGTTGCAGTACGTCCCCAGGAGGGCGTCGAACTGCACATCGTACAGGCTGTTTTGGTCCGAGCGCACGCGCGCAAAAAAGTCAAACAGCCTTCGGTGGGAGGAGACTTCGATGGTGCTTAAAATGGTTCCCGTGGGAACAAGCGCGGCTGCGTGGTTATAATCGGGGGCTGGGTTATACTCAGCGGCATGGGCGCAGGGGTCTGCCATAGTGAGATGTTAAGGGCTGCGGGGCGGACGAGCAAAGACGCGCAAGAAGGCGGGTGGTGCCGAAGACACAGCACGCGAACGTGAGGCACAACCCCAAGCGAGCGCACCACCGACCACTAAAGGTGAGCCGGCACCCGAGCGCGCTTATATACCTCCCAGCCCCACCCCTAAAAGGCTACGGGTGCATTTAAGATAGCACGAGTCCAAAAGCGCGCTAAAAAAAAGTTTGCCGCCACGGCAAAACTATCCGCAGCGGCCACCCATAGCCCCACCATAGTGACGCATGCTATGGTGAGCAAGCGCACACGCAAAGGGTCGGTGGGGGGGAGGACTTGGCCGGTGGAAATCAAATCAAACAAACCGTCCACTGCAAACGTTTCGTGTGCCGCGGCGCACAAGGCCCCCAATGCCAGCCCGCTGAAACACACCACTAAAAACCAAAACGCGGTGGGAGTGAGCGGCAGGCGGTCTTGCTTGATGTTCCAGTACAGCGCACAGGCACGCGCGCACCACAGCACATAGTAACCCAACACTGCTGCCGCCACGCACGCCAGCGCCGCCAGCCGGCCCGTTTCGTGGTAGTACACACACAGAGATGCGAGCTGAAAGGGCTTGAGGAAAAAAAAGGCTAGAACAAACACAAAAACGCGTTTGGAAAAAACGGGCTGAGTGTGAGATGGGAGACGCGAGTAGGCAGAGCTGACAAAAAAGTCAGCCGTGCCGTAAGACGACAAGGAAAACTGCTCTTCGATAGAAAGATCATCTGGGTCTTCTGAGGACTCTGTTTCGTCGACCAGAAGAGGGTCAATTAGCGGCAAATCGTCCCGCATGGCGATAGACACGCGGGCCTAGTGCCGCCCGGCCGGCGGGACGCGTCTTCGTACTGGGCGGAACTTACAACCTCCCACTCAGGCCCTAAATACCAGCTGGGGGCAATTTTGTGTGGGCCTCCTCGTAGCGCGCCGGGGAGGCGAGTGAGTGTGCCGTTTGAGGCCTAGAGGGTTATAGGCTTTCGCAATATCCTGGGTGCGTCTGAAAACGGCTGCTCTGGTATGCGGCTGGCCCGGCTGCGTGACTTAAGGCGCGCGATGAGACATCTATCAAAACCTCAAGGAGTTAGGCGTGGTCTCCTTAAAAAAGCACGTCCGCCGCGAAAGATCCTTAAAGAGCCCCATTGGCCTCCCAAGAAGCACGCTATCTCAAGGACGCTGACGGCACGTACGAAGGGGCGCGGTCCATAAGTGCCCAAAGGCTTTGCGCTGCTCCGCGGCAGCTCGCCATGGAACTGGCTTATGCCTCGACGTTTCACCACCAAGATGTGGTCTTCTACATTACTGCGGACGGAAATCGAGTGCATTTTGTGTGCGGGGGGTGCGTCTATTCTATCTGTCGCCCACGCAATCACCAAGCTGGTGAAATTGCCAAATTTGGGCTCGTCGTGCGGGGCACGGGCTCAAAAGACCGCACCATCGCTAATTACGTTAGGAGCGAACTCCAGCGCCGCGATTTACAGGGCGTCAGTCCCGTCGGTGAAGATGAGGTTTTCTTGGACAGCGTTTACCTGCTCAACCCCAACGTCACGTCCGAGGCTGAGTGTGTCAATACGGGCGACGTGGAAGTGCTGGATGAGTGCTTGTCTGAATATTTCACCTCGGTGCGCACCAGCCCTGGGGTGTCGGTAACGGGCGTGCGTGTGCGCCCCCAAGACAAAGTTATTGAGGTGTTGGAGGTGCCGGATATTGTGAATCTATCTTCACAGTTTGTATATACCCCCTCCCCCCATGCCTTCGCGCTGGCCCAAGCTCACCTCCCCCACTTACCAGCAGCACTCACGCGCCTCACGGACGGCCTGTTTGATGGAATTCCCGCACCGCGGGCCCCCTTGTCTGGCGACACCCGCCGCACCGATATTGTCATTACTGGCCAGAGGTCGGTTAAGCCCGTGGCGGGTTTGCGAGGAGCGGTGGGCACCGCCAAGCGAGCTACTGTGAGCGAGTTTGTGCAAGTGAAGCACATAGACCGCGTCGGGCGCTCTAGCGCCACCACCAAGACGCAGGCAACCATCCCCCCGCCGACGCTGGCTGAATTGTGGCTCGTCCTCTACAGCGGCGAGCGAGCTGTATGCGATGGTCATACCGGAGCCTTTTTAACCCGCGAAGAAGAGCTGTTTCGTCGAGCCATCAAAAAACAAGCCTGGCTTCTATTTGGCAGCGCAACCGCCCCGCGAGCCTTTATTGGCGCGTCCCTCGCGGTAAGCCCCGTTCACAAGCTGGCGGCGTACTATTTTCTCATTCAACGCGAGAAGCGATCCCCCCTATTCCCCTTGCTGGTACAACTCACCTCCAAATATAACCAGCACCATGGCATTACCGTCCCACCGCCCGACGACTTTTTGTTGGCTGACTTACTCAACTCGCTGTTTCGAGATGCCCTGACCTTTGGGCTCACCGCCGAGCAGTTGCTCATGTTTGATGTCCTCCCCCCTAGGGACGTCTCGGTTAGCAGTGACGTGCGCGGCGACAGCGCGGCTATTTTGCAGCTCGCGGCCGCCTTAGATGCGCAAACCACCGATGCCCCTAGCCCCCCGATCAAACCTGAGCACATTACGTATTTGGGGGTTTTTATGGGCATAGTCTATGCGGGCCGCAGTAGAATGTCAGCAGCCACCTACACCGCCCGCTTAACTGGCATCACCTCGCTAGTCTTGCTTGCGGCCGAAATTGACCAGCTGTCCGCGTTTGATCGCGGGCGCTCGGGGGCCGACACGCGCGCGCGGGCTGCTAGCTATTTAGCTGTCTTGCTCTCGTCGCAGCTGGCTCACGCGAACCGCAGCCAGGCTGTCTAGCTCTGCCCCGGCTCCCCAACTCAGAAGGCTGCGTTCGGAAATGGGTATTCATTAAAGGCACAAAACAAAGCTTAGTGTGTGTGGGTCTTTATTTGAACCGCCAAAAAAAGGGAACACAAGCCCACAAGGCACGCACCGTGCCCGCAATAGTGGCAGCAATTAACACAACACCCACGGTAGAAATTATTGCCACACTAGTAGAAACTGTGGCCGAAGGAACGATGTCAAACGCCAACAGGTGAATGACTGAGCTGTTGGGGAAGAGCAGCAACGCAGTGGAGGGCACGTCGCTGTCAAAAATATTTGGGTGGCCGGGGATAGGCACACCCGACAACTGCTGCTGAGCGTCATCAGTCTCTATGGCCAAAACAGACAGCACTTCTCCCGCGGGGGTGTAGCGGAAAAAAACAGTGCCAATGAGACCTAAGTCTGTTTGCACGTCCGTGCGCACAAGGCGCTTTGACTCAATTTCTCCCATGCGGCCGGTGCAAGACGCCGTGAGAAAAGTGAGAAACAGAGGGCGCTGGACATCTACCCCTGCTAATCGATACTCTACGCCGCGATGAATCGGGGTGTGGGTGAGAACAAAGCTCGCGTTGGTGGTTACGGGTAGGATGATAAGGGGTTCGGCGTTTGAGTGGGGTCCGAGACACTCCACTACGGCCTCGGGGATGAACGCCTGTATTATGGCATTGTGGTACCTCCAGCGCGTGAGCGCGGATGCAACTCCTCGGGTCTGATGTTCGGTTTCCTCTACAGACAAATTTCCTCGAGGGAGCAACGCTAGCGTGTCTAGCACGAAGTTGTCCTCGGTGAGGTCAAAACGACAAGACATGGCGCAGGGAGACACGTAGTCGGGCCCAAAAAACAGCTGCCGGCGATGATCTACACGCTGCAGCGCAGCCTGGAGCTGCTTATTAGTCGCAGTCACCGCTTTGGCCGTGCACAGCGAGGTTGCTAAGAGCAGGCTTTTTCGCCCGCGGGCGCGCTGCTCGGGGGTCATCAGGTCAAAGTCCATGGGGGAGAGAATTACCGCCAGGCCATAATACAGGGCTCGGCGCACTGCCGCCGTGTTCAGGGGGGATCCGCGCACAAACTCTGCATGCAAGGCATCGAGGGTGTGTGCCGCGCTCGGAGCGGCCAAGTCGTACGCGCTGGGGCTGCCCAACACAAACGCCAGTTGGTAAGCGCTTGCGTGAGACGCAATGCTTTCTTCGCTCGTGACGATTTCAGATAGCAACGCGGTGAGACGAGTGTAAATTTCCTCGCTCACAGCTTCCCGAAAAAAAGACACCGAAACGGCTAGGGTGTTGGTTGCACAGTCAGCCATCTGGGCGGCGAGGCGGGAAAGCACGCGCATGTGAGTGAGAAACGACAACAAATCTGCGAAGCGGACGGCGCCCTGGGCTTGGACGGTGTTAATAAAGGAAAACCCTGCAGTAGCCAAGAGACTGGAGATGCGCCAGAAAACTAGCGCCTGGGAGGTGGGATTGGGGGCCTCGAGCGCGTACTGGAAAAACGCAGCGTACGCGCGCGAGAGGTGCTGGGCGTAATTAGAGCTCTCCTCCGGGTAGGCGGCCATCTCCCGAAGCGCAGAAAGGGCTGTGGCGTTGTTTTGGCTGGTTACCGAACTGACCACAAAAACCCGGTGTAGCGGCCCTTTCGGGGGGCCCGGTAAAACTTTGGCAGGCCAAGCGAGCGGGGGCCCCGTGAACGTTAGTTCTTCCGAGGCTGGAACAACGATAATTTCAGCGGGCGTGGCGCTCTTTGATGAAATTACCAGCCCCATGAAGCGATGGCCATACTGCGCATGCACGCGAGCGGCATTGCACGTCAACAAAAATTCTCCCGTGCGCCAAATTACGGCAGGCCATGTGGCCGACGACGGAAATTGATAGGCAAAGCGGTGGGGTGAGCGAAATATTCCTGTGCTGTTAATCCAGGTGGCGGATGCCTGAGCCAGAGCGGAAATTGTTAAGTGCGAGAAGGTGGGGAGGACGCCAGTCGCAGGGGGCTTTTCTCCCGAGATGTGGAGGCGGCCGTAGGGAAACTCAGAAGTTGCCGCTTTGGGGCTCCGCCGAAACATTAGCGCCTTGTAGTCCATAATGGGGGCATAAGACACCCACACGCGCGGCTGCAACCACAAGCTTGCGGCTGGGCTGCGCAGCCCGCGCAACTGAAACACGTCTCGGTTTGGTAGAGGCGAGCGAACGCGCGGAGGCACCTTAGGCACCTGAGGCAGACTCGCGTTCGTGGGCAGCCCTAGTAACGCTGTTTTGGGAATGTACAACAGCTTGCCCGGGTCTTGGGGGAACCGGCGAGTGGTCACGAGAAAAAAACAAAACGCGGGCCGATCCCACTGTAAAAGCGGGAGGGTAGTAATATTGAGGCCCAATTCAGGCGGAGGCGCCAAAATTCCTAACGGCGTTTTCTTTAACACAGGAATATTAGGAATCCATAAATACAAGTGCCGAAACGCTCGCTGATATCGCTCGGCGTGGTCCGGATAGTCTTCACCAAACCAGGGGTCTTCCAACTCCTCCCAGTAGTCATCACCCCCCACCACTCTCACCACCCCACACAGTCCCCAGACGAGCCAGAGGCTCGCCAACAGACTCGGCCAGCCACTCCCATGGTTTTTTGTGTTCCGTACCCGAACGCCCATGGTGACCAAAGTTCTCGGTGAGATGAGGACGCACAAGTGGCGCGGCTAGCGAGCGGCCAAACGCGCGTCCGCTCATAGAGTGTGTGTATGCAGTTGGTCCGCAAATATTTATAAAGCACTCAATACACCAAAGTACTTCAGTTCCGTTTTTTATTTAAATGTAATTTATTCTGATTGGCCCAGCTCTTGGGTGTACTTTTGGACCACATCTTTCAGCGTCTGTAGAGAAGCATGGGTGGTTGTTGTGGTGCTCAAGAAATCAGTGCTGCTATCAAGGAGTTCTTCCATGCAAGCCCTTGGTGTCTGATAGTAGTCAACAATCGTCAGCTCGAAGTGAAGAGCTCGGTTAGCCAAAATATCGAGGGCCCACCGCAAAATAAGCTGGGGTTGGCCTCTGCAATCGAGCATCTCTGGCGCGCAAAATAGCGCAAATAGCGTGTCTTGGATGTGGGGGTGCGCTTGCTTTTTTACCTCAGAGACGAGGGCGGCAGTGCGCGTAAGAGGCTGTAGCAGCGACCATTCTTCTAGCCACGAGTGTCCCAGACGTACGTAGCGGATGGTGTTTACCAAGCGATCAAACACATCGTGGATGGCCTTGAGCATGGCCAGATCTAGAATTTCTCCTGGGCGCTGGCGCTCCATGAGGCGCTCTGCATTGATGTCTCGCGGGAGATTGCCGAGGACGAGATTGGTGCCAGGGAGGGCTGGGGGGAGCAGGGCCAACATGGAGACCACAGTATGCAAACTAAAACTTCCCACCAAGTAGCGCGCCAATGGGTAGCAGAGGAGCGACGAGATTGGATGGCGATCAAAGACCAGGGCGAGCTTAGTAGGCGGAGCTTGACAGTCAATTATCTCATAGCCAATATGAGGCGCGATGAGGTTGTGGAGCGCTGCATACGGCGTGCTCATTGTTACCTGAGCACTGGTCATTACCATCGCCGCGTCGCTGGCTGGAAGCTCACCTTGGTCAAACCGGCACTGGGTGTCGTAGACTCGGGCAATCGCATCTTGGTTCCCGAAGGACTGCCAGTATTTTAGCGGCTCTGGGACAAAGAGCGTCTCGCAGCTTTGGTTAAGAGTTTCTGCGAGGCGTTTAGCGAGAGTGGTTTTGCCGAGCCCGTGAGGACCGTCAATATAAACGCGCAAGAGCATCGAGTCGGCGACGGCCGGAGTTTCTTTGCGTAGTTGCTCGGGGGTGGTGTAAGGGAAAAAGAATCGTGGGTCAGAGGCCATGTCTAAGAAGACAACGAGCGTTGTTGATCGCAGGAAGATTTTGCGGGCGGGGGAGCGAAGCCACACGCGCTTTTATGCGGTATTGGCGAAAGAGGTGCGGGAATTTAATGAGACGAAGATTTGCGGAAGGCTGTTGATGATGATGAGCAAGTCGCTGCAAGGCCGCTCTATGTTTGAGGCTCGGCGCGTGAGCTTAATATGCGAAGTGGACCTGGGGGCGCGCCGCCCAGATTGCATTTGCATCTTCGAGTTCTCCAATCCGGATTCAGGAGGTGGAGTTTGCATCATTCTGGAACTCAAAACATGCAGGTTTATTTCCTCGGGCGAGACGGCGAGTAAACGAGAGCAGCGCGCCACAGGTATGCATCAGTTGCGTGACTCATTGAAACTTTTGCAACCTCTGGCCCCGCCCGGAAACCAAGATATCTATCTATGTCCTATTTTGGTGTTTATTGCTCAAAAGACGCTGCGAGTCAGTCGCGTTACGCGGTTAGTGCCGCTAAAGATTGCTGGGGATATCAGTGCTATGAATCGCGCGCTGGCTAGCCTCTCCACTTATACTGTCCCCATCAAACCCCGCAAGCGCCGCGTGCCATCGGTTCGTAAGCGCCAATCTCGCAAAAACGGGGCGACGCTTAAACAAGGGCTCCCGCCTTTAACGTCTCCAACGCTTCCCGACGAAACCTCAGCTGCAACTTCGGTCGTTGTTGCGGGGGCACGCAACACCACCGTCTTACAGAAAATTGCATCCCTGTTTTGCGTGCCCATGCCACACCTGAAAACTGACTAACTGGGTGCGCCTGTTTTGCATTTTTAATCGGTCTGTCCACGTAGGATAGATCATTGCGCCGCCAAAGGTCCACCTGTGTATAACGTGCTTTAGCTAAGTGTCTTCTCCGTCCCACATCGGCTTCTCGGAACAGCTGTCCCTTTTCCCGAGTGGCGGCCTTCGCTCTTCAACCCCAGCAAGCCCTGCATCCCGAACATGGACCCGTATTACCCTTTTGAGGCGCTAGATGTGTGGGAACACAAGCGCCTAATCGTACCAGACGCCCGCAGCTTCATTACGCCTGATTTTCCAGTAGATTTCTGGGAGGCCCCTGTCTTTACCATGCCCCCCGAAACAGCCCAAGAGCAGCTGTTAGTTCTCCGCGCTCAGCGCTTGGCTGCTGCCGCGGCGCTCGAAAATGCCGCACGAGAGGCAGCTCAACTGCCTCTGGAAATAGATCGTCATCTAAACCCTCTCCGCCAGCAATTACACGAAGTGACGGGGGCTCTGGAGGCCCTCGAAACTGCCGCTGCTGTAGCCGAAGAGGCAGACGCTGCAATGGAAATCGAGGCATGCGGGGCTCACCCCAGTTCAGCGAGCGGAGGGCAGTCCCCGACCGCAGGGGCCCCGGCTGAGCTAGAAGTGCAAATTGTGCGCAACGACCCTCCGCTGCGTTACGACACTAATCTTCCTGTGGATTTACTGAGCATGGTTTATGCGGGGCGTGGGGCGGGAAACTCCACTGGTGTTGTGTTTGGCACCTGGTACCGCACTATCCAAGAGCGCACTATTGCGGACTTTCCTCTCACAACTCGCAGCGCCGACTTTCGCGACGGGCGCATGTCTAAGACTTTCATGGCCGCTTTGGTCTTGTCCCTCCAGTCTTGCGGTCGCTTGTATGTGGGCCAGCGTCACTATTCTGCTTTTGAATGCGCTGTGCTGTGTTTGTACTTGCTGCATCGCGCTCGGGGATCTGCAGATAGCCAAGCCCCAAGTACGTTTCTCGGTCTCGTGGGACAGCTCCCGCGATACCTCGCTTCGATGGCCGCAGCCATCGGGGATGAAGGGGGAAGGCCGCACTATCGCTTTCGGGAAGATAAGCTCCCGAAGGCGCAATTTGCCGCAACGGGGGGCCGCTACGACCGCGGGGCTCTGCTGCCGCACGTCGTCGTTGCCACGCTCATGCGACACGGGGTGCTCCCCGCCGCCCCAGGAGATGTCCCCAAAGACGCAGTCGGGGGAATTGATCCCGACAATCAAGCCCACCAAGACGACGTTAATCGAGCTGCTGCTGCATTTTTAAGCCGCGGGCAAAATTTATTTTTGTGGGAAGACCAGACGCTGCTTCGCGCAACCGCAAACACGATCACATGCCTCTTAGTCATCCAGAGGCTGTTGCTTAACGGAAACGTCTACGCCGACCGCTTGAACAATCGCTTGCAGCTAGGGATGCTTATTCCAGGGGCAGTGCCGTCGGAGGCCATTGCTAAAGGAGCCTCGGGGTCTGATTCGGGGGCGGTGAAAAGTGGGGACAACAACCTCGAGGCCTTATGCCGGCACTACCTCGATCCCCTTTACCAGGCAGACCCCAAAGTCGAGCTCACACAGCTGTTTCCGGGTTTAGCTGCGCTATGCCTCGATGCCCAAGCGGGGCGCACTACCGCCTCTACGCGCCGCGTCGTTGACATGTCAGCCGGCTCACGGCAGGCGGCGCTCGTGCGCCTGACCGCTTTAGAGCTAATTAACCGCACTCGCGCTAACACCACGCCTGTGGGGGAAGTAATAAGCGCGCACGACGCCTTGGCGCTGCAGTTTGAACAGGGTCTGGGGCTGTTAGCACAACAAGCGCGGATCGGTCCCTCGACCAACGCCAAGCGGTTTGGGGCGTTTAATGTGAACAGTGACTACGACCTGTTATACTTTCTGTGTCTCGGGTTTATCCCCCAATTTCTGTCTGCGGCGTGAAAGTCTGTCGCGACACAACCCCTCCTGGTTTGCCTCTTCTCCGCCTTTGGTGAAAGGGAGCGCTGCGGTCGTCTTTGAGGATGAGTCTAGAAGAACCGCCTTCCTCTGATGCTCCCCGAACCGCTATTCCTATTTATGTGGCTGGGTTCTTAGCGCTGTATAACGGCGGTGACTCGGGTGAATTGGTCCTGACGGCAGACGCGGTAGAATCTGCCCTCCCCCCTGCGAACCCCCTCCCAATCAACGTCGATCATCGCGCCCAAAGCGAAGTGGGGCGCGTGCTAACAATTGTCAATGACCCCCGCGGCCCCTTTTTTGTGGGGCTCATTGCGTGTGTTTCTCTAGAGGAGGTGCTCGAGCAGGCGGCGAGCGCTGCGATTTTCGAAAGGCGCGGCCCCCCTCTAACTCGCGAAGAGCGCCTGTTGTATCTCATCACAAACTATCTTCCGTCCGTTTCGCTGTCCACGCGGCGTTTTGCTGAAGACCAGCGCCCTGATGCAACCCTGTTTGCGCACGTCGCGCTCTGCGCCATTGGCCGACGCCTAGGCACAATTGTGACGTATGATGTTAGCCTGGAGGCTGCCATGGCTCCCTTTAGGCACCTCGCACCCGCGTCACGCGAGCGCGCTCGACGCGAAGCAGCAGAAGCCGAGCTCGCGTTGGCGGGGCGCGCGTGGGCCCCGAGCCACGAAGCGCTCACTCGCACTCTCCTCTCGACAGCCGTCAATAACATGATGTTGCGCGACCGGTGGAGCCTGGTCGCGGAGCGCCGCCGCCAAGCGGGCATTGCCGGCCACACATACCTCCAGGCGAGTGAAAAATTCCAAGTATGGGGGGCGGAGCTTGATTTGCTTGATGCCGATGCATATAAAAAGCCCCCGATCACATCTCCGCATTCAGCTCAAGCGCTGGATGTGCCCGCACCACCACCAGGTAGCCCGCTTCCCGCATCACTACACACAACCCCTTCGGAGTTGCCGGTCATGAACCCGCCTGCCCCGCCTGCTCCTAAAGCACCAGGCGACGGGAATTACTTATGGATCCCGGCGTCCCACTATAGCCAGCTAGTTGCCAACCAGACCACCGTGTCTTCTGCCCCGGCGTTTGGAATGCCTCCGGTCCCACCTCATCTACCATACGGCCAGGCTCATGGCGTCCACGCTCCCTACCCGCCTCCTTATGGAGGCGGCGTGTACCCTGGGGTAATCATGCCCGGCCCTAGCCCACTCGAGGCACAAATCGCCGCGCTCGTGGGAGCTATTACCGCCGACCGCAAAAGCAGTGCAACGGGGGGTGACAGTAGCCTGCGGGGCTCTCACAAACGACGGCGCTGCGACTTGGAGCTCTCTGAGTATGAAGACGAAGACCGCGACGCTCCTTACTACCCCGGGGAAGCGGTTCCGAGTCGCGCGCCTGACGCGAGACGGCAACTGCGTCAGGCTCCGAGCCCAAACGCGACCATTTCAGCGTTGGTGGGGGCGGTGACTTCGCTTCAGCAAGAGCTCACTCACTTGCGCTCATACCCGCCCGCGGCGCGCTACTCGGTTCCTCCGGCTGGGGCGTATGGTATGCCCGGGGACGTAGGTAAGCTCCCCCCGCCGCATTCGAGCGGCCAACACTCTACGCTCCAAGCTTCGTATAACCCGTGTCTCTCTCAGTTTCCCCTTCACCTACACCCAGCCGTGGCCCAGCCGCTACAACCCCAGGCGCTTGCAGCCCAACCGGGCCCTGCTCCTGCTCCTTTGGCGGCCCCAGCACACGTTCCCATGGCAGCTCCGGCAGGCGCACCTGCGGGGCCTCCTCAAGTTCAGGCAAACCCTCCGCTCGCCATCCCCAACCCCGTAGCGGCCGACGTTAGCGAGCAGGATGCCGCAGCCGTTGTCAATGCCAGCAGCGCGGCCCACGTCGATGTTGATGTGGGGCGGGCCTCAGAACTCTTTATTTCGCAGATGATGAGCGGGCGCTAGTCTGTCTTGTGGCAATAAACAGTTGCGCTTAAATATTTTGTTGTACTTGTGCTTATTGGGGAAGGGGACGGGGGAAGGGGACGGGGGAAGGGGACGGGGGAAGGGGACGGGGGAAGTTGCAAAAATATGCCGCTTGAGTTTTAGCCGTATCACGTATTTAAACTAGAATCAACAAACTACCTACAGTCGCTCTCGAAGGCGAAAGTGAGCGGCAACCCAAACGCTTGTGTTACGAACAGCACATTCGTGGCCGACCAACATTCCCAAAGAAAACCAAACCCCCGAAACTTCCGGAGAGACAGACGCCAACAAGGCTCGTGTTAGTTTGAAATATGCTTTTATTGACTCAATGCACTCCCAACCCAAAGCTACACTTCATCGTCGGTTTCACCAAGGGGGGCGTATTGGGGGCGGGACCTGTTTCTCAGCACCATATTAGTGATGTTAGCGCTAATGCGGGCGCTGGCTCCACGCTTCTTGGCTTTATGTTCTGTGCGCTCAAGCGCCGACAGCATAGCCATGTAGCGAACCATTTCGCGCGCTTCCTCCAATTTAGCCTCATCAAAATCTTCTGTGTGGGCGTCGTCCTCAGCTCCCCCACCGGAGGCGTTGTTCTTGAGATCTTTCGTGGTGAGGGGATACAAAGCTTTCATGGGATTTTTTTGGAGCCGAAGGATGTAGCGCAACGCGAAAAACGCCGCAATCAGCCCCGCGAGCACGAGCAGCCCGGTCGCCAGGGCTCCGAAGGGGTTGGACAAAAAGGACGTCACTCCAGTCACGGTGGACACCACACCATTAACTACCCCCATGACTACTTTGCCAATGGCCTGCCCCACTTTTCCCAGGCCTTCGAAAAAGTTAAACAGGCCCGCAAACAGGGCTCCGTAGGCGTTGGCCTGATTCACGGTGTCAATATCGTGAAATCGGAGGGTGTGCAACTGGTTTCGCCGCTGCACCTCAGTGTAGTCCAGCAAGCCGCTATCCTTAATTTCATTGCGCGTGTACACCTCAAGGGGCACAAACTCGTGGTCTTCCAGCATGGTAATGTTAAGCGGGATAAACGTGCTCAAGGTGGTGATGTCTGCGCGACTGAGCTGGTGGGAATACCCGTATTCTTCAAAATACACATACCCGCTGCCAAACACAAAATATCTTTTGTGGCCTACCGCACAGGGTTCTACGGCGTCGCGCGTGAGGCGAATTTCGTTGTCTTCGCCAAGCTGCCCTTCTATTAGCTGCCCAGAGTCTTCATATTTGAAGCTCACCAGAGGGCGGCTGTAGCACGTGCCCGGTTTACTGGGGTCCCGCATAGAGTTTTGCATAATTACATTATCAGGCTTGATGGGCACGCACGTCGACACGGCCAAGACGTCGCCTAGCATGCGAGCCCCGACGCGCTGCTTCATAGCTGCGGAAGCAATGGCGCTGGGGTTAAGCTTGCGTGCCTCGTTCCACAGCGTGAGTTCGTGGTTTTGGAGCTGACACCACGCAATAGCAATGCGCCCGAGCATGTCATTCACGTGTTTTTGGATGTGGTCGTACGTAAACTGCAGGCGAGCAAACTCGATAGACGAGGTTGTTTTAATAACCTCGCGGGTCGGCGGAGTAACGCCGCGCCCGATCGCTGTGCTGTTGGCAACCGGAGGGGGCTTCCGGCTCTGTTCTTTGATTAGTTCGCGCACATACAAGTCCGCGAGGGTGTTGCTGATGAGGGGCTGGTAGGCAATGAGGAAGCCGCCCGTGGCGAGGTAGTACTGCACGTTCCCCACGCGCAAGTGTGTAGAGTTGTACTTTTTGAGGAAAATCCTGTCGATAGCTTCGCGCGCGTCACGGCCGATACAATCGCTCAAATCGACGCGCGCAAGGGAGTACTCAGTGAGATTGGTGGTAAAGGTGGTGGAGAGGGCGCTCGAGGAGAAGCGAAACGCTGAGCTGTATTCCGCACGCAGCATCTCCTCAACTTCCTGCCATTTGGTCATCGTGCAGACGGACGGGCGCTTCGGTACCCAGTCCCACCCAACAGTAAAGTAGGGCGTTTTTAGCATGTTGCGGGTCGTGGGGTCTGCTGCGGTTTCTTTGGTGGTCAAGTCGCGTTGGCGAAAGTTCTCAACCTGCATGAATCGATCGTCTGAGTAGGACGTGTGCTCTTTGTGCGAGCCTTCGCGGTACCCATAAAAGGGAGACATATACACAAAATCCCCCGAGGCGAGCACAAACTCGTCATAGGGATACACGGAGCGCGCTTCCACCTCTTCAACCACACAATCCACAGTCGTTCCCTGGCGATGAAACCCGGCCAAGTACCCAGGGTTGTGTTTGACTTCGACGGTGTGCCAGCCGCGGCTAGTGCGCGTTGCGCTCTTGGCTGGCTTGAGCGGCATTTCGTATTCGTTTGCGTCAGCATGAAAGGCGGTTGATTCCACATTGTTGCGCAAATACTTAACTGTGGTCTTGCAAATGCCGCGGTCGTTGATGTGGGAAATAATTTCTTCGAACGGGGTGGGGGCCCTGTCCTCAAAACTATCAACAAGCTGTGTGTATGTGCTGCCGAACCAGAGCTGGTTCACGGTGACTTCTTTGTAGTACATTGTGGCCTTGAATTTGTAAGGGGCGATATTCTCTTTAAAAATAATGGCGATGCCTTCGGTGTAGTTTTTACCTTCGGGCGCCTGAGGGCATGGTCGGGGGGGTTCAAACTGGAGTACCGTCGCTCCCGTTGGCGGGGGGCAGACATAAAAACTTGCGTCCCCATCTTTAGCGCGAATGGCGCGCAAATCGCTCCGCAGCGCGGTGTGACCGGCCTCGACGGTAGCGTTGCGAGGCGCACTGGGGGTTGGGAGGGCAGGGGCGCCTGGGTGTGGGGAAGGGGGGGGTGGAGAATCCTGGTCGGGCAAACTAGGTGGTGAGGGAGACGGGGGGGGATGGTGTCGGGGGCGCAGGGGAAGCAGGCGGCAGGTTGCATGCGAGGGCGAGCGCCAGAAACAGGCATAGTGACTGCCGTGGGTGTCCGCGGCAGCTCGCCATGCTTGTGCTGCGCGAGCTAGAACGACCGCGCAGTTGTTGCTGCGCTCCCGTCTCCTCCTGCGCGTTTGGGGGCGAGGTACTGCAGCACCGAGTATAAGACTGAAAAAACGTCCCGGTCGTAGATAACGACCGTTTGGGGTCCGATAACGCCCTTGGGGCCCTCTTCAACAATAGCAACCAGAGGGCATTCGGTGTCGTAGGTGAGGTATAAGCCGATGGGGTAGTGGTACTGACCGTCCGCGGTCGGACAGCTATAGTCGGGGCGGCGCAGCTCGATTTCTCCGCACCGATAAACAGCGGTAAAGAGTGTGGTGGCAATGATGAGCTCTCGAATATATCTCCAGGCGGCGCGCTGGGTGGGCGTTATTCCGGAAATACCGTCAAAAGAGTAAAACTTTTGAAATTCGCTGACTGCCCAGTCTGTGCCCCCTCCGCTCGCGCCTGCGATGAAGCGGGCCAGCTCTTCTTTTAGGTGGGGCAGCAGCCCTACATTTTCAACGCTGTAGTATAGGGCTGTGTTGGGGGGTTGGGCAAAGCTGTGGGTAGCGTGGTCAAACAGCGGGCCGTTCACCAGCTCGAAGAAGCGATGGGTAATGCTGGGCAGGAGAGCCGAATCCACAGAGTGGCGCAGTAGCGACGCCCGCATGAAGCGGTGCGCGTCAAACACACCGGGGAGGTGCCGGTTGTCGATGACCGTCCCCGCTTGAGCCGTGAGCTGACAAAACTGTGCCCGCACCGCAAACCCGTTAGCCACGGCAGCAAACGTCGTGGGCAGAACCTCGCCATGCACGCTCACGCGTAGCATTTTTTCCAGCTCGCCACGCTGCTCGCGCACGCAACGCCCCAAGCTCGCAATTGACTTCTTTGTTAAGCGGTCTGCATACAGGCGCCGGCGCTCGCGCATGTCTGCCTGCGCGCGGGCCGCCACGGCCGCCCAGTCATCGGGGGCTTCAGCCTGGTCGCACCGCTGGTCAGGCTGAGCGTTGCCCGCGAGCGCCCCACCCACATCCACGCTCCCCTCGCCATCGTCGCTCCCTTCTGTGCCATTGTCCCCGGCGGAACTCGAGGCGCCGCTGAAGCGCGCGAGGACTTTCCGCAAAGCTTCCTCATCGCACTGCTCGGGGTGCACGAGGCGGCGCAGCAAGGGCGTGCTCAGGTGGTGGTCGTAGCACGCTCGAATTAACGCCTCGATTTGGTCGTCCGGGGACGTAGCTTGCCCGCCAATGATGAGGGCATCCACCATGTCCAGGGCCCCTAAGCGCTCCCCGAACGCTCGGTCAAAGTGCTCATAGTTCTTGTCAAACAGCGCTAGCTCGACGGCCGCTGTAACCATTTCGTGGTGCATTTCCCGCTCGGCGAGAGCGTTTAAGTTACTGGCGAAGGCGTCCATGGTGGTTGCTTGTCGGGCGCGGTCTCCGGAAGCTAGCCAAAAGCGCAGCTCGCTGATGGCGTACAGCCCGGGGGTGGCCGTTTTAAACACATGATGGGCTTCTAGCGCCGCGTCAGCCCGTTTCTGGGCAGTGTCGTCCGCGTGGTCTTCCGCGGAGGGAGGTTTGCTGGAAACGCGCGCTAGCACTTCGTCCAACACCCGCAGGGCGCGCTCACGCCGCGCCTCGGGGATGCCGGTCGCATGGGGCAGATATCTCTGAAGTTCGTTGGAATCAAAGCGCACGTGCGCCTGCTGAGTCACATGGTTGCAAATTTTGTCCGCGAGTCGGCGCGCGATGGCCGTGCCCTGATTGGCGGTAACACACAGCTCCTCAAAACAGACAGAGCATGGGTGAGATGGGTCGCTGAGCTCGGGGGCGACGATGAGCCCAGATCCCACCGCTTTAATTAAAAACTGCCGCACCCCCGATAACGCTTCAGCCGCTTTTTGGGGGGGCGTAATGAGATGGCAGTAGTTAATCTGCTTAAGAAAGTTCTCGACGTCATGTAGGAAGCATATTTCCATACTGACGTCTCCTCCGTACGTCTCGAGGTGGATGAGCTGGTGAAACGGACAGGGCTGGTTGAGGCCCATAGTGTCTGCAAAAAAGGTTTGGGGGCTCGCGTGATCCCGGAAAGATTCGAGGGCGGCCAACACCCTCTCTCCCTCCGCGCGCGCGTACGAGAGAAGGAGGTCGAGGGTGACGGAGAGCGGCGTAAGCGCCGAGCCGCTCTGAGCTTGCAACCCCGTGCCTAGCTGCCGCTGGACGGCTCGGACCGACAGGGCATTGAGTTTCAGCGGCGCGAGCTTTGCGAGACCCACTTGGGGGTCACAGCGCTTCAACAGCTCCACCTGGAAGACGTAAGCTTGAATTTGACCCAACAAGGCGAGCAGTTTTTGGCGCGCCACCGTGGCTTCAGAAACTGGAGGGGTGGCTGCGGACGCCATCGTCACAACCTAAGAGCCAGCGATAGCGTCTCGACGTAGCCCCCACCCACAGCACACCAACAACCACAGACAACAAACTAGTCTTTTCACTTTGGTTTTATTAGAATGCAGCAAGGGTGGGGCGTGATAGGCGGGGGCTAGAGCATATCCAGGGTTAGCTCACTCTTCTTCTCGAGGGGAGCGTCCCCGAACAAATCATCAGCGGGCATTGGGCGTTTGCGGCCTGAGAAAGGAGCTGGCCCCAAACCAAAAGAGCTCGTTGCGTCTTCGGTCTCCTCTCCAAAAGCACCAAAATTAAACAGTTCCGCGCCGTCGGCGTCGTCCATCTGATTGACTAGAGCTTCTGCCTCTTGAGCCACTTCTAGCGCGGCTTCCGAAGTCCACTCACCGTTGCCGCGCTCGAGGGTGCGCGTGTTAAAGCTCACCATCTCTTCGCTGAGGTATTCGTCGTCCAACAGGGCCAACCAGTCCTCGATTTGAAGCTGTTGTGTGCGGGGGCCTAAACTTTTGACGGCGGCCATGAACACGCTGCTGGCCACGGCCGCCCCTCCTTCGGAGATAATTGCGCGCAGCTGCTCGCACAGCGAGCTCTCGTGGGCTCCAGTCCCAGAGGCAGCCGTGGGGCAGATGAAGCCCGCGCGGGGACATGCCAACACAAACTTGCGCGTACGGTCAAAAATTAGCAGCGGGCATGCGTTTTTCCCACCCAACAAGTTTGCCCAGTTTCCAGCCTGGAAAACTCGGTCGTTGCTAGCCATACCGTAGTATTTGCTAATGCTCAGACCCAATACAACCATGGGACGGGCCGCCATAACAGGCCGCATGAGGTTGCAGCTCGCAAACATCCCGGTCCAAGCTCCAGGGTGCTCGTCGATATTGTCCATTAGCGCTTGAGTCTCTGCGGCCAAGGCAGCTCCGCCTCGTGGCGCCCAGCTCACGGCCGCCTGAGTACTGGGGGGGCGGCGAGAGCCCGCAATGATGGCGGTGAGGGTGTTTATGAAAAAGGTGCTGTGGTCGCAATAGCGCAAGATCTGGTTGGCCATGTAATACATAGCCAGCTCGCTCACATTGCTGGGGGCCAGGTTAATGAAGTTGCTCGCGCCGTATTCCGTGGAAAACTTTTTGATAAAAGCAATCGTCTCGATGTCTTCGCGCGAGAGCAAGCGCGCGGGTAGCTGGTTGCGCTGGAGGGCTGTCCAAAACCACTGCGGGTTTGGCTGGGTAGATCCCGGGGGTTTGCCGCTAGGGAAAATGGCAGCGTGAAATTGTTTGAGGAGAAAGCCAGCGGGCCCTAGTAAAATGTCTACGCGCTTGTCGGGCTTTTGGTACGCAGCCTGCATGCTTGCTATGCGGGCGCGGGCAGCCTCGGAGACGTTTGTTCCGGCGCCGGCAAAGAGCACTCGGCTCTTGACGCGCAGCTCTTTGGGAAAGCCCAAGTTGACGCGCACCACGTCACCTTCAAAGTTGCTCTCGGCGGGGGCGGTTTGGCCTTCGGTCAAACTCGGGGCCGAAACAATGGCGCCGTCGGTCAGAGCAATCGTGAGAGTTTTGGCCGAGAGAAAGCCGTTATTGAATAAATCGAGGACTCGCCGTCGCAACACTGGCTGGAACTGGTTGCGAAAATTCCGGCCTTCCACCGATTGCCCGTCAAAGACGCCGTGGCATTGACTGAGTGCTAAATCTTGGTACACTGCCAAATTAGACCTCCGACTAAGCACCTGGAGGAGAGGGCAAGGACCGCACGCGTGGGGGTCTAGAGACAAGGACATGGCGTGGTTGGCCTCCCCCAAGGCGTCGCGAATTTTGTAGCCGCGGCCTTCTACCAGATTGCGCATCATCTGTTCAACCTCGCGATCTACGAGCTGCCGAATGTTATTCACGACCGTCTGTAGCGCCTCTCGGCTGGTGATGATGCTTTCAAGCTTCCCAAGGGATGTAGGGACGCCAGCCTCGACATATTGAAGGGCTTCGAGCTCAGCCAAGATGCGCTCAACTGCCGCCCGGTACGTTTCCTGCATGATCGAGCGCGCAGTTTCTTGGACTTCTGGGCGCTTGATGGCTGAGTATGCGGCATAGTTACCCAGAACATCACAATCGCTATAGAGGCTGTTCATGGTGCCGAAGATTCCAATGGCTCCGCGCGCAGCGCTCGTAAACTTCGGATGACGCGCTCGGAGGCGCATGAGGGTCGTGTGGACACATGCATGGCGAGTGTCAAGCGTGCAGAGGTCGCAGGGAACGTCAGTTTGGGCAGAGTCAGCCACGTACCGCAAAACATCCATTTCTTGGCGCCCGACGATAACTCCACCGTCGCATCGCTCCAAGTAAAAAAGCATCTTAGCCAACAACGATGGGGAAAAGCCACACAACAAGGCGAGGTGCTCGCTGGTAAATTCTTGCGTGCCCCCAACTAGCGGCGCGGTTGTGCGTCCCTCATAGCCGGGTGCGACGTGACCCTCTCGGTCTAACTGGGGGTTCGCTGCGACATGGGTACCAGGGACCAGGAAAAAGCGATAAAATGATGGTTTTGATGGATCTTTGGGGTCTGCTGGGCCCCCGTCATCCACTTCAGTCAAATGAAGAGCCGAATTTGTGCTAAACACCATAGCACCCACGAGCCCCGCAGCTCGGCCGAGGTAAGCGCCGATTGCTGTAGCCCGAGCCCGAGGGGTTTCCTGGCCGGCGAGCAGCGGCCATGAGGAGATGTTAGTAGGGGGTTCGTCGAAGACAGCCATCGACATAATTGACTCCAAAGCGAGCGCAGCATCCCCCGCCATCACCGAAGCGAGGCGCTGCTCGAGCCCGCTTGTCGCGGGCTTGCCTGGGCCATCACGCCCACCTCTAGGGGCTTTTCCTTGCCCTGCCTCAAATGATGTGAATGTGATGTCAGCGGGTAAGGCTGCCCCTTCGTGGTTTTCGTCGAAAGCGAGATGGGCGGCAGCTCGCGCTACCGCATCCAGGTTGCGCGCGCGCAGCGCCACTGCCGCGGGACCGACGACCGCCCCAAACAACAACTGGTTTAGGGGGCGGTTAAAAAAGGGAAGCGGATAGTTAAAGTTTTCGCCGATGGAGCGGTGGTTGCGGTTGAAGGGGTCGGTGATGACGCGGCTAAAGTCTGGCAAAAACAATTGGAGGGGATAAATGGGAATGCGATGCACGTCGCTGCCGCCGATTGTCACCTTGTCTACCCCCCCGAGATGCAAAAACGTGTTGTTCACGCATACCGCCTCTCGAAAGCCATCGGTGATGACGAGGTAGAGCAGCGCGTGCTCTGGATCCAGACCTAGCTGCGCGCACAAGGCGGCGCCCGTTGTTTCGTGCTTCAAGTCTCCGGGGCGCGGCTCGTAGACAGAGAATCCAAAATGACGACTGGCGCGGGCACACAAGAGGCTCAAATTGGGAGCGAGGGTGCTAGGGGAGAGGTGACGCCCGCCGTGGAAGATGTAGACGGAAGGGCTGTAGTGTGACGGGGTCAGCTTAATTGACACGCCCGTGCCACCGAGCCCTGTTGTTCGCGACCCGGCCACAACCGCCACGTTTACGGTAAATCCGCTTTCTACCGTCAAGCCGGCCACGAGGGGTGCGATGGCGACATCCAGGTCACTGCTTCGCGCCGATAAGAGCGACAGCTCTTCTAGCTGCTCGGTGGGAGTTGGCCGGGCATAGACGTACCCCAAGGGCCCGGGAGGGACTTTTATGGTTGTTGCCGTCTTGGGTTTTGACTCCATCGCAAGCAAATGTGGGTACGTGCTGCTTCAATCGATGGGCGGAGGTACCGATGGGTTTGACGCAAAGGGGCAAGGGGAGGCTGCAGCTACTAGTTTAAAAGTGCCGCGCCAACAGGGGCTGCTCAGAAAGACACTCAAGTGTCTCTTGTGGGTAAAGCGCCTTATCGACCGCCGCAATTTGTAGTAACTGATCTTAGAAACGCCTACTAGGCGGAACACTAACCGCCCTATCAGGTAGCTTCATTTTTCTGACTCAGGTGCTCGTCTTGCTGACTCAACAGGCGGGGCCAACACCTCCCCGCCGCGGCTTCATAAATTCAGTTCGGCGGCCGCCTCGCACGCAGCCGCGCAGCCAGCCCCGTGTTACCTGCTTCAGACACCGTGGGGCCCGCGTGCCGCAAGTTGGCACGCACAGAGGCATTCGACTATGGCTACTGCCTCCCCCAGCAGCCTCCCCAAAAGCGGTGCCCGCGCAGCGTCGCGAGCCGCATCTAGCTTTTTTCACGCGCCGGGGACCGGTACTGACGGTTCTAGTCTTCAGCCGCGCCGCAGCTTCTTCAACCCGTTTTTAGCTTCTGCGCACACCGGGGGATCGCAGCGCCGCCAACCGCCTCCAGCGAGGCACACCTACTGCAGCGACTGCTCCGAGTTCACGTTTATAGCCCCCCGCGCCCTCGATGAAGACGCGCCTGCCGACCAGCGCACTGGCGTGCACCAAGGCCTGCTGCGCCGCGCGCCGCGCGTCTATTGCAATGGCGACGAGCAAGACATTCTCGCCTTCGGCCCCGAAAGCTTTTGGCCACGCCGGGCGCGCATGTGGGGGGGTGTGGATTTTGCCCCCCCGAATTTTACCCCCAGCGACACGACGTTTCACGTGTTCGATATTGTGGAAAATGTCGAACATGCGTACGGCATGCGCTCGGAGCAGTTTCACAGTCGCTTTGTGGATGCAATTACCCCGACCGGGACTGTCATCACGCTGCTTGGCTTAACTGCGGAAGGCCATCGCATCGCTGTTCATGTGTACGGAATTCGCCAGTATTTTTTCATGCCCAAAGCTGATGTAGACCGCCACTTACGATGCACAGCCCCTCGCGACTTAAGCGAGCGCATGGCCGCCGCCCTGCGCGAAGCTCCAAGTTCCTCATTTCGCAACATTTCGGCCGATCATTTTGAGGTAAGCGTAGTTGAGCGGGCGGACGTGTATTTTTACGAAACACGCCCCACCCAATTTTACCAAATCTGGGCTCGCAGCAGCCGCGCAGTTTCTTATCTGTGCGATAACTTTTGGCCCCAAATTAAGAAGTACGAAGGGGGGGTTGACGCTACTACTCGGTTTATTTTAGACAACCCCGGCTTTACCACGTTTGGGTGGTACCGCCTTCAGGCGGGGGCGAGCGGGCCGGTCCAGCTCCGAGACCCGGCAGCCTTCAGCACAGCCAGCGACATTGAGGTAAACTGCACGGTAGATAACCTGACGGCTGATGCCAGTCGGCAAGATTTGCCGGCCTACAAGCTCATGTGCTTTGATATTGAGTGTAAGGCTGGGGGGGCCGACGAGACCGCCTTTCCCGTGGCGGCCAATCCCGAAGATTTAGTCATTCAAATTTCATGCCTCTTCTACGATGTCCCCTCTAGCCAGTTAGAGCACATTCTCTTGTTTTCTCTGGGGTCATGCGACCTGCCAGCTGCGTACCGAGAAGACTTGGCTCGGCGCAACCTCCCCGCGCCCGTTGTTTTAGAATTTGACAGCGAGTTTGAAATGCTGCTGGCCTTCCTGACAGTGATTAAGCAATACGGCCCCGAATTTGTAACTGGGTACAACATTATTAATTTTGACTGGCCGTTTATTATCGCAAAACTCACGGATATCTATAAAACCCCCCTCGATGGATATGGCCGCTTCAACAGCCGCGGGATGTTCCGAGTGTGGGACATTGGCCAGAGCAACTTTCAAAAGCTCAGCAAGATTAAGGTAAATGGCATGATCAATATTGACATGTACGGCATCGTAAAGGACAAAATTAAGCTGTCTAGCTACAAACTGAACGCTGTCGCGGAAGCTGTTTTGAAGGACAAAAAAAAGGACCTGAGCTATAAGGACATCCCTAAATTTTTTGCATCTGGTCCGGATTTGAGAGGAGTGATTGCGGAATACTGCATCCAAGACTCGCTGCTAGTGGGGCAGCTTTTTTTTAAGTTTTACCCACATCTTGAGCTAGCCGCGGTAGCGCGCTTGGCCGGCATCAGCCTCACCCGTACTATCTACGATGGGCAGCAGATTCGCGTCTACACGTGCCTCCTGCGCCTGGCGGCCCAAAAAGGGTTTTTGTTACCGGACAACCAAAGTCGCTTTCGCCCCCCAGTGGAGGAGCGCGCCTCTGGCCCCGCACCCCAAAAGCGCGCGCGCGCCACAGAGCCCCCCCCAGACATCGAAGACGGGGAGGAAGACAGCGCCGCAGAAGAAGACGAAGCCCCCCCGTGTGAGAGCGGCTCTTCGCATGGCGCCGGGCGCCATGTGGGGTACCAAGGTGCGAAAGTTTTAGACCCTACCGCCGGGTTTCACGTTAGCCCCGTGGTGGTGTTTGACTTTGCTAGTCTCTACCCCAGCATTATTCAGGCCCACAACCTTTGCTTCAGCACCCTGTCCCTTAACCCCGACGCAGTGCGCAGTCTAGACGCTCAAAAGGACTACTTGGACATTGAAGTGGGGGGGACGCGTCTCTTTTTCGTTAAGGCGCACATTCGCGAAAGCCTCCTGAGCATCTTATTACGCGACTGGCTGGCGATGCGCAAACAAATCCGCTCACGCATCCCCCTCAGCACCCCCGAGGAAGCGGTTTTACTCGACAAACAGCAGGCAGCTATTAAAGTAGTGTGCAATTCCGTGTACGGCTTTACGGGCGTCCAGCACGGCCTGCTGCCGTGTCTGCATGTTGCGGCCACTGTCACCACCATTGGCCGCAACATGTTGCTGGCTACGCGAGAGTACGTGCATGCGCGCTGGACGACAATGCCCAGCGTCGTGGCAGACTTTCCAGAGGCAGCCTCCATGGGAACCCCAGAGCCATTTTCTATGCGAATCATTTATGGCGATACCGATTCCATCTTCGTAAAGTGCAGAGGCCTGACGGCCGAAGGCTTGACAGCCATGGGCGACAAAATGGCCAGCCATATCTCGCGAGCCCTCTTCACCCCCCCCATTAAGCTCGAGTGCGAGAAAACATTCACAAAGCTGTTGCTCATAGCTAAAAAAAAATACATCGGCGTGATTTGCGGAGGAAAGATGCTTATCAAAGGGGTAGATTTAGTGCGAAAAAACAACTGCGCCTTTATTAATCAAACCTCCCGCGCCCTCGTGGACCTGCTCTTTTATAACGACGTCGTATCGCACGCGGCAGCCCAGCTGGCCACCCTGCCACCCGAAGAGTGGCTCTCTCGCCCCCTGCCAAAGGGATTAGGGGAATTTGGAGCCGTCTTGGTGGACGCCCATCGCCGCATTACAAACCCATCACGTGATGTCCAAGACTTTATTTTGACGGCAGAACTGAGCCGGCACCCGCGCGCCTATACCAACAAGCGCTTGGCTCACCTCACCGTTTACTACAAACTCATGGCCAGGCGCGAGCAAGTTCCGTCCATTAAGGACCGCATTCCGTACGTCATCGTGGCCCAGACGCGCGAAGTAGAAGAAACTGTGGCTAGCCTGGCAGCCCTCCGCGAGCAAGACGAAGGGCTGCCCTCTCTGCTTGCCCCGCCTGAGCCCCCGACCAAGAAGCCTCGCCAAGTTGGCGAGGCTGGCGCGCGGCAGCGCAAACTGCTCATTTCTGAACTGGCCGAAGACCCGAGTTACGTGTTGGCCCACAACATCCCCCTCAACACCGACTACTATTTTTCCCACCTGCTGGGGGCAGCATGCGTTACCTTTAAGGCGCTGTTTGGAAATAATGCCAAAATCACTGAACATTTGCTTAAGCGCTTTATTCCAGAAATGTGGCACCCCACAGAAGAAATCGCCGCAAAGCTGCGGGCGGCTGGGTTTGTGGCTGTTGGGGCGGGGGCTACGGAGGAGGAAATTCGTCAAAGGTTGCATAGAGCCTTTGATACTCTAGCATCAAGCCTCCATCAAAGTTAATGTCTTGCATCTTACAATAAATATCAGACGCAGACACCGTAGGAATGTCGGCTTCGGCTGGTTTTTCTGTATTGCGCCGCACCACCAGCACAAACATGGTTTGCCACACGTGGGCGACAAATCGGTAACCCGGGCACGACGTGAGCATGCGGTCGATGAGGCCGTAGTGAAGGTGGGTGGAAGTTCCGGGAAACACAACATAGAGCATGTAGCCTCCGTACGTGGGGTCAGGGTAAAATAACAAGCGCGGGTCAACGGACCCTCCGCTCCGGAGAATGGCGTGCACAAAGAACAGTTCGGGTTGCTCGAGAACGGCGGCCAGGAGGTTCTGCAAGGGGTCGCTGCGGCGCTCAGACAGCACAACCAGAGACGCGAGGAAAGCGCGGTGCTCAAAAATGGTGTTAATTTGCTGCACGAACGCCAGAATGAGCGCCTCGCGGCTAGTTGCTGCGAGGCGCCCGTTTCCAGCGTTGCAGGCGGGACAGCAGCCCCCAATGCCGAGGTAATAGCCCATCCCGGACAGCGTGAGGCAGTTATCCGCCACAGTACTGCCGAGGTCAAACGGCAAGGCGATAGGGGTGGTTTTTACGAGAGGCACAGACAGGGAGCGCACAATGGCAATTTCTTCGGAGGGCGTGTGGGCAAGCGCGGCAAACAGGCCGCGATAGCGCTCGCGCTCTTGGGCACACAGCGCTAGCTTGCGCTCGAGAGAGGCGAAGCTTTTGGTGCTCCGACTGATGCGCCGATCGCACCGCGAAGCCCCCCAATAGTCTCTGGGGACGACGCTGCTACGGCGACGCGTAGTTGAGCGCCGGTGGGAGCGACGCCCCAGCCCATCTGTCGTCTCTGGGTCATACATAGGTGCTCAGGGTGTGTTCTAGGGACAAGAGGGAGATCGAATGCCGCCTGAGCAGTGCGCTTGCCTCTCTCACAAATGTGGCGAGCGCCGTGGGTCGGGGTACAAATACTTGGTAAGTCTTGAAGGTGTAGATGAGCGCGCGCAGCGCGACGCAGACACGCCCCTCGAACTCGTTGCCACAGGCAAGTTTAGCCTTAAATAGAGCTAGCTCCTCCTCCGCTTGAATCGGAGGGTGGCCAAAGAGAATCCAAGGGTTTACCTCAATTTCCGTAATTGCGCACATTGGGTCACAAAACATGTGCTTAAAGATTGCTTCGGGGCCCGCTGCTCGCAACAGGGCAATAAATCGGCCCCCGTCGTGGGGCTCCGTGTTCACATCTCCCGACATCTGCTCAATCACGGGCATTATGCAGTCAAAGAGGCTAGTATTATTATCGGAGTACCGCAGCACGCTAATTTTAAGCTGGCGCAAGGCCACCCAATAAGCTCGAATCAACAGGAGGTTGCAGAGGAGACACTCCCCCCCCGTGCGGCCTCGGCTGCGGCCGTGCTTGAGCACCGTCGCCATGAGGGGTCCTACTTCCAAATCTGGACCCGCCCCTCGCTCTGCAAACTGCACAAACCGAGGTGCCACGTCGCGCTCGCGTGCAGAGCGATGGGCTTCCCACGCTTGGGAAACTGCGCTTTGGCGCGCTTCCGTAGCTGCGCGGGTCTGGGGGCTAGATTCCCAAATCGCGGGAGTTCCCGCCAGAAGCAGCAAGATCAGGTCGGCGTACTCCCATGTGTCAGCGCTCTCTAATAACTGGGCGACAGTTTCAAACTCTGCGTTGCGGGCCAGGGCGCGAGAGCAGCAATTGTTAGTGTGGGTGCGCTTGCCTTCGGTGCAGTCGAGAAGGCGCGCGCAGTCTTTCCAATTCATCAGCGCCGTGGTTAGGGAGGGCTGGGTGCTTGGGGCGCTGCCTTCGTCGCCGCGCGTGCTAAGCGTGCCCATGAGGGCGCGCGTGGAAGATTGGGCCAGAAAAGAATAGTTAGAGTATTGCACCTTCGCCGCACTCGAAGTGCTCGTCGGGGCGGGGGCTGTTTTTTGTGTTTGACGCCCAGGCACTCCGCCATCAGTCCGGAAGCAGCAATGCAAAAAGAAATGCCGGTGTATGTCGTTAATCGTCAGGGCAAAGCGAGCAAACGCCCCGACGAGAGTGGCTCGTTTAGTGGGCAAAAAATGGCGATCCATAATATACACAAACTCAAACGCCGCCACAAAAATACTGGCCGCGCAAGGCGGCGCCCCCAGACACTTGGCACACAAAAAGGCATAGTCTGCAACCCACTGGGGGGAGAGGCTGTATTTTTGCTTGTACAGCTCAATGGTCCGACAGACTAAGCAGGGGCGGTCTAGTGCAAACGTGTCTATGGACGCGGCTGTGTAAGGCCCGCTGTCTAAGGCGTCTGGTCTCACTGTCTCTACAGACTCGCCTCGCGTGGCTCCTCCTCTCTCTCTCCCGCCCCGCTGGGGTCCAGGCGCCGTCGCCACGTCACTCTCAACATCCTCGTCGGGTTCGGGGAAGGGTACGCCCACCACGTGACATGCTGCTAGGAGCTCTGAACAAAGGGCCTCGTTCATCGCTAGGAGCTTAGCATTGAACGCCACGTACGGAAGATCAAAGGCGCGCTCGTGCCAGCTGCTCACAAGATTAGTTGTATTGGTAGGAGGCAGGGGGACTCGCGATTGGCGCTCAGAAGCCATGGCGCAGCCGAGGGATCCGTCGCAGTATTTGCTCCGGGATGTAATTCCCGAAGAGCTTTTGCTGTCCGAGTCTTTAGCTAATCTTGAGGCGCGCTTTGTCTCGCGAGACAACGCTCCGCCTGCCGCAATCTGGTTTGAGGACCTAACCCCGGCTGAGTTGGAGGTAGTGTTCCCGACGACAGATGCCAAAATTAACTACTTATCCCGCACGCAGAGGCTGGCGTCACTTCTGGCTTGCTCGGGGGATATAAAAATCTCCGTGCCTCTCGCGCCTTCTCAGAGTTCGCGGGAACAGTGCGTGCACGCAGACTTGCTCGCAAAAAAGCGCGAGCGCTTCGCCGCGGTTATTAATCGCTTTTTAGATCTCCATCAAATTTTGCGAGGGTAGTCGCGGTAGCGTAGCATCGGGCCTGCCGCTGTCGCACGTAGAGCTCGCTTGTAAGTCCAGGAATGGGGCGCTCTAAGTCTTGCGGTGGAAGGCGCGAAGACCTGTTCGAGAGCTTGATCCAGCGCATTCGCCTCGTGGTGCCGTCCTCCTTATGTAGCTGGGAGTGCGACTCGGGCCCATACTCACCGGCCAACCCTCCTTCTCGATGCGCTTTCCAGTTTAACGGCCAAAACGGGTCGGACGACACATTTCCGATCGAATACGTCTTGCGGCTCATGAGTGACTGGGCGGAAGCAGCCTGTGATCCCTACTTGCGCATCCAAAACACAGGCGTGTCCGTCTTGTTTCAAGGGTTCTTTAACCGACCGAGCGATGCACCAAAGCGCGCGGTGACGGCGGCCCACACGAACGTGATTCTCCACTCCACTGAAGCCACCGGCCTGTCTCTAGTAGACCTGGACGACATCAAGAAGCGCATGGGCCTAGACACGCGCCCCATGATGGCTAGCATGTGGATCAGCTGCTTCGTTCGCATGCCGCAAGTCCAGTTGGCGTTTCGGTTCATGGGACCCGAAGACGCGGGACGCACGCGTCGCATTCTGTGTCGCGCAGCCGAGCAAGCACTTGAGCGCCAGCGCCGCTCTCGCCACACCAGCACTGCGCTCTCAAAGCAGCCTGCCCCCACGCCAGAGCCTTTCGATGCTCCCGCCGCTCCGGCGCAACCGCGATGCCCCACTCTTATTTCCCCCCCGCTCCACTCGGCAACAAACGGGCGCTTGTTGCATCGCGCCCTGCAGCTTGCCCAGCAACCATGCTCAGTGCCGCCCTGGGCCATGTTCTCGGGGGGCGTGGCTTTAATTGCCACTTACTATTGGCTCGCGTTTATGCGTTAATAAGCCCCTCGTGGGTCGAAGGCAATCCACTTGCGATCGGCACGCTCCCCCGCACCATCACTTCTCGCTCGATATCTCTCTAGCATGGCTAACGCCGTGCAATTTCACCGCCCTAACTCGGTAAATGCCGATGATGTGCGTGCTATGAGCTTGCGCGATTTGGTCTTAGCCGTCAACACCTCACGAAACATAGACCACAACTACGACCACCCATTGGGTAACCACACCGCCGTGCGCAACTTTGTGCGGGGACAAGCGGGTGCCCTGGCGCATCTGTGTCACCAGCACGCGAACAACACATTCGCGACACAGCCTATGTTTTCCCACGAAGCTCCCGCCGACTGGCTGCGGCCCGCGTTTGGCCTGCGCCGCACCTTTTCCCCCTTTGTCGTGCGCGAAGACGTCGTGCCCTGACCTCCCAGCCTAACCATTGTTTCTTCGTACAAATAAAACAAAACATTAACACGCGATGATAGTTTAATGACTGGTGGTTTTTATTGGACAATAAGTCGGTAAATGCGTCTAACCCAGTAACATGCGTACGTGATGGAAGCTGGAGAAGACAGCCTTGCTCCTGGCGAGCAGGGCGCGGTGGCTGCGCTGGAACTGGCGTTCCATGCGCCTGCACACTTGAATGAGCACCGCCAGCGCACTGCGGCCAGTGCTCCGGACGTAACGCCGGGAGAACGCCGCGTTCATTGAGACGGGGGGGGCGCCAAAAAAGGGCTTGGTGAGCTCTGGATCTTCTAACGTGTCGGCGCTTGAGCGCAGGGAGCTGTCGTCGTCAGACTCTGACTCTGACTCTGAGTCAGAGTCTGAAGTTGCGGAGGAGTCTAATTCAGAATCTTCTGTTGAGTGGGGGGACTGGGATTCTCGTTCGAGTGGGGGAATAGCAACAAGCGAGGCCCAAGAGCGAAGCGCGCGAGGATGCGAAAGAGGTTTGGGGGGGCGCTGATGCTGTCGCGTTTGGCGGCGCGGAAGATTAGCTAAAGCCACACCTCCGACATCCCCCCCCAGCATGCCGGTGCGAGCCTCGGCCTCGCGTTCGGGAACCCAAGCCTCTTGGGTTGGGCTGGTGAGGGGGATGAGAGCATCGCCTGGTGCGTTTGCGGTGGTTAAGCGGGGGGGTGAGATGGGCGGGGAAGAAATTTCTGCGTAAGGGAGTGACTCTGTTGACACCGCAACCGCATACGCGGCTGCGCGGCGCTGACTTGAGGGTGGTTTGGTCGGCCGAGGGTTGGGGGGGCGGCGAACCAGTCGAGACGCCGTGTGGCCTAAAGGAACTCCGTCATCCAAAAAATAAAATTCTGCGGCCGGTGGAGATGGAGGCGTGGGTGGGGGTAAGACTAAAGGGGGTGAGGGAAGCTCAGGTTTAGCCCCCAAAGGCTCCTCAGGTGTGCTAGGGGAGAGAGAAAGAGAGGGCACCGTGGGACCAAGCAGAGACGTGGCATGTGTGCGGCGAGGGGGTGGCGCTTTAGGGTCAGGCGGGGCTTTTGTTGACGTTACCCTCGAGCGCCGAAGCCCGGGAAGCACACCGGCGTGAGCGGGAGGAGCGTGAGCGGGAGGAGCGTGAGCGGGAGGAGCGTGAGCGGGAGGAGCGTGAGCGGGAGGAGCGTGAGCGGGAGGAGCGTGAGCGGGAGGAGCGTGAGCGGGAGGAGGGCCTGGTTGATAAGAACTGCGTCGCCCGCGAGACTTTCTCGAGCGACGAGGTTTGGAAGCCTGGGGAGAGGGGGGGAGTTTGCTTTCGGGGGGCAATGAACGCGGCAGTGGTTGGGAAGGCGGCGGCAACTTGATGGTGGGTTACGAAAGATCCGGAGCGAGAGCTGCGGCTTGGTTTTCCAGCATCCGAGACGAACCTGCTGGCTGGGAAGCGAGGACGGATTGACCTAGGGTGTGAGTTGGAGATGGGGGAAGGGGGGGTCCCGGTTCACCGACATCATCTAACGCAATTTCCTCCAGCCCACGCAACCACGTTCGCATATGCGAGCTTATTTCGTCGTCCGAAGACGGAAGTGGCTCGAGAACGGGCGACCCAGAAAGGTCAAGGGCGGGGGAGAGGGAAAGTCCGTCTCCCGCATTACGTCCGGAAGCGTTGGTTGCATCGTGTGAGAGCCGGGCAAACGGGAAGGGATTGTGGGTGGGGTGCTTGTAGGTGGGAGTTCCGGGAAACAAGTCTCGCGAAAGCAGCGAGGAGTGGAAGGGGCGCCCAATAATGGTTTGGGCGAAAAAGGGGTCCGCAGCCGACTGGAGGTCTGACAGCACGTCTTCTTGCGTGGACACAAAGGGAAGCTCATCGAGGGTATCCCCGCCTGTAAACTGCACCACCGGGGGGCCGGGGGGGTCGGAGTTTTCCCAGAGCACACGCACGGGTGTCATGGTAATATCCACGAGAATCAGACACGGGGGGCTGTCGGCCAGTGGCTGAGAGGCGAGCAGCAGCGACAGCTGGGGCAACTGAGCCGCCAAACATGCATTTTCAATGACATGCATGTCTGTGTGCAGCAAGCGGGCGGCCCAAGACTCGATGTCCGAAGACACCGAGTTGCGCAACTCTGCATCTAAGCCGCCTTCTCGAGAGTCAAACAGCGTCAGACAGAGCTCTAGTTCAGATTCTTTCGAGAAGGCGGTGTCGTTGCGCAGCGCCACGACCACTGGGGCTCCCAGTAGCGTTGCCGCTAGCACCAAATCCATGGCTGTGACGCGCGCCGCTTTCGAGCGAGCGGCGGTGCTAGGTCGGACAGTGAGCTGCTGCCCTGAGGGGGCGTACAGCGCGTTGGGGGGTGGGGGAGAGGCTACTCCCAGTCCCGGGGGAGGGGGGAGAGTTTCGCGCGACTCGAGGCGGGCGGCAAGAAAAGAGTCGCAGCTGTCATACTCAGTATAGTCGTCAGGCACCATGCACGTCCACAGCGCTCCCAGCGCGTGGCTCGGCAAACACATACGCCCCAGAACACTGATGGCGACGAGAGCTTGCGCTGGGGTGAGCTGGCCCAAAAGGGCCGCGGGGCCTGCGGTGAGTTCGGGATGCGCGCGCCATGGGCCGAGAGGATCGGTTGCGGAAAGCTTGCCCGCGCGCCAGTCAGCTTCGCGGGTCCCAAACAGCAGACCACGCGTGTGTGCGGCCTGAGTGGAGAAGACAGGCAGTGTGCGAACCCTAGCGTCCGAGTGAGGGGTTAGTCGCTGAACAAACAGCGTGGTCATTGTGCTTGATGACCACGCTGTTCCCAAGGTTAAGTGCATGTACTCGTGTTGTTGAGTTAAATCAAGGCGCCAGAAGTTATACAGATGTTCTGGGTTAGCTGCAACTAACGCCACCATGACATCGTTGGCGTTAAACGCGACGCTACGCTGCTGGGCATCTAGCGGGCCGGAGAGGAGCTGGGGAGACGCGAGGCCGTCTTGCCAACCAAGCTCGTTCCAGTGACACCCAAATTCACGCGTGAGAGTGGTTGCCGCCAAAGCTACATAGAGCTCGGCGGCCGCTCCCATTGCATCTCGCCAGCGCGCCTGGTGGTGGCGCACAAATCGCTCAAACAATTGAAAGTTTGCGGTTTGTGCGTCACTGAGGGCTAGTTGCAGCTTGTTAATAATGGTTAGCACGTACATGGCAGCCACCGTCGGGGCAGATTCGAGATGGCCGTCCGGAAGGGAAGGGCGGACGCTCTCAGCTTCAGGGCGCATGAGCAAGGCCCCCAGTTTGTCCGTAACGACAGGATAGCATACCGCATATTGCAGGGGGGCGCCACTGGGGATTAAGTAGCTGGTGGAAAACGGTAAATCGAGGGAGCTGGTGACTTCGCGGAGGACGAGCGGCGCGGATGTGTTGTTTGTGCGTATAAACGCTTCGCCGCGGCGGCGCAGCAGTTGGAGATCCACATCCGGGCCCGAGGCGCCATCGCGAGCAAATTTTTCTGAGGCGAGTGTGTCGCTGCGCAAGGGCGCGGGCGTAATGCCCGCGCCCAACTGAATCTGGCCTTGGGAGTACGCGGTATATAAGCCCAGGCGGTGCTGGATGAGCTCGCGGGCGTGCTGGAATTGGCTCCCGCCCCATGACGGCAGCTCCCGCACGAGGGCTTCGAGTTCCCCCAGCAACCCCTGAAGGGCCCCCAGCCCCATCTCCCAGGGCACGCGCCGAACCACGTCATCCCGAAGTCTTTCGAGAGTCGTGTCGTGGCGGGCAACGGCCGCCCCAAACTCTTCCAGCACCTCTGATCGCTCGGCAACCTTCGCGGCTAAGACCCCCTTGTGCTTGGCTGAGATTCGCGGGTAATGCTGGTTAGCCCTTAAGCTGGCAATGGTGCCCGTAGCAATCTGGAGGGAGCGCAACTGTGCGCGCGCTCCCTCCAGCGCTTCGGCCGACTTCCACGCGCCTCCGCGTGCCCGTCCAAAGCGCCCCCAGACCTCATCCCACTCAGCCTCCGCCTCCTGGAGAGACTGGGAGAGGGCACTCACACCGCGGTGCTCTTCGGCCAGCGCCGCGAGGCGATCTTGCAGGCGCGCGGACAAAGACGTCTGGTGGGGCTCGGTGGGGTTCGGGGGCTGGGCGGCCAGCACTTGCCGAGCGTGGGATAGCCACTCAACAACATCACTAGCCAGTTCTGGGGCCTTTTCCGTTTGGTCGGCTAGAATGTCGATTTGGTTGACAATTTCGGCTACCGATCGAGCCTGATCAAGCGCTTTGGCGGCGGCTGGCGGAGCGGACACAACTTTGAGGGTCGTCTTTAGATTGGCCAGCCGTTCCGCTTCGCTTTGCGAGAGGCGCTCCTGTGCCGCCAACACTTCCCGCAGCCCCCCCGTAACTTTTTCTGTGGCTTCCGCACGCTGCTGCTTTGCGCGCACCAAGGCGTCCTTGGCTTCCCCTAAATCGCGCCGGGTGGCAAAGGCCACATACTCGGCATACGCGGTGTCTTTGACAGGAGTCTGGTCGACACGTTCGAGCTTTTGGATGCAGTCTGCGAGGACATCTTCGCTCGGGCATGGCAGGGAAACGCCTGTGCGTACAAGCTCGGCCGCGGCAACCAAGTCTCCCTGAGCGCGCTCAGCCTCCGCGACAGCCGTCGCTAAGTCTAGAGGCACCCCCCCAAGAGCGCGGTGCACCTCGGCGCGCAGCGCTTCGAGGTGATCTCTAATGTCTAAGTACTCGGCATACCCGCGGCGGAAAAATGACACATACTGGCGCAAGGACGCTACCATCGTCAGGTCTTCGGCTAAGCGGGTTACCGCTTCGTGATAATCTATAAACCCATTTCCGGCTTGCGCCAGCAAGAGCAGGCTAGACCCGAGGCGCAGCAAGCGCGCCAGGGGCTCGACGTCGACTTTAAACATGTCAGCATAGACTTCAGATGCCGCCGAAAACGCGGGGCCCCATGTGATGCGGCGGATGGCAGCTAGAGGGGGAAGCATGGGATGGTGCTGGTTTTCGGGGGTAAAAGGATTGAACGCAAAGGCGGCCTCGAGAGCCAGCGTCACAATCTTGCCGTTAGCAGCCAAGGCTTGCTCCGCGCGCTTGCGGTACTCCCGGAGGCTGTAATTGTGCGTAGCTGCCAAGCCAGCGAGCCGCCGAAGCTCAATTACGTCAAATTCCGAGTGACTTTCAATCTGGTCGAGGGCTGCGTTAACATCAGACGCCCACCGCTCACTGCGGTCCCGAGTGTGGTGTTCGGTAATCTTGGCTTTCAACTCACTTTTCGCCGCGTCGAGCTCCTCTATGCGCCGGCGCGCGGCAGTAATCACTTTGCCGAGCTCCTGCAGCGCTCGCCCGCTGGGGGAGAGGTCGCCCGCCGACCCTTCGGCATGCAGAAGCCCCCCAAACTCCGCCTCGCAGGCCGCAAGCTGGGTTTGTGTATTAGAGGCGGCTTGGGTGGCCTCGTCCACAAGCGTGGCCGCCCCATCTGATTGAGGGTCCACGCGGCGCATTTGGCCCACTAACTCGGCCGCTGCCGCTCCGAGCGAAGAGAGCTGGCCTATAGCTTCTCGGGCCCGGAGCGCCAAGCGGGTAGCTTTCACGTAGCCCGCGGCGCTGTCAGCGAGGGGGCCGAGAAAGGCTAGGGGGAAGGCTGGCTCCAGCACCGCCGGACCCAAGGCCGCCACGGCCTTCGCGAGAACTTGGTGCGCGTGCGTGGCCGCCTCGACAGTGGTGGCAGGGCTGGCCGTAGCCACGGCTGCACTGCTGGCGGTAATGGCCTCCGAAAGGGCGCGGGACACTGCTGGCTCGTGGTGGAGAAAGAATTGTCGGAGCAGGGGAGTTTCTGGCACCTGGGAGAACACATTGTCTAGTACTGCTACAAAACAGGGGGGTAAACTGGAGAGCGCGGCCGCAGTATCTGGTGTGGGGTGTTCAAGCACCTCACGGTACTGGCCTAGCAGCCCCCATAAATCTGCACGCAGAGCCGCTTTAACTTCTGGGGACGAGGCGGCCACAGCACTTTCTAGGCTATCCCAGCCTTCGGGTAACGAGCTCTTGAGTGTTTCGAGCACAACGGGCGCCACCTTTAGGCCGGCAAAATTGGGGAGGGGACGCAAAATCTGTTGCAGCTTCTGGGAGAAGGCCTCGCGCTCTTTGTGGGCGCGCGCAGCTCGCTCGCGCGCTTCCTTGAGCATGTCCTCGAGTTCGCGCGTGCGGCGCGCTAGTTGCTCCCGAGCTTCGGCTGAGAGCTCGCCGGTGAGCTTGGTGGCCTCCATGGATTTGGCGTGCCGGAGGGCGTCTTCTGCTAGACGCTTGACGGTAGAAGATAGCCCTCCCTCTTCAATTAGCTCTGGGGCGTCCGCACCAGCTCCAAACGCGGCCTCGCTCTCGAGTTCTTGTTTAAGCGAAGCGTCAATATCGTTAAAGCGCGCCAGCTCGGCCAGGCCTGAGCTGCGCCGCACAAGTTGGTCGTTAATTTTCGTAATATTGCGGGCGAGTTCGTTGAGCGCCGTGCGCTCAACCAAACCTTGGTTGGCCGCATCCCCCAACACCGACAGCCAAGCCGCCAGCCCTTCGGGAGATTCTAGTCTTTGGCCCAATTGCACGAGCTCGCGCAATAGCGACGCCGATAAACTAGTGGTGAGGGGTGGCGGTGGCTTGAGCTGCACGCGCTGCGCTACTTCCTGGAGGTGGCCGTCGAAAGCCGCCAGAGACTCTAAGAGCTGCTCTAGAGGCACGACCGGAGCAGAAGCAACTTGATATGGGCGGTCATTTGTGGTGTTAGCCATTAGCGCTTGGGCGCTATAAGCAGCGCCGCGGTGAAAGTACTCACGCACGGCGTTATCTAGGGCCTTGATGGCAGCCGCCCTCACCTGCTCGAGCTGCGCTCCCACTTCCGTCGGTGTGAGGGGGGTGGTCTTGTTAGGGTGGTGAGCGGGCGACATGGGGGGCTGGGGCACGACCACCAGCGGCCCGCTGTGCTGGCTCACCGCCTCCACCCCCTGCGCTAGGGCTGCGAGAGCCCGGCGCATCTCAGCATCTTCCGTCTCAGCGCGAAGCTCTTCGCCCCGCGCGAAGCTGGCGAGCTCCTGGACGCGCTGCAGTAACGGCTTAGGATGGGTCGGTGTAGAGGGAGCAAATAATGCATCCGGCTGGGTGCGCGTCCGCTCGAGCAGCCACTCCGACAGTCGCGCGTACAAATTTGCAGGGGGCGCGCTGCGCAGCTGTTGCTCGAGCTCAGCCAAGTCCCCGTACAGATCATCTGTCTTGTGAATGATGTCGTTGGCGATGAGCACCAGTTTAGCCAGCGCGAGCTTGCCGACGTGCGAGTTGCTGTCCACCACTTGCTGGATGAGGGGGAGGTGAGCAGACACCTCCGCCAAAGTCATGTGTGTTGAAGCGAGGAAATCCCCGACGGCCGTCTTCCGGGGGAGCCATTGGATGGTGTGCTCTAAGAGAGCTACAGCAGGCCCTGCCGTTTTGATGTTAGAGTGTGTACGCGCCCCGTTTTCGATGAGGAACGCCAAGATGCGCTCAAAGAAAAAGAGGACGCAATGCTCCAGGAGCCCCAGGTTAGGGGTATGGGGAGAGCGTAAGGCGTTAATAGTGAGCTGCGAGCAAACCGCCACCTCTTGGGTAATCGTGGCATCATGCGCTGCCATGTTGTGCATTAAAGCGTCCATGCCCGGCGCGACGGCCAATATTTGGGTGAGGTCTTCGGCGGGAGGCTCAGGGGAAGCGCGCGCTTGGAGGGCTTGAATTGCCGCCTGCTCGGCGGTGCCGGAGGAAGGCGCGGTGCTTAGGGTTGGGGAGGTGCTTGGGGGTGAGTCGGTTTCGAGCGCCTCGCCCCAGTCCACGGGCGGCGAGGCGCTTTCGCCCCGAGCATTGGCGGGGGAGGCGGGGGTGGGTGGCCCAGGAATCGCGCGCTTGGGGTGACTGCTTGAGGTCAAGTCCTCTAAGCTGGACGGTGGGGTCCACGTTGGCCGGCGGCGCTTAGACAGCCCGGGATACTGCTTCGGGAGGGAAACCACGCCCACCTCCATTCCCCCCCAGCCCATCTTCTTTGTCGTCGGGCCCGTCTATGGCAACTGTCGGCGGGGGGGTAGGTCCGGGCTGGTCGTTGAGGGCCGCGCTCCATACGTCGCTGTCGGATGTAGGGTGTGGTGGCAGCGGGGGCTTGGGGGTGGACGTTGGCTGTTTGCTATTTTTGTGTGCCTTTGACGCTTTGGGGGCTTTAGGTGGTTTGGAGCTTTTGTTTTTTGTGGGCTTAGACGCGGGCTGCGTTTTAAAAACAAACAAAGCTGGGGCATCGCCCTCATCGACAGAGGCACTTTGGCCCACGACCACAGCTCCTGGGGCCACGCTATCGCCCCGCAGAGGATGAGATACTACCACTCGGCGCTCTTCAAACGGTTCGTCCTGCAGATATGTTTCACTCACTCCATATAAGTGCAGAACCGCAGCCGATAGATCTGATGGGGCCACGGGGTGAGGGCCCGCGGGCACAAAAAACACCATAGCTCCCGCCCACATAACGTCTGCCCGCGCCTGGGTGTAGTACGTCAGGTACGTGTACACATCACCGGCGCGCACTTTAGCAATAAAGGCGGGTGTTCCGTTTGCGAGGCCATGGGGGTCAAATAGGTACGCATCATCACCGCTGCGGTACAACCCCATTCCTAGCGAGCCAATGGTGAGAAGAGTATACGACACCGGCCGTCTTGCCCATACTCCAACAAAAAACTCGTAGGCCGCGCACTGCGTTTCCAAAAGCCCAGGGTGGGGCTGGGCAAAAAAAGGAACCTCCCCATAAACGCGCGAAAACACACAGCGGAGGCTGAGGGTGGAGGGGTACGCTAAGAAAGTTGGCAGCTCGACGACCGAGCACATGCGCGGAGGCTGGTCGCGTGCAGCCGGTTGCGTCCACTCACGCCCTTCAACCAGACACCCATCGACAGCTTCGGCAGACAGGGCTTCTCGGAGGCCCACATCATAGACGAGGCTGAGGAACGAGAGCGAGGAGCGCATACATGACACGGCTCCAGCCGGCGCTAAGTCGGCGGCAAATTGATTCCGGGGGCCAGAGACCACGATTTCTCGGCCGTCGGCTCCCGCCATGGCAAATGCAGCGCCGTCTCCCGCACCATATGACGCGCCTCGGCGACGCTGGGGCCTTTTGAAGCCCTTATCTGGGGGTATTGTCGTTTCCACCGCCATACCCAGGCCCCTCCCATAAACCAACAGACGCGTCGGTAGGGTTAAAACATCTTTATTAAAACACTATAACAACATCTCGTCATCGTCTTCCTCGGGCAAGTTAGGAGGCGTAGCGGAACTGCTGCGCGTGAGGTGGGGGAAAGTGCGCACCGGGGGTGAGCGCGCACTCCCAGCCTCGCGCACTTCTACGTCCTGAGGCGTGTCTTGTGAGGGGCGGCGCAGCGCCGACGCGCGAAACACCCCGTCGGTAACCTGAAGAAGCTCGTTCATCATTAGCCAGTCCATTCCTAGCAGGACGGAGAGGCCTTGGGGCGTTAGGTCTATGGACTCTGGATACATCGTCGGGCGGTCGAGAGGCCCGGCGTTGTAGTCTCCCCAGGCAGTTAGGTCGCACCGCTTGCTAATTAGGGCAAACTTAACGAGGGTGGGAATAGTTCCCGCATCTTCCTCCACATTAGCGAGAATTTCGCCCACGGCCGAAGTGCGCTGTTCGGTGGTGCTGGTGAGCGCCGGACTCGCTACCAAGCGCTCATTCTGCAGGCCACGCCAGGTCTCGTGGAGCTCTCGCACAAAGTCAGCCACGAGCTCCGGGCCAGTTGTGGTCTGCACCGCTTGGTAGCTCGTGGATAGATGCTTCCACCGCGATAAAAAGTGGCCCATGTAAAAAAAACCAGGTACTTGGTCTCCTGCCAGTAGTTTGGACGCGCGGGCGTGGATGCCTGTAACTAGCAACACGAATGACTGAATTTCCTGCAACACGTTTGAGAGCACACTGTGTTCGTGGTGCACTTGCACCACGAGACCCTCGCATACCCCCAAGTGGGCGGTCGCTTCAACAATAACTGACTTGAGTCCGGCTAACGCAGTGACTAGAGCGCGCTTGGCGTCGTGGTACATGCCGCAATATTGACTCACCGCATCGGCCATAGAGTCGGGGCGCCAAGGCCCGAGTTTTTCGGCAGTGTCGCCGGGAATGGCGTACACGCGGCGGCCGTCGCTCTCGAAGCGACACTCGAAAAACGCCGTGAGAGTTGTCATGTGCAGCCGCAGCAGTACAATAGCATCTTCTAGCTGTTGAATGAGGGGGTCAGCTCGCTCGATGAGCCCCATTAAAACCCCTCTGGCCGCCAGCGCATAGAGGCTCATCAGCAAGATGCTGGTGCCCACCTCGGGAGGTTCCAAGGGGGGCAAGCGCACCACATGGCTAATTTGGCTCACGGCTCCTTTGACGATTGCGTGCAAATCTCGGAGCAGCTGCTCTATATTGTCGGCCATCTGCAGGGTAGGGATGTGTTTGGGGTGGGTGGCGGGCTCGAGTAGCGTAATGAGCGCGCCGAGCTTCGTGCGGTGGCCCTCGACGGTCGGCACGTATCCCAGCCCAAAGTCTCGCGCCCATGCCAGCACGCGACAGGCAAAATCAATCGGGCGGGGGAGATAAGCCGCCCGGCAAGTGGCGCGGAGGGCGTCTCCTACGACGAGCGCCATCACATAAGGCGTAAATTGTGGGTCGGCGAGCACATTGGGGTAAATGCCATCGTGCTTGGGGAAGTGAATTTGCGTTGCAGCCGCCACGTGTACAGCGGGTGAGTGCGTGGCTTGGTTGGCCGAGAGTAAAGCGGCCGGAACCGCGGGCGTGGTGGGGGTGATGTCCCATTTCGTTTGGCCGTACACATCTAGCCAAATTAACACAGTCTCGCGCAGCAGGCTTGGTTGACCCGCGCTAAAGCGGCGCTCGGCCACTTCAAACTCCCCCACGAGCGCCCGCCGGAGGCTTGCCAAGTGTTCGGTAGGAGTGATAGGCCCCATGATGCGGGCTAAGATGTGCTTGAGCCCCCCTCCCGACAGGCCCACCGCCTCACAGAGCTTCACATGCTGGTATTCGCTGGTGCTCTGCAGGCGCTTAAACGCCCGCACGTAGTCGGCATACGGACCATAGTCTTGCGCCAAGGTAAAAATCTGAGATCCCGTTAATGCAATACAGCCAAACAGCTGCTGAATCTCGCTGAGAGTTGAGGGGCCTGGCGCCCCGCCTGATACTAAGAAGCCTTCGAGGGCGGACAGATAATGGTTGCAATGCGAGGGTGTAAACCCCGCGCTAATTAGCGTCTGGATGGCGGCCGAGGGAGTGTGGGTGTTTTGAATGAGGGTCCACGTTTGCTGCAAGAGGGCTAGAAACCGAGCTTGAGCCTCCGAGTCTAGCGCCTCACCGTGCTGGAGCAGGTTTGTTATCGCGGGCTGAAAAATTGCCAGGGCAGACGCACTTAGAAACGACGCGCTGGCCGAGAAGACAGCCACATCTGTTCGCACTCGCGTCATCAGCGTGCCCGGGGGAGCGCTCGTGGCACAAGGGGTTAGCGTGCTCAGCGCAGAGGAAACACGCACTTCCTCGCGACTGCGGGACATTTTCCCCGCTTCTATAGGCGGAATTAAAATTTGGGGGTCAATTTCGCGCACGGTCGTCTGGAAGCGGCTCAAGAGTTGCGGGGGGACCACTACCCCTTGATCGGCGGTAGTGAGATACTCGTCCACCAGCGAGAGGGTAAACAAGGCGCGAGTAAATGGCGTCAAGCTAGCATCATCAATGCACTGCAAGTGAGTAGAAAAGAGCGTGACCCAGTTGCTCGCGCGGGCTAAAAATCGTAGCCCTTCCTGCACAAAAGGCGATGGAAAGAGGAGGCTGTACTTAGGGGCAATAAGGTTGGCCCCAGGTTGCCCTAACGGCATAGGTGCCATTTTCAAGGGGGCCTCTGTAGCTGTTGCGGCTGACGTGCGAGGGTTAATGGCAAGGCAGTTTTTGGACACCGCCAGCCATTGTTCGACCCAGGCGACGGCATGCTGCCGGATTGGGACGGGCCCAAGGGGCGCCGTAGTGCGCAGCCCGGCCTCCTCAAAATTTTTGGTTGTGATGGCATCCGTCAGCATCAAAACCAAACTTTTGATGTCTTCCATAGTTTGGAAGGCCTGATCCGGTTCTTTGGGCAGGCCAACGTCCAGCCGATGTAAAATAAGGCCTGGTAAATTCTCGATAATGAGCGCAGTTTCGGGAAGGCTGTATAAGCGATGAAACCCACACAGCCGCTCCAATAAAATGGTCCACAGAGCTCGCAGCTCAGCGCGACTGATGGGGGTCGGTGCGAGCAGAAAGGCAGCCAGCGCTGCGCGCAGGCGCGCTGTCACTAAAAAGGCTGGCCCATCGCTCGACGGTTGCGTGCCGAGAGGTGAGTGTGGGGGGGACGCGGGAGGCTGAGCGCTCAAGCCACCCAACGTATCCAAAAGCAAACGCAGGGACGTGGTTGACGTAGTTGTCGTGGGCTGAGACATCGCGCCGAGCTAGCCGCAAACAGCGTTCCGGAGCGCGGGCTTGAGGTACAACTGCTTAAAGAGGGCGATGTGTGGCGGCCAAAAAACTTAAAGGCAGTGCCTAGCGTGCGGCGCAAGAGGTGCGGCGAGAGTGCGACTGGGGCTTTCGGGGTGTTATATACACCGAGTTTCCCGACAGTCTCTGCGAATTCACTCCACGTGAGCTCAACCTCCGGAGGTGGGGTAGGTGCGTCAAACTGGCGAGACGGCTTTAAACTATCGTGCGGGCTTCAGTTATTCAAAAATAGTTTAGCCCCCAAAGGAGCAGCTTCCGCGTCGCGCGCTTTACGCTTGCTCGTCTCCACCCTCCGCGCGCGTGTAGCTATGCGGGCCAAGGTACTGTCAGGGGGCGTAAGCTCATCCGGCGCGGTCGACGCGACGACGGATTTCGCGTCTCCCACTAACAAGATCTTGAGTCAAATTTACAAACCGCCCATCGCGCGGCAGCCCCCGCTCACTCTGTCCAAACAAATCTCGGCCCGGGGCTCCGCAACTACCCTATGGTTATTGGGGGTCCATCCCAAGCAAAGCCCCCTGTCGCCCCTCGCTCAACCCCCAAGCCCTTCGAGCGCCCCTCACATTGTGCAGCGGGTGTTGCTAAGCGCACACAATACCCCGTCTCGTGGGCCCCCGTATCAGCTCACACGGCAAGTTACGCTGACGGACTTGTGTCAGCCCGACGCCGAACAACCCGGAACGCTGCTTCTGACGCTCCGCCATCCGCGGGACTACCCGTTTCTCGCGTTGCACAACGCATCCCCGGGGCGCCAAGTTGAGCGCTTGGGAGAAGCATGGGGTCGGCTGTTGGAAATGACCGCTGGTACCTGCGGGCGCAGCGAAAGCGGCTGCACGCGCGCCAGTGTAGTTTCCCTTAGTTTTTTGGTCGCAGCGTGCGCAGACGCGTATGACGATCGCGACGCGGCCGAGGCTTTGAAAATCCACGTCACCACCAACTACCGAGGCGCGCGCGTGGCTTCTCGCCTCGAGCAGTTTGGCGAGTGCCTGCGAGCTATGGTGCACACCCAAGTTTTTCCGCACGAACTCCTGCGGTTTTGGGGTGGTCTTGTTACCGCCGTCACTCAGGATGAGTTGGCGAGCGTCACAGCTGTGTGTCGCGGCCCCCAGGAAGCAACCCACACGGGTAATGCCGGCAAGCCCCGCTCCGTTGTGACTGTGCCGGCGTGTGCGTTTATTGACTTGGACGCAGAACTCGGGTGCACGCGACCCGGAACTGCTTTCGTCTACCTTGTGTTCAGCTACCGCCAGCGCCGGGATCAAGAAATGTGTCAGGTGCATATAATTAAGAGCCACTTCCCTCCCCGCAATCTGGAGCCGGCTCTCGAGCGTCTATGGGGGCGGCTGCGAACAACTAACACCATCCACGGAATCGAAGGTGCTGTTGCCCCACCGCCCCCCCAACATGCCGATTTCCCTCTGCCCACCTTGGCTGCCGACCCCCGTGCCCCACGCTGCTCAGCGAGCCAGGTCGAAGTGCCCCAGTTCTTCCATCGCCTGTTCCGATGGCAGCCTGACCTCCGCGGGCGGCCCACCAGTCGCTCCTGCGCCTATGCCGCCTTCGCCACACTTGGGATTATTACTCAAGATAGCCCCCGCTGTATTCGCCGCGTGGAGAAATTTGGGTCTGTCAGCGTTCCCATTGTGGCGCTGGAGGGCATGGTGTGGCGCCCCACTGACTGGCAGATCTGCGCATAATCCCTTTTTTATGTTCTGAACTTTGAATAAACGCCTTAAAGCTAACCTGTGTCTGTGTGGTACTGTGGGGCGGGGGAAACATGTCTGAGCTAGCGAGTTCGTGGGCAGCCCCTATGAGTAATCAAGGCGGAGTTTGCTGAGCATACCGAGGCCTGCGGCGAACCACACCCTGCTTCAACCATCATAAAAACGACCGTCGGGAGACTGTAAGTGCAGGCGGTGTAGAGACTTGTGGGTGTCAGCTCCGGCAAACGCCCGAGTCCTTCGCATCACCTCTCTGCGTCTCACCCCGAACCGACCTCCAGCTGTTTGCCTTCGCGCCTTTAAGGCACGCACTTGAGGCAGATTTAACGATGGCCAGCTTCCCCAACGCTTCCAACAACCAGCGCTCTGCGCGAACTTTTAAGCGCCCCAGACGGATGGAGCCTTCGGCTGCTGGGGCTGGGCCATCCAACCCCGCCAGCGGCTCTGGGTATTTTTTCTTCTGTGATCGAGCAAGCAACGTCACAGTGGTTCCACCCGTTGTTCCCGACGGCATGGCTTGTCACATTAGCAACAGCCACTTTATTCAATGTGGCTCTAACTGCATGATGATTGTGGACGGCAGCGCCTCCTGCCCACCAGTTGTGTATAGGCCGACGCCCCCGGTGGCACAACCTTTTCCCCCATCGTCCGTCACAGTTACCAGCCGCCAACATGGGGAAAACTCGCGGACAACTGCCGTCGTGTTTACCGAGCATGCCTCCGGTGCCGGTGCAATTTCCAGTGCTGCGCCACCTTCGCCTCCCAAACTTACCAAACCAGCCAACCCCCCCGCTTCTCCAACCCCAGCCTATCCATCAACCACCTCTCTATCTTCCACAACGGCTTCGTCCTGGACCCCTTTGTACTCCCGACCCCGCAGTGGCGACAGCGAGTCCAGCACCGAAAGCGAGTGGGAAGACGAGGACGCCGACACCCGCCCGCGTGGTGGAGCCGATTCCGAGTTTTACTTGGACTTCAGCACCAAAAAATGGCAGCCAGAACCAAACCAGGGTAAGGATGCCGCCTCCCACCCCAATCCCGAGGCTCCCATGGAGTCAGCAATTAAGTCTGAGTCTGAGTCCGAAGCCAACACTGACTCAGACTCAGACTCAAATTCAGAATCAGAGTCCGACGCGGGGGCCACTGGCGAGACAGCTCTGGCCGCGGGGCCAACGCCCACCGCTAACCCCACTTCAGGATGTGAGTCAGAGTCCGAAACAGAAACCGAGTCTCTCTGCGACGCCACCCTTCTTTCAGAAGACGAATTTGGGTCTGACGAAGACTTTTTGGTCGCCCTCCCACACCCCCCAGACGCAGGCCAATGTTGCAGTCTCAGCACTTCAGGTCCTACCTCGGCCGACGACCGCCAGTCTTCCGGAAACCCCCCACCAGCCAAGCCCCCCCGATGCCCCGAGTCCCCTCTCGCCCAACCCCCCACCTGCCCGGAGGCCGCGGCGGCCCACTCCGATGCTGCCTGCCAAACCACCAACCCTGCACTTGACGAAGAGGAGGCGAGGTATGAAGCTGTAGACATTGTCATCCCGTCAACGCCAGTCTTGGATGCTTTGGACATTCAATTTGGAATGCCCCGCCGCTTGAAGTTTCCCGTCCCCCCCGACCCAACGCACGAGAATGTGACAGCGGTTGTGAAATTCCTAAAACTGCGCCGAAAATACGAGCCTCTAGTTTTCCTAGAATATTTTTACCAGTGTGCCCACCGCGTAGAAGAAACTGCTGGCCCCCAGTCGTTTGCGCGGCAGCCCTTTCTCTCGCGCAGCGAATTTGGCCTGCTGAGATATGCCCTCAGTGAGCTCCAAGGCCTGTTTATGGACGTGCCTCAAATTCCTGTCAACATCCATCGCCCCTTTGCCTTTTCGAACTACATCACAACCCTCGTGAATAAGTTTAAGCCGCTCGTGCGCCGCTCCGAAAAGCTATACCAGATTTTGGGGTTGCTCGTGCATTTGCGCATTCGGACCCGCGCCGCTTCATTTCGCGAGTGGATGCAGTCTCCGGATGTCAAGCTAGATGCAGAATTGGTTAAGCAGCTACACACACACGAGCGCCGACTTCTTGATTTTTTTGAGGGGTTGGAGTACGGCCCCGCGAGGCGCTTCATGGAGCGCGGTTTGCAGTCAGCCCTCAAGTACGAAGAGTTCTATCTGCGGCCGTTCGGGGGTTACTCGCTCGAGTCTGTCAACCAAATGTACACGCGAATTGCAGGCTTCTTGGCTTGCCATGCCACGGACTGCCAGCAACTTATCTTTGGCCGCCCCGCCACATGGTTTGAGCTGTTTTTGTACTTTTTCCAATACCTTTATGATCATAAAATTGTGCCTTCTACCCCTGCAATGCTCAACCTGGGTCGCCGCAACTACTACACCTCCAGCTGCTATTTAGTTAACCCTCAGACCACCACTAACAAAGCCACCCTCGACGCCCTCACACACAACGTGAAGGATATCTTGGCCCAGCGCGGTGGAGTCGGGTTGTGTCTGCAATCGTTTAACGATGCCCACCGCAAACAAGCCAGCTTGATGCCAGCCCTGAAGGTGCTGGATTCCCTCGTTGCTGCCTACAACCACGCCAGCAGGCGCCCTACTGGCGTGTGTGTCTACATCGAGCCTTGGCATTCAGACATCATGTCGATTCTCCGCATGAAAGGCGTGCTGGCGGGCGAAGAAGCGCAGCGCTGTGATAACCTGTTTAGCGCTCTCTGGATGCCCGATTTGTTTTTTAAGCGCCTCATCCGCCACCTCGAAGGTGAGACGGGCGTGCTGTGGACCCTGTTTGACAAGGCTGAGAGCATGGCGCTCTCCGACTTCCACGGCCAGGAGTTTGAGAACCTGTACGAGGTTTATGAGCAGATGGGCCTGGGAAACCCCATGCCCATTCAGGATGTTGCCTTCGCGATTGTCCGCAGCGCGGCCACCACCGGGAGCCCCTTCATCATGTTCAAAGACGCGGTTAACCGCCACTACATTTACGACACCCAAGGTGCGGCCATCTCCGGATCCAACCTTTGCACCGAAATAGTGCACCCCGCCGACAAAGACTCAAGCGGGGTCTGCAACTTAGGCAGCGTAAACCTGGCTGCGTGTGTGGTGGACGGTGTTTTTAGCTTTGATCAACTGCGACAGGCTGTGCAGGCGTGCGTCCTCATGGTAAACGTTATGATTGACTGCGCGTCCCAACCCACTATTCAGTGCCGCCGAGGCCATGACCGCTTTCGCTCCATGGGCATCGGCATGCAAGGCTTGCATACCGCTGCGCTGATGCTGGGGTTGGACATGACCTCGGAAGCGTTTCGGGAGCTGAACAAACACATCGCAGAAGTGATGCTTCTGGCAGCCATGAAAACTAGCAACGGGCTGTGTCGGCATGGCGCCGAACCCTTCGCCGAGTTTGGAAAAAGCATGTATCGCGCCGGTCGCTTTCACTGGGAGCGCTTCCCTGATGCCAAGCCGCGCTACGAGGGTGAGTGGGACTTGCTGCGACAGAGCATGATGAGGTTTGGGTTAAGAAACAGCCAGTTTATCGCTCTGATGCCCACTGTCACCTCGTCTCAAGTGTCGGAAGTGAGCGAGGGCTTTGCGCCCCTGTTTACGAACATGTTTAGCAAGGTCACTAAAGAAGGCGAGCTCTTGCGCCCCAACATCCTCCTCTTGAGGGAACTGCGAAAAACATTTGGTGGTAAGCGTCTATTGGACGTGTTGGACAAACTGGATAGCACGCAATGGTCTGTAGAGAAGGCACTTCCATGCTTGGCACCTAACCATCCCTTGCGGAAGTTCAAAACCGCCTTTGACTATGACCAAACGCTGCTCATCGACCTCTGTGCAGACCGCGCCCCTTATGTAGATCACAGCCAATCTATGACGCTGTATGTTTCAGAGAGCGCAAACGGGACGCTGCCCGCCTCCACCCTGACACGCCTTCTCATCCACGCATATAAGCGAGGCCTGAAAACAGGCATGTACTACTGCAAGGTTCGCAAGGCAACCAACAGCGGTGTCTTCGGTGGCGACGAAAACCTCGTCTGCACCAGCTGCGTCCTTTAGCTAGCTTGTCTGCTCGCCTCTCTCCCCCACCAGAACAAATGGCCACTGCACCCGCATCGACAGCCCGCCCCAAGAAGCCCCGCTCCGCGGCTGCTGCCGCACCAGCCCCTTGCCCTAACCCCAGCCAGTACTTTTACACCTCCCAGTGCCCAGACATTAACCATCTTCGCTCCCTCAGCATTCTTAACCGATGGCTTGAAACTGAACTAGTGTTTGCGGGCGACGAGGCAGACGTGGATCGCCTTTCCCCAGGTGAGCTTGACTTTTACCGGTTTCTCTTCACGTTTTTGTCGGCGGCCGATGACCTCGTTACAGAAAACCTGGGAGGGTTGTCGAGCCTATTTCATCAAAAGGACATTCTGCACTACTACGTAGAGCAAGAATGTATCGAAGTGGTGCACTCGCGCGTCTATAGCATTATCCAAATGATTTTGTTTTCCAACAACGAGCAAGCTCGCAGTGACTATGTGGCTCGCACCATCACCCACGCGTCGATCCGAGCTAAAGTAGACTGGCTCGAAGCCCGCGTGCGCGAGTGCAGCTCGGTTCCCGAAAAGTTTATTTTGATGATTTTGATTGAAGGCATTTTTTTCGCGGCGTCTTTTGCTGCTATTGCCTTTCTGAGGACAAACAACGTGCTGCGAGTCACGTGCCAATCGAACGACCTCATCAGCCGCGACGAAGCCATCCACACCACGGCGTCCTGCTGCATCTACAACAACTATCTCGCAGAATATCCCCGTCCCCCAACTCAGACCATCTATCGCTTATTTCGAGAGGCTGTGGACATTGAGATTGAATTTATTCGCGCCCATGCTCCGTCCGACAGCTCCTTTTTGAAGAAAGACACCCTCGCGGCCATCGAAGACTACGTCCGCTTTAGCGCGGATCGTCTGCTAGGCCTAATCAAGCTCAAGCCCTTGTACAACGCCCCGGCCCCAGCCCCAGAATTTCCCCTCCGCCTCATGTCTACGGAAAAACACACCAACTTTTTTGAATGCCGCAGTACATCGTACGCTGGCGCAGTAATTAATGATTTGTAGTTTCAATAAAGGTGATTTGACTATATGTTTTGTGTCTTGGTTTTCATCCCCGGGGGTGGTGAGGTGCGAGGCTCGCGCCACGGTGTTGGCAAAAAACACAAGCGTCGAAATGAGTTTAAATGTTTTTATTTACTCGGAAGAGCTGTCAGAAGCCCCCGTGTCATCCCAAAACTCTTGCAGCACGTCTTGATAGGGTTCAGGAGGGGGTACAGCTTCTTGTAGCTGCTCCCATAGCGTGTCAGCTATTCCGCGAGCCGAAATGTGCCGTCGCACGAGCATGCGTGCCAGCTCCTCATCGCGGGGGTCTTGGTAAATGGGGAGGCGCTTCAACAGGGTCCAAGGGCCGCGGCGCTTGGGCGAAATAAGAGAAATCACGTATTTGACGTAGCGCCTCTCCACGAGGTCAGTGATTGTCATGGGCTCGGGGAGCCAGTCGAGAGCTTCGGGGGCGTCCTGAATAATATTTTGCCTGCGCTTTTCAATATACTGGCGGTGGTCTTCTCTGAGCTGTTCGTCGGACGCGTTAACAGACTCGGGAGGCGACAGAATTTCAGAGGTAGACCGCCCAAAAGACACGCTCCCCCCGAACAAACTCTCGGATATGCGAGGCGGGGAAGGGAGCGTGCGGTCGAAAAGAGCCGAGGGGTCGTCGTCGAGTGCCTGCTGGCATAAAATGTCAGTCCAAGAAATGCGCGTTTCGAATGAAGGGGGCGACACACTCAGGTCTGCCGCTGGTAGGCCGCGTGACGAAGCGCGAGAGCGGCGCCGGGCGCAGGAGCCTCCTGTGCTACTGGGGGGCGTCCAGTTGCAATCCCGCAGCACCTCCTCGACGCTCGTATGTGTGTTGTTGGGGTGCAGGTCTGTGTGACACCGCACGAAGAGTGCGAGAAACTGGGGGTAGCTCATTTTGAAATATCGCAACAAATCGCGGCAGTGGATGGTAGGAGTATAACCGGCGCTTATGTCGAGCACAATATCACACCCCATCAGCAACAGATCTGTGTCTGTAGTGTGTACATAGGCCACGGTGTTGGTGTGGTACAGGTTGGCGCAGGCGTCGTCCGCCTCCATTTGGCCCGAGTTAATGTAAGCGTAGCCCAGCGCGCGCAGCAACTGGATGCAAAAGTGGTGAGCTAAACGAAGCGCTGGTTTAGAAGATTTTTTGGAGGCGGGCAGCGGCCGGAAGCCCGCTTCTGCGGGTCCCCAGCGTCTCCGAATGTTAGTAAAGGAAAACCCCGCTCCTGCTTCGGATAAAGGGGACGGCAGTGGGGAGGTCTCTAAGTCGCTCGCTTCCTCGTCGGTTTTACACTGGGCGGTGGTGCGCGTTAAAATGGCTTTCGCACCAAAGACAACATGATCTGTACAATCAATGCCGCGGTCGGTAACGAAAATCGGGAAGAGCGCCCGCTGAGCAAAAACTTTCAACAGACTGTATAGGCAGCGCAAAGTAATAGCTTCGCGGTCTTGATGGGGATAGCGGCGTTGGTACTTCACTACAAGCGTGTACATAACGTTCCACAAGTCTACCGCGATGGGGGTGAAGTACCCATGGGGGGCTTGTAGAGGTCGGCGTTTTACGAGATGGTGCGTATGGGCAAACTTCATCATGCCAAACAGTCCCATAGCGACGACGGATGTTTATGGTTTAAAGAGCGAAGCGGGGTGCCGGGGGCGGGTGGCGGTAGGTCAGATCCTCCAAATACCCCTTACTAAATGAAATCCCGAATTAGAGGCGCCTTTTATCAAAGAGCTGCCTAGGGATTGGCTTGTGGGCTCAGCAAGTTCTCACATGCAAAGGTGTAAAAGACGCCCTTGGGATCACCATGAGGGGAGGAGCTTCGAGCTCATCTCGCGTATTTAAACTGACTGGCGTCTACGCTTTTAGTAGTTACGCTTGCCGCTGCGCAGTTTCGCCACAAAGCCTTGTGGCAGTCAGCCGCCCTCCTTTTGTCGCGCGCGCCACGCCAGCTTGCGTAGTCGGCCGCACCTTCGTTGCGCGCTCTCACCTCGTCGCTCCGGCCAGCGGCCGCATCGCCCACCATGGAGACTCCCCTGTCTTCGCCACCTGCCTCACCTGCGACCGGCTCGGACATTACAGCGGCTGACATCCCTCGAAGCGTGGGTGTGCTTCAGGGCTCAAAGCTGAATGAGATGCTGCGTGCGTTTGCGCCGCTGCGCACGAGTTTACTCGACTCTGTGTTAGTGTTTAACGATCGTGGCGTGCTCGTGCAGAGCTCCCTATTTGGGGAGCAGGTGTTTTTGCCACTCGAGACGTCACAGTTTAGTCGATTTGTGTGGACGGGCCCCGCGGCTGCTTTTTTCTCGCTCGTGGACCAAAAGCGGTCGCTGTTGAGCGTGTTTCGCCAAAACCACACTCCCGATATTCGGCGGGTCGAATTTCTCGTGTCGGGACAGGCCCCATTTCGCACGCTCACGCAGCGCGTTTGGACCTCGGCTACGGAAGAAGATGCCAGCGAGCTAGCGAGCGAAACGCTCTTAAAACGAGAGGTGACGAGCTTCGTGATGATGCTGCCCCAAGGAACCCCTGATGTCCAACTACGCCTAACGAAGGCCCAGCTTTCTAAAATTCTCACAGTCTGTGCAGGAGACCCAACTCGCACAGTATTTGAGATGGGCCAGTCGGGGAAGTTTTCGGTGTTTACCCCTAGCGCCTGCATCACATTCGCGGCCCGGGAGGAGTGTTTTGCCTCCCCCACGAGCACTCAGGCCCAGATATTGTCGAGCGCCCTCAAAAAAACTGGCAACTCGGCCGCGGCGGCCAAAATTATTTACGGGGACAACATTCACCACCCCTTCGCGGTTCAGCTCGACAGCGGCAGTCTCAAAGCTATCCTCAAACGCTTACAGGTGGGGCCGTGTTTGCTCAAGTTCTTTTTGACCGAAGAGGTTCCGAGTTTGTGTGTGACGGCTACCGACCCCAATCACGTATCTGTTATTGTGTTGGTTAAGTTTCCACCGACAAGCGCAGACTGGATTGATTCGTGCTCGAGTGTCGAGGGGCTCCCAGAACGCGACGACCCTTCAACTGATGAACACAAGCCCCCGGAAGCTATTACTCCCACCCCCTCTCTGCCACAAGTAGCCCCGGCTGCCGATGTAACTGGAAGCGATGCGCCTCAGATGCGAGAAAGCTCCCCCACAAGCCCGCTAGCAGCGTCTCGGGGGGGCGAAGAACCCCACTCATCTCCCGCTGTGCGCACGTTAGCTAGCAAGCGACCCCCCGTCTCGGTCGACGCCAAAGCCTCGCCTACTCCGAAACGCCCAAAGCCGACCACTGAGTCTAGCCTGCCCCCCCAACCCCCAACCCAAGAAGACAATTCACCCAACTTCCCCCCGACAGCCGGACGCCCATTGTTGAGCGGGTTGTATACGCGCTACTATTCGGATCCCCCTATTATCATCCCCGAAGCTCGCGAAACCTCCCCCGCCCAGCCTTCCTATACCCGCAAAGACGTCTGGGGCCCCGGCTTTAAATTTGGAAAATGACGTATTCTTCCCACCCCCAGAGACACGCCAAGCACCCCAGCCAGGTTAAAAGACCCAGAAGGGGCGCTTAGTGCGCTAGGGCCGGACGCGCGTCTCGCCGGCTAGTTGGCTCTGGGCTCCAAATTTACCCCGAGGGTCTACTTCAATCTCCCTTCCCATGGCCCCTACCACTCAGGCGCTCCTTCCCCCCACTAGCCTCTCAAAGGCCGACCCGGTTAGCGATGACTGTCACCGAGGAACCACCAGCACGCTGCGGTGCGTTCTATGGGTGGTGCGCGGATTTGTTTGGCTGTGGCTCCAGGCGGCGATGGTGGGTTTCGGGGGGGTTGCGGCTCTTTCCTTTTTTGCCACCACAAACACCCCGTATGTGGTGTTTGTGGCGGGGAGCTTGTGTCTGAGCTTTGTGCCGCTCCCCCGGCCCGCGTGTGACTCGCTGGTGTCGGTGTGCGCGTGGGCCCGGTTGTTAATTGGAGGTGCCGGCATCGTCCTGTGGAGCACAGACCTATGGAAGCAGCCTCGCTACGGACCGATAGCCCTGCAGTGCGCTGCCATCGGCACAGCCTGGCTCACGCTGGTTGTGCTCCTGTACGATTTTCAGCGGTTCTTTGGGGCAGCGCGCCCCATATTTTTTGTCTCACTGGGTAATACGATCGGAGGGTTTGCCATTGGGGCGAGCGCCCAGTACTGGCGGCTGCCTCCCCTGGTGGCAGTGGCTATGGCTAGTGCCGTGCTCGTCTTAATGGGGCCGCATACGACTTGGGGGTATATTTCAAAAGCCTGCCCTCTGCACGCGCGCTTGTTTGTCCCCGAAGCCCCCCTGGAACTACCCCCACCCGCCGCTGCTCAGCTCCCGCACCCCCGGTCCTCGCGCTTCGTAAATATCTGGCTTCCCCTCGTTACGTTCTACATCGCCATGATCCTATCCGCCAACCACGCCAAAAATCACCCCCAACTGATTAACGATCAGACCACGGAACTTTGGCTCCAAGTTTTTATTTTGGGGCATGTAATGGCTGCTCTCACGGAGCTATGCCAGCTCATAAGCCCGTACGATTTTACCAATGCCCTGTTGGGCTTACACATCGTCCTCTTGCTGATTAATCGCGGGATTATGGAAGTGGCGAAGACGACCGCCCTCTTCATCATGCTCGGGTGTTCCATCTGGCTCGCCCTCACCCAGGTGTTTGGTCTCCAGAGGCGCCTTCGAAACGCTGGCGCCACCGATTCGTGGATTGTAGCGGGACCGCGAGGTCTCTTTTTCTCGGTGTATGCTGTCGGGTTTGCCACGGGAAAGCTGATTCTAGTGCCCCACGAGGTTCCAGCTTCTGCTCTGTGATGCAATAAAAGTGTTCAACCACACATATGCTGTCTGTGATGCTTTCGTCTTAATCGCCGGGGTGGGTGCGTATAAAGGCAGGGTGCCAATCCACAACTCCACTAGTCCGTTCTGCATTGTCTGCGGTGCACTCGCCGTAATCGTTGAGTTGGGTGGTTCGTGTTAACTGCATTAGCCATGGGGCCGGAGCGGCTCTTGTGGGCCGCCGGGGTCCTGGGGCTACTTTGGGGAATGGGAGTTCATAACGCTCCCGTTGACAGTACGGAAGCGGCCGTGCCTGACACCAATACATCCACACGCGCCACACCCGCCCCATCCGGGGGGCCTTCGAGTGGCTCGACGACTCATCGCCCAAACCAGACCGAACCCAAACCACCAAAACTAAAACCACCCCGTCTCTCAAACCAACTACTCAGCTGCGAGCGCCATGACCTCACCGCTGAATATCACACGCGCGTTCCCATAAAATGTCGCGTGCCAGCTACCAACGCCTCTCGCATACAGGTATGGAAGTACTCTATCAAAAAGCAAGCTTGGGATAAACGGGATTATCCAACTGTGATGGTAGACAAGCCTTTGCCCCCAGGGGGAGAGCTAGTTTACGACAGCAACCCATCCCTCGTGGCGGGGACAGTTGTGTGGGCGGAAGGTGCTAAACCAAACACCCCGCTTCCAGCTTTTTCGCTTAGGTCCAAACCGCCCACTTATACGCTGTTTATTCATTCGCTAACACACGATAGTCAAGGCATTTATCTCTGGGCATATGGTTCGGAAGACAACCCCACGCAATACAGCACGCGAGTACGCGTGCGTGTGTTTCGCCCCCCCACTCTTACGCTCCTCCCGCATACGATCCTGAGTGGCGACCCTTTCCGGGCGACGTGTACGGCATCCGACTACTACCCGGGGAAAAACGTAAGCCTTACGTGGTTTGAGGAGGGGGTCGAAGTAACCGACCCAGAGCGCATTCAGACGCAGAGACACTTTCGCCCCGACGGCATCACGACGGTCTCTACCTTCACATCCGCTCTAGTGGGTGGGGAAGTTCCCCCGAGGCGGTTTACGTGCAATTTTGTGTGGCATCGAGATGCCGTCTCTCTCTCCCGCTATACCGCCAGCGGCGAGGCCACCGTGCTGCCGAAGCCTAAAATTCTTATGGATTTTGGAGACACGCACGCCATCTGCACGGCGTCGTGTGTGCCACGCGGCGCCTCGTTTGTGTGGCTCTTGGGGGAGAGCTACACCCCCACGGAAGGGGCAGTCGAGACCTATGTAGAATGCGCCGACGACCCATCTCTCCAGGGGTTGCGGTCCGAGCTTCCCCTCACCAAGGACACCAGCGAATATACCTGTCGCTTGGCAGGGTATCCCTCAACCGTGCCCGTTATGGAGCACCATGGGCGCTACCAATTTCCCACGGAAGACACCACAGAGCAACAAGTTACTCTATCTCTGGAAGTGGTGGTGGCTGTGGTTGGCATAGCCGTCGCGCTAATTTTGCTGTTGGCCGTTTGCGTCCGGGTGGTGCGAACCTCAAAAAGGCGCCGCCGGTTTTAGGGCGGCGCTAGAAGCCTCTGCGCGCGGTGGGAGCCAGGCCCCGGCTCAGCTATAAGTGTGGTCTCTAGCCTCGGGAGAGCGCCACACACCGCCCAAGCTCTCGTCGACGGACAATGGGGTTGCGCGATGCGCAGTACTCTTACCAACCCTTGCATGCCCCACAGCCCGTTTCCCGACCCTTAGCGCTCCTGTGGCTGTGTCTGGGGGCCGCCGTAGGAGTGCTCATTGCAATGGCTCTGTTAATCCTCGCTACGCCTTCTGCTACATGGACTCTCCCGGCATGTGAAGCTGGGTGGACCGAGTTCAACACTGGGTGCCTCTCTTGGAATCCTACCCCCATGCCCTACACAGAGGCACAACAGGGATGCCCCGCTCCGGCCTCTCTAATTCCACGCAATTGGGCTCGCCAGCTAGCGACCATCCTAAATCTGCCCGCACCCCCTCCCGCCACCACCGTTTGGCTCGCGGGCGACGGCCTAAAAGCTTGCTTCCACTTGCATAACGGGGCCAGCGGCCTCGATAGCGAATGCGATCCCACAGCCCTCCGGGTGTGCTTTTATTCGCGGTCCCTCGGCGGCTTTGTCCAGTTTGCCGTGATGGTGAGGCGGGCCCTCAACCTTTCATAGTGTCATTAATGCAATAAACACGCAAAACCCAAGGCGCACTGTGAACTGCTCTTTATTTGGTAAAACAGCCCTGTGGGATTAGTGACTTTGGCGGCGATCGTGTTTCATTTTGGTTAGCAGCGCGCTGAGCGCGGCCATGTTTGTGGGGCCATTGCCATTGATGGCATTGGCGCGGGGACGATGGCGCGGGGGCAAAGCAGGCCGGGCGGAAGCTGCTTCCGTGGGCGGGCTAAAGAGAGCCTCCGACCCCCAGTCGTACAGATCATTGTCAACCATTGCTAGAATGGACGGCGGGGACTCTAAAACTGGGGACTCGGGCTCTTCCTGCGGGGGAAACATGGGCATGTTTTGGTAGAGCCGCCGCCGCTGGGGGGCTCTGCGCCCACGCGGCGTGGTTTCGGGTATCTCTTCGTACACACACGCCTCTGCTTGCCCGTCTTGAATTTCTTCATACACGCACGCCTCGGCCCGCTCTTCAGGGATTTCTTCGTAGACGCGCGCCTCGGCTCGCCCTTCTGGGATTTCCTCGTACACGGGCGCATCCTGAGACCCATCGGATATTTCCTCGTACACATCTTCATCATCGTCCTTGGGGGCCAAGTAGGGGTCTTCCTCTCCCTCGAAAAGGCGAATGGGCTGCTGGCGCTGGTACACGGTTTCGGGTTCAGTTAGGGGGGCTTCTCTCGGGGAATCGCTGTCTTCGGGGGCAAGATATGGGTTGTCGGCGCCCCCGGCGGGCGTGACAGGAGCCACCCAATCACGGGGGCGATCGTATTCCCCGGTGTCCCCAGGCGGCTGGGCGACGCGCCTGGTTCGGTTGCGGGGGGGCAGTTGCGGTGGGGCATCCATGTGCGTGTAGTAGGTGGACGTGGCGTTAGACGCGGCGGCCGTCGCTACCCCCACCAGACGCTGGAGGGTGCTGAGCGGCTCAACGCACTCGCCGCCGAGAGTCAAGGGGACAGAAACCAAGCTTTCCGCTACCTCCCTCGGCGCACCTCCGCGCTCGCGTGGCCGCCCCGAGGGAAGACCCATGGTGGCGGGCGTAGAGAGCGGGCGAGCCAGGAGGCTTTTGGTCGAAGAGAGGGGAAAGTCGGCCCGCTTACACGGCTTGCGCGACCTGGGGCCCCAGCTGCGGGTGAGCGGCCCTCGCCCCGGGGCGACTGGCGCAGGGGCGAGGGGTGGGTGGGCTGTGGGACCGTGTGTAGCCAGGAGCCTCAGAATAGCCTCATAGTGCGGAGAGGGGGTTCCGGTCTGGAACAAATCGGCGGCCAGGGACGCCCCGAACCACGCTTTCATACTCATCTCCATGCGGGCCCAGCTGGGGGTGGTCATAGTGGCAAACAGAGGGGCCGTGTTGTGGCAAAAGCGCTCCTGGCTTTCGACGGCCGCGCGCAAATAGTCGTTTTCGAGCCCCCCGGACGCCCAGATCACATACCCGGTGAGTACTCCGTGAATGAGATACTGGGCGTGGTGGTGGACGAGCGACACGACTTCGATGGTAGACACGACGGCCTCTGTCGTCCCACAGCTACCGCTGCTGCGCTTCCCGTGTTCCCAGAGATGCGACAGGCGCTTGAGGTTGCTGAAGACGTCGCTGATGGCTGCGCGCAGGGCCATGCATTGCAGCGAGCCGGTAGTGCCTCCGGGCCCACGCTCAATATGGCGGGTGAACATTTCCATGGGCGTTTCGAAAGTTTTGCTCAAGTTAACAAACTTGCGCTTCGAAGGAGCGAGCCGGTGGCAGACATATTTGTCGGTGGTCCACATCATCCAACTTGCCCACCCGTACAACACACTGACGTAAGCCAGGAGCTCGTTCAGGCGGAGGGCTGTGTCGGCGCTCGGGGCGCTGGGGTTGTCTGGGCGCATAAAGAAAAAATACTGCTGCAGCCGATGAAGCGCATCCCGCAGGGTTGCCACCGTCGTGGCATATTTAGAAGCCTGAGAGCTATGCTTGAAGGGAGTACGCGCCAATAGCTTGGTTGCAAGGGTGGGGCGCAACAGGATATGGAGGCTGGGGTCAAAATCCCCGGCGTGCCCGTCGGGAATTTCGACCCCACTGGTTACCACAGTCTGTAGGTACTTCCAGTACTGACTCAAGATACTTCGGCACAACTCAGCCGAGGGCAGCTCAGCCTCTTCTAGTGAGCGCATGGCGGCAGCCGCATAGTGCTTGAAGTATGCGTACTGCGGGTCCCCCGTAATGCCGTCGACCACCAAACTCTCGGGAACCGCATTGGCCCGCCGCGCCGAAAGCTGAACGCTGCGATTAGCGCTAATCAGAAAGGCAGGTTGGAGATCGTCTGAGTGCTGTCGTAGCGCGCCGATGGCCGCACTAATTAGATTTTCCGGAGTGGGGATCAAGCACCCGGCAAAAATGCGCTGAGAGAGCAGACTACCGCTCTCTCCTCGCATTAGGTTGCCTGGAGTTAGGCAGCTAGCCATCCGCAGCGAGCTCGTGCCGCGCACACGACGGTGCATTGTACCGCCGAAGCCAACTTGTGCCGGGAAAGGAATGCGACTGGGGTGTAGTTGGGGCTGTTTTATTTACGACTGGTGGTGGGCGGGGCTCCTTTCAGCCCCGCCGCGCGGTGCCCGGAAAGATGGGATTGTAGCATTGCTACATCCTCGTCACCCATGAGCAACCGCCGAAACTGAGACATGATATCAACCACCCGCGAGCGAGGCCCGAGGACGGATGTGTCACTAAGAGGCTTCTGGGGGAAGGGGTTCAGGTCTTCCAGCAGAAACACCGGCTCGACAGTTTGCGCAACAGGTTCAGGGGGGGCTGATGCGACGGGACGGAGGTGGATGCGTGCGGCAGCGGCCTGCACGTCGGCCCAGAATTGGGACGGGGTCGTGCGTGAATACAAAGGTCTCGCCACGCGCAGAACACACGCGTAGCGCAAGGGGGTGTAAGCCCCGACATCCGGGGCGGTCAGGCCCCCATCAAACGCCGCCGCCGCGAGGCATGCCACCACCGTGTCTGCCAGTCCGAGGAGGCGCTGCAAAATTAGGCCTGCGGCCAGCAGCGCGCGCGTGGCCGCCTTTTCTTCGCGGTGGCGTCGAGCCGCCGCCGGCTCGGATGACGCGCGCAGGTCTTTACAGGCTTGGGCGTGCTTGATGAACACGGTCGTCAGTGCGGTATGAATAGCAAACACTGCGGCAGCCAGTACGGTGTTAAGGCCGCTCGTGGCAATGAGCCGCTGAGTGGTCGTGTCCCCCAGGGCCTCGGCCTCCGCACTCAAGACCGCCGGACTTCCGAGCGGAAGTGCCCGGAAAAGCTCCTCCGAACTCATGTCTCTGAACGCACGCAGCGCCGAGTGCGGGTGAAGCTGCGCCCCCACGGCTAGGGTGATCCACTGAAGCGTCTGCTCCGCGAGCACCGCCAATACATCGAGCGCGCGCCCCAAGAAGGCCGCTTCCCGCGTCAGAATGCTTTTGGTGGTGTCTGGGTGAACTCGCGCCAACAGCGCGCTCGTGGCTAGGTATGTCATGCGCCCCACGAAGCGGGCGGCAACGCGGCATTCGCGATCTAGATACGTCCGCAGGTCGGCCCAGTAGACGAGGGAGCCTAGCGAGCTGCGCAGGGCGGCTGCCGCAGGGCCAGTTTGGGTTGATACAGCACCCCCTGTGGGGAGACGAGGAATAGACGCGGGATCTAGGGGGTGGAGAGCCGCCACGCGCGCAAACTGGCGGCGCAGTTCGCTCGCGCGGGCGTCGGTGTGGGCTTGTACTTCCGCATGCAAACGCTCACCACAGGCTTGGCTATTGGCGGCAACCCTAGCGAGGGCGTCCATCAGAAAACTTAAGCCCTGATGGGGGGTTAGCTGCAGTTGGCGCTCGGTAGACTCGCGCAAGGAATCTCCGGTGAGAAACCAGGCCAATTCTTCCCCCTGCTGGAGAGTGCGCCTGAAAAAGGTGGCTGGGTTAAGCGGGGAAGCAAAATGCATGTCCCCGACCCGCGCGAGACTGAAGGCGCGATGGGGACACGGATATAGACACGCCGGGTGCCCTAGAGCAACCACGGAACGCAGAGACTCGTCCCACACATCTACCTTGGGGCTGAGGCGGTTCAGGGGAAACACGTCCAAGATGTCTGCCCGGGACAGGCGCCCTTCCAAAAATTCTACCCCCGCGGCGCCCGAATCCGCGGGCCCGGGCGCCTTGTAATCGGCTTCTTCAAACTCCAACTCTTGCAAAAACAACTCAGAGGGCACAAACAGGGGTTCGGGCAAATGCAGCAACTCAGAAGCGCGTGTAGTCCCAAGGTAACCGACCTGGAGCCCCGGCGCCTGGCTCGAAGGGCGCGAGGACCGGCGAGAGTGGCGCCGCCCTCGAAGATGAGGACCCAACCCCGGCTCGTCGTGGGCGGGGGCTCCCCAGTGCCCAGAGCCCCGCCGGCTCATTTGCCGGCGGGGCTCATCCTCGAGCGGCGCGGGAACGACAGATTGCCGTCTGCGGCGCCGGGGGGGTTCCTCTCCCGGCTCGCTCCCTCCCTCCTCGGGGTCTTCCCCCCCAAACCGAAATACTGAGCGCAGATACCCCACAAACCCCGCGCCCCCCTGATCGGCCGACTCGTATTCCATGGGAGAGGCATCTTCCGCGGGTAGCACGTCGGCATTGCGGGTAGACCGCCGGCGTGGGCGCGAGTTACGCCGCGACGACATATTGGGCTCAGGGAGAGCCGGTGTGGCCGGCCCACACGCTCTACGCTCGCGAGTCGGGCACCAGTGAACACACAGGAACGCGCTCGCGAAGTGCAGGCGAGCGCGCCTCGCAGGAAAGCGACACAGTAAATAAGCCCCCCGTGCTCTGGCGCGCACCTTTATATACGCCGCGACGCACAGCGCGCTCGCGCCTCTATTGTCGGGTGTTTCAGTGAAATGCAAAACTGTGTTTGTGCGGCGCCCGTATCGCGAGATGGGTGGTTAGCGGCCACCCCCGACAATCACACAACCACAGACTGGGTACGGCGGACGTGTTTATTAATAAAGCGAGCTGAGGTTAACACACCTAGGCGTCTCTACAAACCATCAATTCCTAACGCGTCTGCGAACATCTGCTCAAACTCAAAGTCGGCGGGGTCCAACGCCTCATACGCGGCGCCCTCTATGGGCGCCGCGTCATCGTCGCCGAACATTTCGAGGTCAAAGTCGTCAAGCGCGTCTGCGAGAGACATGGGTTCTTCTTCATCCAGTGGCAACTCGTCCCCCAGGCTGAGATCGGTAATGGGTGGGGTATCGAGGCGTCGGTGCGGGGGGTGGGCTAAAAAGCTGAGCTTGGGGGCGGGCAAGGCCGACTCGGGGCAAAATGGGTCGTCGTCGGGCAAACTCAGCATGCCCTCGATACTGGACCCATAATTATTTTTCCCCCGCTGACGGCTGTACGCATGCTCTTGGAGCACCGTGGTGCTATCTGACCCCGTTAAGCTGGAGTAGGCATCGAGCTTGGCGCGAATGAGCATCATAAAGAACCCTGACGCGCGAGGCTTGCTGGCATCAAAACTCGGGGGGGATGTGAGGGGGGCTTTAGGCGCCTCAACGGCGGCACTGCGAATGAGGGGGAGGTTGAGACGCTCTCGAATATGGTTTATTTGTTGGAGCCTAGAGGGGGACACCTGAGTGCCTTGCACGGTAATGTTGCCATGCATGAACAAGAGGGGTTGGAACAGACTGCACAGCTGCGTTTCGTGCGCCAGGTCACAGCAGAGAGTTTCAAAGAGATCCTGGCGCATCATCTGTTCGGCGTACGTAGCCCATAGCGTTTCGCGGATGAGAAATAGATACAAATGAAGGAAGAGTACCCGGGCTATGCGAGCTGTTTCTCGATAGTACCGCTCGGCTATGGTCGCGCGGAGCATGTCTTGGAGGTCGCGGTTGCGACCTTTAACTGCGGCCTGGCGGTGCAGCTGCCGCGTGCTGGCCCGCAGATACCGATACAGGGCCGAACAAAAATTGGCCAGGACGCGCTGATAGCTCGCTTCGCGCGCCCGCAGTTCTGCTTCGAAAAAGCGGCTAAGGTTCTCGCGGTAGCTCGGGAGGTCGTGCGGGTGACTAGGGAGGGCGGGCGCAGACACCTGCCCCCGCGCCCGAATATCTATAGGCGCTCTGTCTGGAACATAAGCATCTCCCCAGGCAATCACATCACTGGGGAGGGTTGAGAGAAACTGACATTTTTGATAGAGATCTGTATTGAGGGGGAGAGACGAAAACAAGTCTTCGTTCCAGCTGTCTAATATGGTACACAGGGCTGGGCCGTCGCTAAACCCGAGGTCCTCCAATAGCCGACTAAACAAGGAAGCGGGGGGGACAGGCATGGGTGGAGGGGGGAGAATTTGTGCCTGGCTTAAGCGGCCAGTCGCATATGGCGAAGGAGCAAACGACGACTCTTTAGAGTTGTCCCCCCTCAGGGGACGGCGTCTATGGGGAACTGGGCTGCTTGGGTCGCTAAGAAAGGTCTCAAACGAGTCCATAAATGCCTACGGAAGTAGCGATGATGGTGAGCACCGGATGTTTAGTTAGCGCGGGGTGGCCGACACGCTTTAATGCCAACAGACAAAGCACTCTAAGCCGGGAAATGAACGGGGGAGCCCCGACCGACGCACCTTGAGCTCGCGCTGGAGAATGCTGGGCCTCCTCTCCTGAGGCGCCTTTAAGGGCCTGCATTTGGCCTCGCCGGCCCCCTTACTCCACAGTTCAGCCCGCCCCTTCAGGTGTGGTGCCCCTACCCCGCCCTATCGCTAAACCACCCCAAATAAGGTGTTTCTGCTCCCCTTTCCCCACCTGGCTAGAGAAGAGACACACAATTGCACAGGTACCATGAAATTTGTTTATTGACCCATAGTTCCCAGCGGCGGCACCTGCGACTCAGTTGGGACGACGGGCCCGCGACGTAGAGCGGGCAACTGAGCGCGCGGGAGTACGGCTCGTGGATTCGGGCTCTGGGCAAGCTCCCGTCACCAAATCGTTCGCTCTCGGGAGAAGGTCTTGCCCTTCGCAGACGGTAATGCGGATATTGGTGGCCCCCAGAAGGGTATTGAGTTCTTCGTCGTTTTGGGGGTTAGACATGTCCCACAACTTGGCTGCGGCTTGGCGCGCGTGCTTAGCCGCCACGCGCCCGACGGCGGCACAAAACGTGCGCTTGTTGAAAATGGCCGTGCGTCCATTCCAGGGGGAAGTCGGGCTGCTGGGCGCTCCGGAGAACTGGAGGAGATTGGAAGCCGTAAGCCCCTTCGCCTGGGAATCTATAGTGGGGGGAGGCGCTGGTTTGGTCGCTGGCTTGCGCGCGCGGCGCCCTTGCCCTGCTCTGGCAGTCACGTCGGCGTCAGGCTCTAGGGCAGGCGGGCGGGAGGTTGGCGGATTGGCCGCAGTGCCTCGCGTGCCGCGCGTGTTTGTTTGTCCCCCGCTGGCGGGCGCGCGCCGCGCAGCGGGAGCGCGAGGAGCTGCGGAGCGTCCTGCGCCCCGGCCCCGTCCCGTGGGCTCACTGGGGGTTGGGGCTGACATGGCAGCGTCTAGCTCATCGTCAGACGAAGATTCAAACGAATCGCTGTACACCGGCCAGTCTTCTTCGCATTGATGGTAATGACGGCGCTGCACTTCGCCACCAGGGCGGTCGTCAGTGTCATAGATAGAGCCGCCGCGAGTAGACGTAGAACTCGAGCTGGCGTACCTCTCGAGAACAGGCCGGGATGGGGCAGGGGTGCGAGCGGGCGGGCGGGCTGTGCGGCGCGTTGCCATAACACTTATGCAATGGGGCTAAATGGGGCTACACGCCTCCGACAATCCCACAACACTCGCGACACTAGCGAGGGGGGAGCGGGGAAGGCACACAAACGCAGTGGCCTTCACTGGGTGCGCTAAGGTGACAAGAGTAGTTGGGAGCGGCGGCAGCCTAGAATTTTATAGCCGCACTGGGGCAAAAGCAACAGGCCCGCGGGCCAATCCTCTCGCACGGAGTTTCGGGCACGCCCTGGGTGTTTCCCTAAACTCAGAGCTTTTGCCCCAACGTCACAGGGGTGCGGGCCCTTTGTTTCTTATGCAACCCCAAACTCTAACTATTGGTCAGCCAAGGCCCAGGCGCGTGTCCCAATCCTGTACAAACACGCACTGAGCGAAACGCCCATCGACAGCATGCCCAGATAAAAGAGCCCAAGAGCTCCTGACGGGGAACTGTGCGCTCGGTGGCCGGAGCACTGATCACTCCAAAACGCTTGTGCGTGTTCCTCGCTAGCCCCAACCACACTCCCGCACACCAGCGCCACCACAAGCCCGACGTTTACCAACCAGTCCGCGGAGCCCATTCTGCCAACACAATGCAGCGCGCACTCGCCAACTCGGTTCTTGTCGACACGGGATCGCTAGCTGACGCAGACACAAAGCGCTGGCGTGTCACCGCCAGCACCCAAGGAAGTGTTGCTCAACTGACAGTCACCAACCAAACCCCGCTGTGTTTGTGTGACCCCGCGCCTTCCACCGATGGTGTGTGGATAGGAAAAATTAGCTTAGATCTGCGGATGGCAATGCCGGAGCACCTGTGTGCAGTCTTGCACGCGCACGCCTGCCACTCCCCGCTGTTTTTCGTGGCGACGGGCCTTATTGACTCTGGATACCGCGGAATCGTTCAGGCGGTTGTGTTTTTTACGCAGCGAGTCTGCGAAGTAGCGGCTGGAGACATGCAGTTTACTATTAGCTTTTTTAACGTTGCCTCCATCCCCCTCACCTTAACTGCCCCCGTCTTCTTTTGCCCACTGCTTGCCAAGGCGCAGTTTGACGAGACAGCCCCGGCGCGCTTAATTGAACGCCGCGATTCGGCGGGAAGTGGCTTTGTGCACTACACCGGGAAGCTAACCGAAGTGCCCACACCGGCCGGAGACTACGTCGACGAAGCCCCCGCTTTCTTGGCCAAACGGAGCGAAGATGCTGGAATTGACATTGTGATTCACCAGGCATTAGAAATTCCCCCTAACAGCGCCATAACCATCCAGCCGTCCCTCCGCGCGCTGCGCCCCGACGAAGGCCCTGAGGCATATTATATCTTGGGGCGCTCTTCTCTAAACTCTAAAGGCGCTGTGGTCACCCCAACACGCTGGCTCCCACAAAGTCAGTGTCTGTTTACTGTGCGCAACATCACCAATGCACCCATTGTGTTGCCGGCTCACTCAAAAGTGGCGCAGTTGCTAATTACTGCCTACCCTGCGCTAGTGTGGGTGCCAGCTAACAGCGGCGATCGGGTATTTTGTACTTTGCCCGCCCCCCCGGTCAAGCTATTTGAGAGTGTTGATGTTCAGCCTCCCCAGATAATTTTCACGTCCCGCTTTAACCGCCTTGCCCCTCCTAGCCAACGCGGAGTTGGTGGGTTTGGATCCACCGGGGTCTAACTCGAACTGCCAATAAAGCGCTGTTTCACTGTCTATCCTGTGAGTGTGTCGTCTCTAGTCAAAAATTATACTTTCGCGAGGAGTGCATTAAGAACGCTTTATTTGAACCTGTTGGGTTAAACCAAGAGAATCGCAGCTTCAGGCTTAGTGGTTTTGGGTTTAGGTTGGGTGGTTCTTGGTTTGGGGGGAGGCAGCGCGTTGGGAACGGGTGCGGGGGGTGCGGGCAAATCGGGAAGTAGGCACTGCGGGTCCGCAGGGAGAGACACCTTTGGTGAGGGTGGCGTGGAGGATTGGGGCTTGGGGGCAACAGGGGTTTGAAGCCCCAATGCCTTTTCGGCAATAGCCACATCCTCCATCACAACTTCGCTCTCAGCCATGCTGCGTATAGCTTGAGAAACCAAGACGTCGGCCGACTTGTCCGACGAGCCAACAGACATGTACATCTGCAGAATGGTAGCCATACAGGTATCGGCGAGGCGGCGCATCTTCTCCCGGTGCGCAGCCACTGCGCCGTCCAGACTAGGCGCGTCACAGTTGGGCTGATGGCGCGACAATCGCTCCAAATTTACCATGCAGTTGTGGTACGTCCGAGCGAGAGTCCGAGCCTTGACTAGGCGGCGCGTCTCGTCCAAAGATTCTAGAGCGTCATCCAACGTAATCGGGGCGGGAAGAAGCGCGTTAACTACCGTGAGGGCTTCCTTGAGACGTGGCTCCGCCTCCGTGGGTGGAACAGCCCCGCGAATCATCTCATAATGCTCTTCGGGTCTAGCTCGCCAGCCACAGAGCGCTCCGAGAAGGCCTGCCATTTTAACAGGGCGCAGCTGCTCTCTGAGCCCGCGACACCCTCAGCTCCAGACAAACCACCACCCCAAGAGAGGCGATGCCGACGACCGAAGTTACTGCGCTATATGCGACTGATGGCTGTGTGATCACGTCCTCAATCTCTCTGCTGACCAACTGTGTGTTGGGAGCCGAAGCCCTCTATATATTTAGTTATGATGTCTACAGACCCGACCCACCCCAAACTTCCGAGTCCACTCCGACGGCGCGTGAGCAGTTTGAGCGGCAGCTTGAGCTCTACCACCCTTCCGGTGAGCTGACGGGCGACGCGTTTCGGGTAACGTTTTGTCTATTGGGATTGGATACGGGTGGGCAGAAACCTAGCCAAGCGCGGGGGCGCGTACGCCCCATGTTCATCTGCCACTTCCAGCACGCCGAAGACGTGGCCGCCTTTCAAGCGGCTATTACTTACGGCCATCCGCTATCCCCAGCTCACATTACCCGGACCCTCGATGTGGAAGCCACCTTTGCTTTGCATAAGCACATGATAATCGCTCTGACGGTTGCCGTAAATAGCGCTAGCGCCCGCACTGGGCGAACGGCAGCCGCGGCCCAATACGCTCCGGGTGAGTCACTTAAATCTCTGATTAGCCACTCTGCGCTTGGACAGCGCGGCCTCTCAACTCTCTTTATCCACCACGAAACTCGCGTGCTCGCTGCGTACCGACGAGCGTATTATGGAAGCTCGCAAAGTCCTTTTTGGTTTCTCAGCAAATTTGGCCCCGATGAAAAGAGCTTGGTGTTGGTAACCCGGTACTACTTACTCCAAGCCCTGCGGCTCGGGGGAGTTGGGGCAACCTATGACCTTCAGGCCATCAAAGACATATGCGCGACCTACAATGTCCCGCGGCCTCCTCGCTCGGACCCAATTACCACAGCGTCGCTGGCATCGTTTTCCGCCCTCACGCACTTTTGCTGCACCAGCTACTATGCCCGGGGGCCGGTGGCTGCTGGCTTCCCTCTCTACGTTTCCCAGCGCATTGCAGCCGATGTGCGGGAAACCAGTACCCTCAAAGAGTTCATCGCCCACGACCGCAGTTGTCTGCGGGTGTCCGATCGTGAGTTCATCACGTACATTTATTTGGCCCATTTTGAATGCTTTAACCCCCCACGCCTGTCCAGACACCTCCAGGCAGTCACAACCCAGCATCCCGATCCGAAGTGCCAAACCACTCAGCCTTCGCCTCTGGGGAGTGAGGCTGTGGAGCAGTTTTTTAGCCACGTGCGCGCGCACTTAAACATTCAAGAGTACGTAAAACAAAACGTCTCCCCCCGAGAGGCAATACTACGGGGAGCGCCCGCCGAGGCTTACTTACGATCTCACACCTACACCCCTGATGTGTTTTCACCCAAGGCCCACTTTTGTGGCATAGTGGACTCGGCTGCCCAAATGGCGCACCATCTAAACTCAGCCGAACAGCTGCTAGTTCCCCGGGGCTGGCAAGTTCCGCTGGCGTCAAAGTTATCCGACGGCGATAGTTCCCCTCACGCGCCTCCGGGTTGTGGAATTGTGCGGCGCCTCTTGCAGCTCGCTAGCATCGAGCGAAGTGGGGCGACCCCTCCGCCGGTAGCGGCTCTCTTAGGTAACGCAACAACAGCCCCCCCCTTGCCCGTTTACCGCGTTGCCATGGCCCCCAAAGGCCAAGCGTTTGCGGTTGCCACCCAAGACAACTGGGACTACATTACTAAAGACGCACAAGTACCGGCCGGACCCACCCTGTTGCCGCAGGACTTGTCCCCCAAAACCTTGGGTCTGAAGCTCACCCACCTCCTGTATGCGTCTAAACCTCAAACCCGCCCGCAGGTTACCTTAGCCCCCGACCAGCAGATGTACATTAACCGCAATGAAATCTTTAACTCAAATTTGGCCGTCACCAACATCATCCTCGACTTGGACATTGCCTTAAAAGAGCCAATTCCCTTTACCCGCTTGTATGACGCGCTTTGTTGCTTTAGGCGCGGAGCCCTTACAGCCATGCAGCTGCTTTTCCCCCATGCCCTCATCGACCCAGAGACGTTTCCTTGCTACTTCTTTAAGAGTGCTTGCAGCGCAAATTCAGGAAGTACTACTGCTCCGGAAGGCGAAGATGATTATTTTTTCCCCGAGGAATCTGCCGGGGGAGAAGATTGGGGCGATGGAATGGACTTTGAGGAAAGCTGCCCGGAAGCAGACGAAGCCGCCTTTTTGGATCTGATGAATGAACCCCCGCAGCCTCAGCCCTCAGGCTCCCGCACCTCTCATCCCAACTCCCTCGACACTACAGCCTATGATGCGTTGTGTACATGCAGCCAAAAAATTGGCATGCGGGTGTGTCTGCCCGTTCCAGAGCCCTATGTGATTGCTGGCGCGCTGACGATGAAAGGGGTGGCCCGAGTTATTCAGCAAGCCGTGCTCCTTGACCGAGGCTTTGTGGAGGCTGTGGGAAACTACGTGAAAAATTTCTTACTCATCGACACGGGCGTGTATGCCCACAGCCACAGTCTCCGGCTTCCGTATTTTTGTAAGATTTCCAATGAGGGGTTTGCCTGCGGGCGGCTGTTACCCGTGTATGTGTTGCCTCCTCGGTGCCCGGACCCACTGGCGTATATAGCCGCCCATCGCCTTCCCCACAATTTTCATTTCCATGCACCCCGTGCCCTTCAGCCAGAAAACCAGACAATCCATATATTACATAGTCTGGGTGGTGATTATGTGAGCTTCTTTGAGCGAAAAGCTAGCCACAATGCCCTTGAGCACTTTGGCAAGCGTGACACGCTTGCGGAAGTTCTGCTGCGCTATAACGTCAGCTTAGGCGTCATCGAAACCGAGGACGCGTTTGCCGCTGAGCTTTTAGGGCGCATCCTGGCTTGCCTCGAGAAGCATTTTCCCGAACACCTCCACGAGTATCAATCTGTCTCTGTGCAGCGCGCAGTGACTAAAGACGATTGGGTGCTCCTCCAGCTCGTCCCCCAACGAGGGGCTTTCCACCAGAGCTTGTCTTGTCTAAGGTTCAAACACGCGCGCAACAGCCGCGCGACCGCCCGAACTTTCCTGGCCCTTAGTGTTGGCTCCCACAATAGACTCTGCGTCTCGCTCTGCCAGCAGTGCTTTGCCTCCAAGTGTGATAACAACCGCCTCCACACGCTGTTCACAGTGGACGCTGGGCTGCCATGCTCTTTGTCCGCTCCGCCCAGCACTTAACGACCCTCTTTCTCATTACCGCCTATGGCTTGGTGTTGGCGTGGTACATCGTGTTTGGGGCCAACCCAAACCACCGATGCATTTATGCCGTACGCCCCGTCCTATCCCCGAACACCACCGCCCCAATTTGGACAAAAGTGGACAAATCTATGGTTCTGTTGGCTCCCCAGCCCCTCCCTCCCCAGAATGCCCACGAACGCATCTGCTATGCCAATTTAATTAATGGAAAGTCTGTGGCCCTACCCACCGCCGCAGGGGAAATGAGCCACAGCGTCATGTACGTTTGCGAAGCTGTGAATTGTTTGCGCTCTCTGTGGTATACAGAAATGCGCTTAATTGTAGCTAGTTGGTTTATGTACCTGGCATTTGTGGCCCTCTACCAGCGCCGCCGTATGTTCGGAGTAGTGAGCCCAGCGCAGAAAATGGTAGCTCCAGCGACGTACCTCTTAAACTACGCAGGTCGCATCGTGTCTAGCGTGCTGTTAAAATTTCCCTATACTAAAATTACCCGTCTCCTCTGTGAACTTTCTGTCCAGCGCCAAAGCCTCGTGCAGCTTTTTGAAGCTGACCCCATTACTTTTCTTTACCATCGCCCCACGATTGGCTGTATAGTGGGATGCGAAATTTTGCTTCGCCTGGGGGCCCAGGGGCTCATTATGGGGACTGCGCTGGTAACATGGGGAGAGTGCGCCATTACCTATCCTCTGTTCCTATCTATCGCTACATGGTGCTTTGTCAGCATTATTACCCTACTCGAAATGTATGCCATGTTGCGAAAAGTTGGCAGCCCCCCCCACGCTACCCCAGCTGCAACCTCAACACGAAAAAGCGGCCTCCGTAGCATTTGTGGGCGCTGCTGCTCTATTATTCTCTCGGGTATAGCCGTGCGCTTGTGTTATGTAGCTATCGTGGCCGTGGTTGTCATTATTGTGCTTCATTATGAACAGGAAATTCAGAGGCGCTTATTTGAGACCTAAAAGCACCTGCAAATGAAAATCTAATGGAGACCGAGGCCGCATGCGCATGCAAATGAAAATCTAATGGAGACCGAGGCCGCATGCGCATGCAAATGAAAATCTAATGGAGACCGAGGCCGCATGCGCATGCAAATGAAAATCTAATGGAGACCGAGGCCGCATGCGCATGCAAATGAAAATCTAATGGAGACCGAGGCCGCATGCGCATGCAAATGAAAATCTAATAAGACTGAGGCCGCATGCGCATGCAAATGAAAATCTAATAGAGACTGAGGCCGCATGCGCATGCAAATGAAATTCTAATGGAAACCGAGGCCGCATGCGCATGCAAATGAAAAGAGCTTATCTGACGCGCCGTCCAATAAGGCGGTTAGACACACTCCTTGCTATTTTAATGAGTTTTTGGGGGGGTGGGAATTCGTGCGGCTCACGGTTACCTCAAATAAATTAAGCCAATGAAAAATTCCTATGTGTTCTTTGTATGTAAATTAAACTCTTGGAGGAGCTCGGTGCACCAATGCGACACAAAAACACAGAAGGGCAAGAGTTGAGGGGAGGAGTTTGCATGCAAACGCAACTTTTAGAGTACAAGAAGTTGTTTCCATTGGTCCCACACTGGCCCGCCTTTGAATGACTCATGGGGTGGCACATTCGGAGGGAGGCAGGGGCGGAGTTGGGTTGGGCGTCGAACAGAACACAAGTATAAATCTCCCCTGAGCTTTCATAGCACCAGCATTCATCGCTAAGACAGCAGTCTCTTGGCTCTTCTGTGGCGAGAACGCTCTTCCATTCGCACCTCTACTCGACGCGAAGCTCAATTTTGTCTCTCTCCGACACCATGAGCTCCAACTTGGATATGCTCATTGATTTGGGGCTGGATCTGTCTGACAGCGAGTTTGAAGATGACACTCTGGGTCCCGAGGAAGCTCGCTGCGAGCGGCGCGTGTCCACAAGCAGCGGGCAATGCTCTTCATCGGATGAGGACATGGAAGACTCAGACACCGAAGCGATGGCTGAGCAGCCCAGCGGGTGTGATCGAGATCGCCGGGCCGACTGGAAGCAGGAGGGCCCAACAACGCCTGCAGTTCCTGTGGTCTTTTCAGCCCCGTCTAACTCTCGGTCCTCAGCTGAAGAGCCGAAAATTGCTTCCAGCGTTTGGACTCGACTGGGTCCACGCCGCCCCCGATCGCCCTCAGACGCTCGCCCTGGTAAGATGGCACGCCTTGCTCCTCAGGCAGCTCCGGTAGCCCAAGCTCACCAGGCCAGCTCACAAACTGGCGAGGCGAACCCCAAGCGGCCAGGCGAAGCGCGCCCCGGAGGGCGGCCTCGCTTTCATCGAGGAACTCGGGGTGGACGAGGCCGCCGCGGCCCTCGCCAAACTGTCTTCAACCAGATGGCCGCGGGGATGCCAGCCAAGGCCGGCGGTACCAAAGGACTTCCCCAGGCTACTGGCCACCGACGATTGCGTCCCTGGGAGAGCGCGCGGAACCGAGCGCATCCTGGAGCGCCTCGCGTCGGCGGGCAACTTCAGGCTCCAGCGCGACCGGTTCTAGTGCAGCCTCCCCCTTTGATGGCTCTGCGGATCCCCCCGCCCGTTCTTCCCCCAGCCCCTGAAACTTCAACCCCAGGACCCACCAAGCTCGCAGTGCCTGATCTGCTGGACCCCGCTGTCATGGGGGCCATTCGGTCTATTTCCGACCGCGCGGCCACTGAGCGCATCACAGAGAGCTTTGGTCGCAGCGCGCAAGCCATGGCTTGCCCCTTTGGGAGCGCAGCCTTCTCAACTATCAACAGTCCTTGGGCCCCAGTGCTCGAAGTGTCTCTAGGGCCCTATGACGCAGACGCACGTCGTGTTCCCTGGGACACGCTGGCCGCACATGGACCAAGCCTATATGACACCTTTAAGGGCAATCCTAGGGCATCGGCTATCGCTAAGGCGCTGCGAGAATGCGTGCTGCGCCAGGAGAACTTGATCGAGGCGCTGGCGTCAGCAGATGAGCTCCTGTCTTGGTGTAAGATGTGCATCCAGCACAACTTACCGCTCCGCCTGCACGACCCTATCATTAGCACAGCTGGGGCTGTGTTAGACACTCTAGTGGCGCGCCTGCGCCCTTTCATGCAGTGCTATTTGCGTACCCGCGGCCTGTGCAGCCTAGATGACCTGTGTGCGCGCCGCCGCTTGATAGACATCAAGGAAATTGCTTCCTTTACCTTTGTCATTCTGGCTCGCCTCACAAACCGCGTAGAGCGCGGTTTGCCTGAAATTGACTATGCTACCCTGGGAGTAACTCCAGGAAACCAAATGGACTTTTACATTCCCGGGACATGCATGGCTGGTCTAATTGAAATTTTAGACACGCACCGCCAAGAGTGCTCTAGCCGCCTTTGCGAGCTCACTGCCAGCCATCTAATTGCACCGCCTTATGTTCATGGCAAGTACTTTTACTGCAACTCCTTATTTTGATAAAACTTTCAATTCCAAACAACTCTGTTGAAATAAATTTTTGTTTTTAACTCACACTTGTGTTTAAAAGTGTCTGGTGGGGTGTCTGGTGGGGTGTCTGGTGGGGTGTCTGGTGGGGTGTCTGGTGGGGTGTCTGGTGGGGTGTCTGGTGGGGTGTCTGGTGGGGTGTCTGGTGGGGTGTCTGGTGGGGTGTCTGGTGGGGTGTCTGGTGGGGCGGGTCTAGCTCAGCCTGTATAAAGGAACCCCAAACCAGCGCTAGCCACTTCACACAAGACTCTGCGTGGCACCTGGAAGCATGGCCCCTACCCCGCTCACAAATTTATTCTTGCGTGCCCCAGAAATTTGTCACATTGCCCCCCCGATATGCTTACCTGGGCACTGGCAAGCTGAGCGTGCAGCCTACACCCCCAAAACAGATCCAGCCTGCCTATCCATGCGCACTTACCTAATTCGGGTTATGTGCAATGGGCGGGGTGAAATCCACTGCTTCTTTTTCTCAGCCATTAAAGACCGCCAGCACACACCCCCCTCTACGTCAGAGCTGCGCAACTTTATTGACCTTATCAATTATCCCCCAGTTGTGCGCGAAATGCAAGACAAGCTGGAAGTGCACTCCCGGTGTACGCGCCCATTTAGCGTGGGAACAATTAAAGATAGCCCTGGGGCTGGTTCCCAAACGCCTGAGTACACTCTCAATGGGCTCGTCTATCACTGCCACTGCCATCAGCCTTTTAGTACTAAATGCTGGCAGGGAGCCTCCACAGCACTTAAGCATATGCGCTCTATCAGCTCCAGTGGCATGGCTGCGCGCGCCGCTCACCGCCGCCGCTTGGAGACGCGCGTGTGATGAAGAACTAACCTCGTCCCCGAGTGCTCATTTCCAAGAGTAAACATGAGGGTGGGGGTCCAAAACAACCCTGGAGCCCTAGTTTGGTTTCTTCAGCCCAGCAGCCAAACAGCTCTAAATTTGCCTCGGGTTCCTGACCAAGAGACCCTTAATTTTCCCCTCAATCTAGCCTACTTTGAGAACAGGAGCAGGGAAACCTCATGCCCCTAAATCTGGCCTCCCCCAGTGGGCCAGAACCTCCTCCCTGTCTCCCCTAAATCTGGCCTCCCCCAGTGGGCCAGAACCTCCTCCCTGTCTCCCCTAAATCTGGCCTCCCCCAGTGGGCCAGAACCTCCTCCCTGTCTCCCCTAAATCTGGCCTCCCCCAGTGGGCCAAAAGCAACGAAACCCCATGCCCCTAAATTTAGCCTGCACTGGTGGGGGGACCTTTCCCATTTTTGTCTAACTGGCATATCCTAGTAGGTGAAGCCATTATTAAAGGTTTCTTTAATAATGGCTTCCCCTAAAAATTAGGGGAGAGCCTCTTTCATTAAATGTGGCCTGCTCTAGTAGGTGAAGCCTTAAGGTCACCCTAAATGCTTCCCTCCCATTTGGCCTGCCCTGGTGGGTAACAAAGAAAAACTTCTTTTTCTGGAAATTAGGGCCTGCCCTAGCTAATTAGGCCCAACTGAAAACTCCCTTCAATTTAGGCATGACTTAGTGTAGGCAACAGCATCTCTCTTAATCTAGCACTTGGCCTAGGGGTGAGGAACACATCCTTGCTTTAAAGGTGGCCTAGCGTAGGTTCCTGGTTCCTCGCCATTTAATTAGCCCCTGCATAAACATGGTCCTCTTCCCACTTCCCTTAATTGGAAGGAGCCTAGTAAAAAAGGCTCAAAATTTTCACTGCCTAGTTTGGTGTGTAAGCCCCAAAGGTCATCCTTTAGGTTTATGTGAAACCTGGCCTAGTTTGGTGTGTAAGCCCCAAAGGTCATCCTTTAGGTTTATGTGAAACCTGGCCTAGTTTGGTGTGTAAGCTCCAAAGGTCATCCTTTAGGTTTATGTGAACTTTGTCTTGGCTGAGAGGATAAAGCCACCTTCGCTGTTTATGTAAAATCTGGCGGAGTTTGGTGCATAGGCCCCAAAGGTCACATTCTGTGATCATTTTAAGTAGGCCTAGAAAATCAGTCCATCAAACCAAACCTCATGTTTTCTTGAGGCAGGCCTAGCCTAGTGGGCCAGACCTCACCTTCCATGGTACCCCAAACTCCAGCTTGTCCTTGAGAGTAAGGGGAAGCACTTCTCTCCCCACACCACCCTTACTTGCCTCCACTGTGAGCATTCTTATTGAAAATTTAAAATAAAACTTTCCAATAAAATGGCTCAGTGTCATATTTTAGTGTTGCTTCTGGTTCGAGCCTGCCTTTGTATGAGTTCCTCCTCTCAAGTTTTGAGGATAAAGGGCGGGCTGCATTCACAGCCTATAGGGGGTTGCACCCAAAACCCAGGCTGGTGGTAAGGCTTAGGAGAAAACTAGGCCTCTGGAGCATAAGCTTATATAGTCTAAGTGTATGGTAAGGCCCCACCCCATGCCTAACTCCCCCGGGAGTAAAAAACACACTTGCTTGAAAATAAAACAGTTAAACATATTTATTATAGTTAAGACCCCCCCACCTTCTTACCAATTTAGTGCCAGAACAAGACCAACACAAGAATTAAGACCACCATCAAAGCTGCAATAGCAACATGGGTGCAGACCTTGGATGCACCTCGCCAAGAAGGCTCATACACCTGAGCGCCTTGTCCCAGTGCCCCCCGCAAGCGCATTCGATTGAGCTCTCTCGAACTAATTCGGGGGCGCCTTTCAAAATGAGCAGGAGCCTGATCTTCCCATTCTGTTTCCTCAGGCTCAGAAATGGTGATACTCACAGGCTGTGCGCGTGGGGCCGGGGACTGGGGGTAAGGGGTTGCTTGAAGGGCAGAATTGGGCTGGGGGGATGTATAGGGAGGGGGTTGATCAAGCTCAGACTCGCTATAGGTAGGAAGCAGGGCAATTGGCCCTCCCCATTCACACCAAGGGGCTGTCAGGGGAGTTTGAGGTAGAGAAACTGGGTCTTGGAGAAACCCCCCGGCTGTGCAGCGAGCTCTCCGCTGGGAGCGCCGCTCTGAGCGCCTTTGAGCGCGCCTGAGAGCGCGGTTAGAAGGTCTCCTCCCCCCTTGGGGTCGCAGAGGCCGAGGCGCTGCCAGTCTGCTAGCGGGGCCTACCACCTGAGCCAGCTGGTCGCCTGGGTCATAGGCGGGCGGGGGGCTCGTGGGAGAATGGAGAGTAATAGAGGTGTATTCTGTATCATCAATACGCCCACTAAAATAAGGGGGTGGGGGAGATGTGGAGGCGGAGGGCGGAAGACTGAGGTGTGTGGGGCCATCTACCCCTGCGCTCTGTTGATCCTCTCTCCATAGTTCTTCTGGGGCAGGTCTCCTGGAGCTGCCCCTATTCTGGGTTGGGTTGACAGGAGTGGGGGGCCTAGATATCCGAGTTACAGGAGACATCTTCGCGGCCAGTAAGGGAATGGGGTTAGACAAAACCCACACAGCACCAAGCACCTCTTTTGGAGATTTTAGGAGGACAGAAAGAGGCCCGAGAGAACCAACTCCTATGGCTTTGTGGGGCCTGAAAGCCACTAGAGCTCACCACCCCAAACGCACAGCAAGAAAAGGGGCTGAGAGCTGGGGTGCCTAAAACTTAAATCCGCACTATGAACTCCCCTAACCCCTCCCCGGGAGGCCGGGCCGCGAGCGCGAGCAGGGGCAGGAGGCCCCAGCGGCAGGCCGCGAGCAGAGCCATGGCCGGGCGGCAGAACTCTGCCGCCCGCGCGCCGGCGCGCGGGCCTTTAAGGGAGGGGGTCGGGCCGACCCCCGGGGGGCGCCCCCCGCCGGCGGAGCCGGGCCCCGGGCCCGGGGAGGCCCCAAACCGCCCCAAAAAGCCCCCAACAGGCCCAAGCGGGGGCCTGAGCCGACCTCGCTCCTCCCGACAGCCCCGCCCGCGGCTGTTTACTTTGGCAGCGCTGCCAGCACTTCCATTAGCCCGTCCCCTGAGGCTGCGGGAAAGGCGATCCCTATCTTGCATCTTTAATGCTAATGGACATTCCCGGGCGCGGTGCCCGGGTGTGGTTTCCTGGCTTAATGGGTTTCGGCTGAATAATGGATGAGGGTACTGCATAAACAGGGCGGAGCGCCACCCTGGGCGCCATCTTGGAGTGAATGCGCACGACCATGCATTTCAGGCCGGGGGCTCCTGCCGCGCAGCCGGGTCTGGGGGCGCCCCCGGACTTCGGAGGACCCCAGCGCCGACCCGGGCCGAGGCGGGCCGCCCGGACCTCCTACCTGATGGCGCCCGGGCGGCGGGCGGCGGCTCCTCGCGCCCGGGATGCTGCAAAAGGTCCTCCAGAGGCTTTTCCAGTTTCCGACCCGGGGAGCGGGGTCAGCCGGCGGGCACTGCGCGGCTCGGAGTCGCCAGGCGACGGGTTCTTTCTAGGTGCCGGCGGAGCGGGTGGGGCTGCAGGGGGATTTGACCTTTTCGCCTTCTCTTTTCTAGGAACGCGGAGACCCTGCCAACAGCCCTCGCTGCCGCCAGGATGACTCACAAGCAGCCCAGCGCTCCAGGTAGGCTCACTGTCCGGCTCGCCCAGCCCCTCTCCCACGCCCCCGGTCCCCCTGGCAGCCCTGCTCCCGGCTCGTCCCTGCCTGGCCCCGACCTTCCCCGGCCTCCCCCACCCAGCCCCTCCGCCCCCCGCACCAGCGCCTCCCGCTCACCCAGCCCTCCCCCGGTCCCACAGAGCGGCGGGCGCCCGGGGGGGTCTTTGGTCTCTCTCTCGCCCCGCATGGCCGGTTGAGCTTCCCCGCCTATTCACCCCGCGCCCCTCGCCCCTGAGGCCTGAGCTAGCTCTCGAGCGAGGCCAGGCGCTCGCCTGTTCCCCCGCGCCCCTCGCCCCTGAGGCCTGAGCGAGCTTTCGAGCGAGGCCAGGCGCTCGTCTGTCTGGGCCTCGCGGCCCCTCGCCCCTGAGGCCTGAGCTAGCTCTCGAGCGAGGCCAGGCGCTCGCCTCCCCCTGCCCCTGCGCTCTCGCTACCCCGCCACCGAGGCCTGAGCTAGCTCTCGAGCGAGGCCAGGCGCTCGCCTCCAGAGACCCCCCCATCCCCGGCCTGCCCGCGTCTCGGGGCTAAGACCCTCCCCAGCGCAGTTTCAGCCTAAACTAGCTGGCCTGGCCGAGGGGGGCTGCACCAAGCCCATCTTACCCCGAGCGGCCTTTACCTTACCCCCTCGCTCGGGCGGTGGGACTTGAGCTCGCGCCGCCGGGTTGCTCGGTGCCCCTGGCCCGACCCAGAAGCGCCGCAATGCCAAGTGCTTGCTTCCGAGTGGGGCTCTGTCTGCTTTGCCCCTGCCCTCGCCCTTGCCCTCGCCCTTGCCCCAAACCCCTGCCCTCGCCCCTGCCCTCGCCCCAAACCCCTGCCCTCGCCCTTGCCCTCGCCCTTGCCCTCGCCCTTGCCCTCGCCCTTGCCCTCGCCCTTGCCCTCGCCCTTGCCCTCGCCCTTGCCCTCGCCCTTGCCCCAAACCCCTGCCCTCGCCCTTGCCCTCGCCCCAAACCCCTGCCCTCGCCCTTGCCCTCGCCCCAAAGACCACACGCGAAAGAGGGTTGGCGGGTGAGAGAGTTTATTGTCCGTGGGGTTGGGATGGGGACCCAGCCCCTCGCCATCTGTTGTGAGACCTGGTGCCGGGTGCGGACCTAAGGCCGCTCGGGGGAGGCGGGCGGGGAGGCCGACCCTGGTGGTCCGGGGTGGGGTGCGGACCAGGGGTGCCTAGACTCTAAGCTAAAGAAGCTGCGCGCCCCCAACAGGGCCCCGTTCTGGTCAAAGACCATGGGGCCTACGGGTGTCATCCAGAGGCTGTTCCAGCCGGTGGTGTAGTCGGCGGGGTATTGGGGGGGCACCACGCATCCCTGGGGTTCCTCCGGGAGGGTGGTCTGCCTCAGCCACTGGGGGTTGTTCTCCCCCAGCAGCCGGGCCAAGTTCCCGGTTTTGCTGGTCACCACCACATAAGCGCTGATGTGGCCAGTCTCCATGTCCAAGATGGGCAGGCAGTCCCCCTTGATAGTCTGGTTTAGGTAGGGAGCGAGCGCCACCACGCTGGAGAGGCCCCCCACGGGCAGGTACTGCGTGAGTGACTGGGGCGCAAGGGAGGTGGCGGTGTGGCGAGTCTTCTGTGTACACTTCCTTGGCCCCTGCTCAGCGCGGGGGCCAAGGGAGGATCCTTTATCTTCAGCAGGAGGCGCCTCAGATGATGACACCTGCGCTTCGGATGGCAGCACCTGCGTGGACTGGGGAGCCCCGCCGCGGGCCGACACGACGCGCTTTTTGGCCCCCAGGAGTTCCTGGCCCCCCTCCGGCCCCGGGCGCTTCCTGGACGGCCCGGGGGTCGCGCGCACTTGAGGAGGGGCCGCGGGCGCCGCGGCTTCAGCGCGCCGCGCGCTGTCTTCGGCGGGGGCGATGTTGCACAGCACTTCGACCCGCACCTGGGTACCGGCGGGGGCGGCCACACTCTGGGGGGCCGCAGACACCACAGGGGGGGCGGCCACACTCTGGGGGGCGGCCACACTCTGGGGGGCGGCGGGGAACGCGGCACCGGCCACACTGGGAGCCGCGCCGAGGGGAGCCCCGCTGGGCTGAGTCACATGGGGGAGGGCGTCCGGGAGAGCAGCGCGCGCTGCCTCGAGCGGCGCGGCAGGGGGCGCACTTGGCGCGGCGGCCTCGGGAGCGGCGCGCGAGGGAACACTGGGGGGCGCTGCCACCCGGGGGCCGCTGCGGCGCCGAGGGGCCACGGCCAGCTGGGGGCGGACTTCGGCCCGCGGCGGGGAGGCGGGTGGCGAGTCCAGAATCTCGATGGGGGTGCTGTTCTGCGGGAGGCGGCGGGGGCGGCGCGGCGCGGCGGGGCGCGGGCCGCGAGCGGCTCGAGAGCGGGCGGGGCGGGCGTCACCTGGAAAAACACAAGCGGGCGGTCAGGTCTGCGGGCGGAGGCGCGCGCGCGGGAGCAGGTGGGGCTCTGGGAGTCGCGCTCGCTTTGGACCCCCTCGCGGGTGCTTACCTTCATCAGGGAGCGCGTGGGCGAAGGGGTCGCGGGAGAAGGGCGACAGGGCGCGCACGGTGCGGCCCCCCAGCGTGACAGAGGCGGGGGCGCGATGGGGGGGCCCAGCCCAGATGAAGTCCACCGCGGTCCCAGCGCGCACAGCTTCCTCGGCCTCCGCGTGCGTCTGGGGGTCGTTCACCACCGGGATGGTGGAGAAGCTGCCATCCTCGCGCACCCCCACGATCAGATAGGAGACGGGGGTGTTGCAGAGCGGACAGCGGTTCCCGTTGGGGATCCAGGTCTTCAGGCAGGTGATGCAGAAGGGGTGCAGGCAGGGGAAGGTGAGGGCGCGCACGGCCTCGGTGATGGGCTCGGTGCAGACGGGGCAAGTCTCCTCTTCCTGCGCGGGAGGCGCCGCGGCCTCTGGGTCCGGGCGCGGGGCGGGCGGCTGCTGCTGCTGCGCCTCTGCGGGCGGGAGTTCGGCCTGCGGCAAAACAGCCGCAGGAGGGCGCTCTAGCTCCAACTCCAGATCCAGCGCGGCCTCCAGGGGCCTCGGCGGGGCCGCGGCGACCCGGGCCGCTTCGGCGCGGCGGAGGAGGTGGCCCAGCGAGGGGAGGTACTCCTCGCCCGAGTCCTCGCCGTCAGAGTCGCTCTCTTCCCATTCAGAAGAAGACTCGCTCTCGCTGAACGAGGAGTCTTCGAGCATGAAGCGGGAGAGCTCATCCCAGTCTCTGGGTGGCTGCGGGGGCTAGAGAGAGAGAGACCAGAGCACCTTGAGTCTGGCGGGCTCCACAGCTTGCAGGCGCGCCGCGAGCGGCCGCGCTCTCCCGCCTCCCTCCCGTCCCGGCGCCGGGGCTCTCGCTGCGAGAGCCCCGAGCCTCACAGTGCCCCCGACCCGAGCGCGGAGAGGCAGCTACCTGAGAAGGGTTCATCGCTGTTGGAGGCGAGGGGTTGGGAGTCGAAGATCGTCTCGAGCGGCGCAGCGAGCGGGAGTAGTGTGCAGGAGAGCAGCGAGGGTGCAGGCTGAGTGAGTGAGGGCGAGCTCAAAGTTCTTATAAAGGCGAGAACACTCCCCGGAGAGGCGGCACCGACGGTCCCGGGTGTAACCGGGCCGGGCCTGCAGGGAGGCCGGGCCTGGGTGGGCGGCGGGGGCGGGGGGCGGAGAGGGGCCTCGCGGGCCAGTCGAGCGGCCCGAAAGTTTTTCATTAATGCAGGGTCGGCCTCTCGAGGCGGGGTGCAGAGCCAAAGGCCAATGGGGCTGGGGGTAAAAGATTTCATTAAGACTAGGTTTATGCAGAGAGGGAGGGACGGCAGGCCCTGCACCAACCCGGGCCCGCGGGAAAAATCCCATTAGCATGTCCCGGGAGATGTTCCGGGTGCCAGAGGCCGTAAAAAATCTCATTAGGGCGCCATGTATGCAGGGAGGCGGGAATGGGCCGTGCTCGGCGGCCCCCGCTCTGCCTAAAGGTTACACTTAGCATAATGGCGCCGGGCTGGGCTTTCCTAAAGGTTGGAATTAGCATAATGGAGCTGTTCCGAGCGGAGGCATTTTATGGCACCGGGAAGGAGCGCCGCGGAGTGCTGGGAAGCGCGGTGGGAGGCGGCCCGGGAGGGCACAGGGTGTTCTTGGCAGCGAGAGGCGGCTCGCAGCTGCGCGCGCAGCCACGGGGGGGCGCTCGCGGGCGGGGGAGGCGGCGAGCCCGATCTGGGCGGGCGGCGCTTCGCGTCGGCCAATGGGATAGGGGGGAGGGCCTACCCGGGCACATAAAGGGCCGCGGCAAGCATCGCTAGTGCGGAGAGCCGCTCGCGGCTCTCCCAGTACAAGAACAGAATCGAGGGGGCGGCGGTGGCGGTGGCGGCAGTGGCGGAGGCTCAGGAGCGCGCTCGAGTCCGGCCGCCCAGCGGGCCGCCCGAGCACGAGCCCGTTCCCGAGCCTCCGCGCACAAGATCGGCCCCAGCGCGGCCTCGGCCTCGGCGACGCGGCGGCGGAAGCGGGCGCGGTCGGCCTGGTGGTGGGCCCAGGACCCGCGGCGGGCCTGGCGCGCGGCCACCTGCCACGTCACCAAAATGTGCACGCGCACGCTCGGGGAGAAGCGCACGCGCGCCGTCGAGGCGGGCGACTCGGACGCGTCGGCGTCGGCCCGCGACCGGCGGCGCTCGCGGGCCTCGCGCCACGCGCGGTCGCGCTCGCGGGCCTCGCGCAGGCGGCGGGCTAGGCGCGGCGGGAGGAGCGAGGCGGGCCGCAGCGACGACACGCGGGCCGGCGGCGTGGCGGGCCGGGGCTCCGGGTCCCAGTCCGAGTCGGACTTGGAGCCATCGCCCGTGTCGTCGTCGTCACCGGGGATCACCAGCCAGCGGTCTAGGAGCGTGTGCGGGCGCGGCCTTTCTGACGGCGGTTCCCAATCCCAGTCCTCGTCAGATTGGGAGCTCTCTTCAGAGCTGTCTTCCCCCGGTGTAACGACCCAGCGGCTGAGCGGGCCGGGGGGCGCGGGACCGGGCGGCGGCGCGGTGTCAGTCGCTGGCCTCGAGCGAGGACGAGAGCGCTCTCGAGGCTGAGGGGCTGGTTGCGCGCTGCGCGAGCCGCGAGGCGGCAGCGGGGCGCGGGGGGTCTGGGGCGGGGGGCGCACGGAGCGTCGCCGCGGCCGGCGGGCGCCGCGGCGGGGCATCTCGGCGGATCGGGCGCGCGGGTGGCGGCAGGGCGCACAGCAGGCTGTGTGTGCTCGCCGAGGTCTGTTATGAGACCTGCTGCCACCGACGCGGCCCCGTCTTCTGCTGACGCGGACGGGGCGCGGCGGGGCGGGGTCGGAGTCGGTGTCGGCGGGGCGCGGGCTGTGGTGAGTAGGTGGGGCTGTGGTGAGGCGGGCTCGGCGGGGGTGGAGGTGGGGCGTGGACTATGTGGGGCGCCGCTTTGCGGTCGAGCGAACGGAAACCCGGGAAACCCGGGGAATTTGGAGTGCGGTGGGTGGCGGGCCGGGTCGGGCCAGGCCGCGGCGCGGGGGCCCGGCGGGGGGCGGAGAGCTGGTTTGGGCCAAGAGCGTCGCGCCCTCCTCGCCGCTATGGCCGACCAAGTTCTCGGCCCCCGCGCGCTGCTGTCTTGGCGCGCCGCGCCGCGAGGGGCGGCCGGCCCGCGCCCGCGAGGGAACTCTGACTCCCGCGGCCGCGTTTCCCCGGGGGCCGTTTCTGGCGGGGGGGGCAGAGCGAGGGGGGGCCGATTTTCGCGCTCGCGCGGCGCGTTCCCTTGGCACGGTGCCAACTCTTTCTAGGTTTGCTGCCGGATTTCCTGGACGCCTGCCAGAAGCCGAAGTCTTGAAAGGCGCCTCGCTGGCAAAATGCCAAAGCTGGGCTCGCCGCACTCGCTCCGGCGCTTGAGTTTTGGCGTTTGGCCAGCCTGGCGCCGCGCCGGCGCGCCTCCGCCGCTGCCCGGGTCGGGGCCTGTGCCACACCGGAGCCTGGCGGCTGCCCGGGCTAGCCTCTGGTCTGGCGCAGACCCGGGCCTCGGACCTGCGACCGGGCGGGGCGCCGCGCGGCGGCGACGCGGGCCCGCGCGGCCCCGGGACACACTTCCGCGCGCGTCGGACTCTCGGGCGGCGCCGCGCGTGCGCCTCGGCCTGTGCTCGCGAGCGCGCGCCTGAGACTCTGCCCGCGCGGGCGGCCGGCGCCCGGGGCCGCGCGGCTTGGAGTTTGGGGGGGAACCGCGACGCGGATGGAGACGCCGGTTCCACCCCAACTTCGAGCTGCGAGGCTCGCGACCCGCCTCGCGCCCTCGCGGGGGAGGGGGGGCTTCAGCGCGGGCTGGCCGGGGGGGGGGGGAGAAGACTTTGGCCGGGAGGCCGCAAACTTGTGCGAGCTTGGGGGGCCAAAAAAGTTTGCCAGCTTCGCGGGGGCCCGGCGGGGGGCCGCAAACTTGTGCGAGCTTCGGGGGCCGAAAAAGTTTGCCAGCTTCGCGGGGGGGGGCTCGAGCGCGGGCCGGCCGAGCGGACGGGAAGGGGGGAGGCGAAAGAGCTGCTCCCGGGGGGGGGGAAAAGTTTTGCTCTCCGCAGCCGCGCTCGCTCGCCGCCGAGGCTAGGGGAGCGAAACTTTTCGCCGCCGGAGTCTCAGGACGCCGCGCGCAGCACGCCGAGGCCGGGAGCGAGAGCGAGACTTTGGCCGGGAGCCCGCAAACTTCTGCGCGCTCCGGGGGCTGGAAAAGTCTCTGAGCCCGAGACACCGCAAGAGAGAGCGAGGGGCCGCGGCACGCGGCCCGGCCCCGAAGGGGCCCTTCTAACACCCACTGCAAGAGACAGACAGCGAGAGCCGAGACCGAGAGCGAGAGGCCGCGGCACGCGGCCCGGCCCCGAAGGGGCCCACAGAGCACTGGACACGAAACGCCGAAAGAGCCGAGACCGGACGCTGCAAGAGCGAGCGAGAGGCCGCGGCACGCGGCCCGGCCCCTCTCACCCCCTTGAGACTGAGACTAAAACGGAGACTGAGACTGAGACTGAGAGGCCGCGGCACGCGGCCCGGCCCCAAAGGGGCCCCTCTCACCCCCTGAGACTGAGACTAAAACAAAGACTGAGACTACAACTGAGACTGAGACTACAACTGAGACTGAGACTGAGAGGCCGCGGCACGCGGCCCGGCCCCGAAGGGGCCTCTCTCACCCCCCTCTCTCTCTAGAGTCGCCGCGGTGCTCACCTCTCCTGTTTCTCTCTCCGCAGGCCTCCCGAGCAGCGCCGCCGCGGCGGGCGCTCTCCCAGTTCCTGCGGCCCCGAGTCAGAGATTGGCCGAGCGCCCGCCTCGGCCTCGCGGCCCCGCCCCGGGGGCGCCTCCCGAGCGCGCGGCGCGCGAGACGCCGCGCCACTCCTGCCTCCCGTCGGCCCGCAGAAGCGGCGCGTCGTCCCGCGGGCCGCGGCTCCCCGGCCCCGCCCCCACCGGGCGGCCCGCGCGCGGCGCCCGCCCGCCCGCGCCCGCGAAAAATTTTTTCGCGCGCCCGCGCCCGCGAGGGAACTCTGACTCCCGCGGCCCCGCTGCAGACCGCCGCAGACAGGCAGAGGGCTCTGCCTCTCCCCCTGCGCGAGACGAGAGCGCTCTGCCTCCCCCCGCGCGTCGCGTCGCAGAGCTCTACCTCTCCCCCCCGCGCGGGCCTTCTGCCCCTGAGCGGAGCAAAAGAGCTCTCCCTCCCCCGCGTGTGGCGTCACGGAGCTCCGCCTCTCCCCCCGCGCGCGGCACGAGAGCTCTGCCCCCCGCGCGGAACAGCGGAGCTCTGCCTCTCGCGCGCCGGAGCCCCCGAGGTGCACTCCTGCCCCCCTAGCCCCTGCCGCGCAGCCCAGGCCCGCCCCCAGCCCTACCCCCCGCGAGGCCTGACAGCCCCACCTCCTAGCGGCAGCCTCCGCGCACAAGCCCAGCCAGGCCCCGAGAGGCCGGCAGACCGCCCCCGCAACACCGGCAGCCCGGGGGCCCGGCCGGGCTCGATCCTCGGGGCGGCGCCGGCCCAAGGCCACGTTCCCACCGCTGCCGTTTCGCGCGCTGCGCAAGGGGGCGTGACTTTGAGTCGGCGCCTGCCCGCGCTCCTCGCCCGGCCGCCCGCCCCGGCCGCCCGCCCCCGAGCCCCTCGCTCCACCCCGCGCCCCCACCACAAACGAGGCGCCAGGCGCGCAGTGCGTGTGCCACATCAATCTTTATTGAAAAACCGCGAGCTGAGGCGTTCAAATAAACCATGCTGACTTCTCTCCCCGGAAGTGTGTCTGCGAGAGGTGCTTTGGAGCCACGGAGGCACGGGGGGCGGGGTCTTGGGGGCGCCGGCGGGCCCGAGCTCACACGTCCTCTTCGCCCGAGTCGGCGCCCCACACGTCGGGCTCGCAGCGCGCCGGCGCGGCGGGCGAGGCGGAAGCGCCGCCCTCCGGGCTCAGCACCGTCACCGCGCCGGCGACCGAGAGCACGGTGTCCAGGCGCCCGACGGCGGAGGCCCAGCGCACGCCGGGCGCGGGCGGGAGCGCGTCGCCGGCCTTGAGCCGGTAGGGCGCGGCGTCCTCCTCGGGCTCGAGCAGCGCGCGTGCGCAGAAGTCCCGCAGGGCGGCCGGGACGGCGGCGGGGCCCTCGGCGGCCGCGCCGCGGGGGAGGGCCAGGTAGACGGGGCGCAGCGGCGCGCCGAGGCCCCAGCGCAGGCAGGCGCGGTGCGAGTGGGCCTCGCCCTCGCAGAAGTCGGGCGCGCCGGGGCCCATGGCGTCCCCGAGGCGCGAGGAGGCGGCGCGGCTGTCGAGGGCGGGCAGGATGGCGCGGCGGTACTCGCGGGGGCTCAGCGGCACGGCGGTCTGCTCCCCCAGGCGCGAGTCCACGCAGTAGCGCACGTTCCTCGCGCGCGCCAGGCGCAGGGGGGCCTCGCCGGGGTAGAGGCGCGCGAAGGCCGCCTCGGCGCGCGCGAAGACGCCCGGCCCGAAGACGCGGCCGGAGGTGAGCGCCGCGCGGGCCAGGTCGGGGGCGTCGGGCCAGCGCAGGTCGCACTGCGCGCGCGGAGTGACGGAGCAGGGCAGGTACACGTGCTGCTGCGAGATGGTGGGCCCGTCGGCGGGCCACTCGGCCTCCGGGACGGCGTTGATGACGATCAGCCGGCGCTCCGAGGCGCTGGCCAGCAGGCCCAGAAACTCCACGGCGCCCGTGAAGGCGAGGTCGCGCACCGACAGCAGCAGCACGCCCTGGGCGCCGAGGGCGCGCACGTCGGGGGGCCCGGTCCAGCGCCCGGCCCAGGCCGCCGTGTCGGGGCCGCAGAGGCGGTTGCCCAGCGCGGCCAGCAGGAACGAGAGGCCCCCGCGCTCGGTGGTCCAGGCGGGGGGCGAGGGGGCGGGCCCGCCCAGCTCCTCGCCGGGGAGCGGCGCGTAGAGCACCACGACGCGCACGTCCTCGGGGTCGGGGATCTGGCGCATCCAGGCGGCGGCGCGCCGCAGGGGGCCGGACACGCGCAGGGGCCCGAAGAGGCGGCCGGAGCCGGGCTCGGAGGCGGCGCTGCGCGCGGCCAGCGAGGCCAGCGCCGAGGGGTCGAACATGAGGGCGGCGCGCCAGGCGGAGGGGAAGAGCGCGTGCTCCGTCAGCTCGGCGACGACGGCCGGGGGGCAGTACGCGTCCAGGGCCGCCTGGCCGGGCGCGGGCGTGTGGCTGGGGCCGGGCGGCTGGCGGCGCCACCCGCCGCTGGGCGGGTTGCCCCCGCTGGGGCGGGTGGCCAGGGCCGCCGGGCGGCGCGCGGCCGGCGCGGGCTCGGGCTCGGGCGCCTGCGCCGCAGGGGCGCCGCTCGGGGGCGCGCGCCGGCTCTTCTTGGACGGCCACGGCGCGGCGGCCGGGCGCGCGGGGGCGGGGCTCTTGCGCTTGCGGCCCTCCCCGAGGTCCGCGCCCTCCTCCCCCTCTTCGAGAGCCCCGGCCAGCAGAGGGCGCAGGCTCTGATTGCGAAGCAGCCTGTCGACCGCCGCGGCGGCGCGGGCCGGCGCCCGGCGGCCCTCGCGGGCCAGGCGGGGGCCGAGCGCGCCGGCCACCACGCAGACGGCGCGGACGGCCGCCACCGCCGCCTCGCTCCCGCCCGCCACCTGAAACTCGCCGCGCAGGCGCATCACGGCGACGGCGTCGCGGACGAGGCGCAGCTCGCGGCGCCAGGCGCGCAGGCGCGCCTCGTCCGCGTGCGGGGGCAGGCCGGGGCTCGCGTCCTCGCGAGGGCGCGGGGGGGCGCAGGGCCGCGCGGCGGGGAGGCCCGGGACGGCGGCCAGGTCGCCCCCGAAGGCCTCGGCCAGCCCCTCGAGGATGGCGCGGCACGCGTCCAGGCAGTCGGCGACCAGGCCGGCCGCGGCGGCGGCGTCGGGCTCCTCGACGCGGTCCCCGGGGGTCGGGGGCGCGCTCGCCAGGCGCTGCTGGGCGGCCATGATGCCCGCGGTCCCGTACCCCGGCGGCAGCGTGCGCTCGCCCGCCGCGGGCTCGTCGGCGGGGGCCGCGTCGCCGCGCAGGAGCGCGTTTTCGCGCGCCAGCAGCGGGGCGTACGCGCGGCGCAGGCTGGTGATGAGAAAGCCCTTCTGGGCCCGGTCGTAGCGGCGGCTCATGGCGACCGCGGCCGCCACGTGGGCGAGGCCCCAGCCGAAGCGGCCGGCGAGCATGGCGTAGCCCAGGTGCGGCACGGCGCGGGCGACGGTGCCGGTGATGAAGGAGCTGCTGTTGCGCTGCGCCCCCGTGCTCTGGAAGCAGGCGTGGTCCAGCTCCACGTCCCCGGGCGCCACGCGCGGATTCTGCAGCCAGCCCATGGCCTCGAGGTTGGGGGAGTACAGGAGGCGCGTGAGGAGCGCGTACTGCCGCGCCACGTCCCCGAGTTCGGGCGCCCAGACGGGCGCCGGGGCGCTGGCGCCTTCGAAGCGCCGTCGCGCCTCGGCCACCTCCGGGGTGCCCCACAGGCCCGGGCGGCTGTCTCCGAGGCCGCCGTACAGCACGCGGCCCGCAGGCGCGGGCTCGGCGCCAGGCCAAGGCTCGCCCGTCGCGTAGCCGTCCTGGTAGCGGGCGTAGAACGCCCCGGACGCGTCCTCTTCGTCCAGAGGCACGGCCTGGGGCTGCCCGGCGGTGAAGCGCCCCGTCGAGTCGCGCCCGGCCACCGCGGCGCGCACGCGGCGGCGCTCGCTGCGCCCGGGACAGGCCGGGGCGGCGCGGCGCCGCCTCTTCTTGGGCGCGTCCGCGGGGGGCTCGGGGGGATCCTGGGGCTGCGCCTCGACGGGGCGGGCGGGCTCGGGGCGCTCGGGGCGCTCGTCCTCGTCCTCGTCCTCGTCCGAGGACGACGAGGACGAGTCCGAGGAGGCCGGGGAGGACGAGGAGTACGCGAGGCTCTCGTTGGGCCGGGGCGAGAGGGGCTCGCGGGGTCCGGGGTAGACGCCGCGCGGCGCGTCGCCGGGCTGGACGCGCGGCGTCTTGCGGATGTTGGGGCCGCGGCGCGGCGCCACGAACCCCGCGGGAGGCTCGCTCGCCACCCAGAGGCGCTCTTCCTCCTCGCTGGCGTCGCGCATCGCCGGAGTGGGTGGCGGGGCGAGGGCCCAGGCATCGCGCACTGGCGGTCGGGCAGCTTCTCCGATGGAGCGAGCAGTCTCTTCCACGAGCGAGGCCAGGAGCGCCACCTGCTGGGAAGGCACTTCTTCGTCGCGCTCGACGGCGCCGTCGTCGGAGCGGGGCGAGGCGCCTGTGTCCCTGGCGGCGCCGCGGTCGGGTGAGGCGTTCGGGTGGCCGGGTGGAGACGCGGTGGACGGCATCGCTGGAGGCTCGCGGTCGGGCTCCTCGAAGTCTCTAGAGCGGGTGTGGTGGTGGAGGTCCTCAGACTCGATGGTGCTCGGCGCGTTGAAGACGGCACCGCAGCTCCGTTTGAACGATTGGGAGAGCCTCGCACTCATATACCCCGGCCGGCGAGGAAAGGGGCGTCGCGTCCTCCGCCCCGAGGAGGAGTTTGGGCGCGAACCCGTCCCATAAAAAGTTCCATTATGCAAGCCCACACCCCCCCTCGGCCCTCCGGGGCGCCGCCGATTGGAAGGCCTCGGACGCCCCGGCCCGCCGGTTGGACAGAAAAAATTGGGGCGGGGCGCGGCCACCCCGCCCTCGGGCCTCTCGCCCCGCGCGCACAAAGCGCGGACTTGCGCGCGGGGCGACGTCAATGGGCGGGCGCGGGGAGCCAAAAACTTTTTCCATTATGCATGCGAAAGACTTCCGTATTCGACAGACCTCCCCCCTCTGACGCGGGCTCTGGCTGGTTTCCGCCCGCTCCGAGCCAACCGGCCGGCGTCAATGGGGCGGAACGCGCTACTAAAAATTCTCATTGATGAGGCCGGATGGCGGGAGCTGCTTTCGAGGCGGGACGCTCGATGTCATCAATGGGGCGGAGAGAGTTCCTCGAGTTTCTCATTAGCTATGCCGGATGCCGGCTTCCACATCCGCTCTGACGCCCGAAAAGAGTCAATGGGGCGGAGAGAGTTCCTCAAGTTTCTCATTAGCTATGCCGGATGCCGCCTTCGCTTCCTAGTTGAATACTTAATGGAATTTTTGCCCGCGCAACCGGACGTCCGATGCCGGGGCGGGACCGCCTAATGAGATACCGCGGCCGCGCGCTCATTCGTCGACGGCGCCCCCGCTCGCGTCGTCGATTCGCGCTCGCCCCTCGCGGGGGGCGCGGCGAGCGCGTCGGTTGGCGGACCGGGCCGCGGGGCGTGGCGAAGAGGAAGAAGAAGTGAGAACGCGCAGCGTTCGCACTTCGCCTTAATAGTATATAATATATTAAGGCGAAGTGCGAGCATTGGCACGCATCCATGCATGGCAAAGTGCCAACAAATAGCAGGCGAGGGGAGGGCCTCCGCGCGGCATAAAGGCGAGGAGCTCGCGCCCAGAGACCCACAGCCCGCTCGCTCCGCGCTCAGAGGTCTCTCGCCCGTCTCCGCCGCGGCACCTCGCCTTCCCGCCGAACGACCGTCCGCCCGGCGCCAGCCCGAGCCTCTCGACGCTCGCCCGTCTCTCATCGCTCTCCTGGACGTGCTCATCCTCCATCGCTCCTCCGGCCTCGTCTCGACGGTAAGCCCCAGCCCCCTTCGCGCCCCAGCCCCCTTCGCGCCCCAGCCCCCTTCGCGCCCCAGCCCCCTTCGCGCCCCAGCCCCCTTCGCGCCCCAGCCCCCTTCGCGCCCCAGCCCCCTTCGCGCCCCTCATGCGCCCGCCTCTCTTTCGCTCTCCGCAGGCCGCCGCCCATCGCACCTCCGGCACCACGGGGCAGGATATAGAGCTTGTTGGGTGTTTCCAACCCTCAGGTACTACAGACTACGAAACGACCTCGAGTGACAATGAACCCTCGTCAGACAGGCAACTCCTCGCCGTCAACCCGACCAACGCAAGCCAGACCGCCATCTCCACCAATAGGACAAAGCAAGCGCCGCGGCAGAACTCCGAAACTCTGCGTGGAGTCCGAAAGTGAATCAGACTCTGACTCAGCCTCACCTCTCCAGGCCTGTCGCCTCCCAGCCCGCCGCGGCTCGAGCAGAAGCGCGACGTCGACTGCAACAGACAGCGAAGAAGACACCTGGCAAGATTCCTTCATGCAGCCGTCTTGGGGGCTTGGGCGGGCGTTCTTGGATTTAGAAGCAGAATCGACCTCCGCTAGCGAAACGGACGATGCGACCGAGCCTTCGGGAGACGAGTGTTCGGTAGACTGGTTTTTAGAAACGAGGCCCCGCGCGCCCAGAAAGCGCCCTAGAGTAAATTTGCGGTTAGCAGCTTCGACGGACAGGCGCACAGAAGTAGTGTGCCCCGCCTCTAAACGGCCGAGGCGCCAGCCGCCTCGAGATACTTCTCAGACGGCAGTAGCCTCCCCAGCCTCATCACATCAACTTCCCACGCGCCGCTCAGAGCGGCTGCAGCGTATCCGGGGAAGAGATGACTGGGCGCTAGACTTGCGCGCATTGCGCCACAACATTAACCAGCTGTTTAGAGGGCTGCGGTCCAACTCGAATTCCCATGGGCTCGCTAACCGCCTGCGGCGCGTTGTGCGAGATGCATACCTAATGGGATATTGCCGCCACCGCGTGGCACCTGACGCATGGGGTCACCTTTTGCAGGTGACGGGCAGCCGCGCGTTTCATTTAAGAAATATGATTATAAAGACTGAGCAGCGCTGGGAAAAGGCAGCTGCGCCCCTTGATCTCCCACCTCTTGCTACCCCTAAGTACGGATCTCAGTGTGACGAGGGCCTCAGCGACACGAGTGAAGGCAGTACTTCGGCCGCCACTGATTCTGACACCCCTGATGACCAAAACCCCGAGGCGGTGTGTTCCCATAGCAACTCGAGATCCCAGAGTGGACAGGCAAATTCTCAAGATACCGAGGAAGCGTGGAGGTGTGCGCTCGACGAAACTCAATGCAGCTGGAGTACCCCTAACTCCCAACCTTGGTTGTCCATGGTGCTCGCAGACACCAATTCCGTAGACAGATCCTCATCAGGGAGCTCTAAGAGCTCCCCAGCCCCTCTTGACAGCTGCAGGCGGATGCAGTTTCCCAACACGTGCCCTTATCCGTGCGTTTAAAGTTGTTCAGAAGCTTGTATGTTTGTAAATAAACCTGTTAACCTGACGTCTCGTTTCATGTAGTTATTAATCACACAATAGCACACCCAGAAGCTTAACCTTTTATTGGGGATAACTCAGATAAGAACTAGAGGCTGGTTGAAGGAAAGCAAATGTGAGGGAGGGTAGCGCGGGACGAATCGAGCTCGCAGGTTTCGGTGTTAGAGCGTGGACTAAAATGCTCGAGGGGCTCCTCGCCATCTTGAAAATTTTCCAAGGCGGGCCTGCGAACGCTGCCTCTGCACGCGGGACAAGAATTTTGAGTGATGTGAAACTCAGAGGTGGCGGGGGGTAAGGTTGGGCGCCCTCCCATGTTTTTCCACTTGTTCACTAAGTTTCGCAACCAACGCCCGCACGACTTGCGGTGAGGTTGGCTTGCGGCCGGGGATAATATTCCATACCGATACTCATAGTTCTGAAGAAGGGATTCGAGGGGATGATTGGGAGGCGCTGGAAAAGGCGTCCAGGCCACTGACGTGGCAGGAAGAAAGGGCTCGGGTAGATGCCAAGACGCTCCCACCCATCCATCGGGAATTTTGATAGTGATGAGTCTCACACCCACACGCATCCGCCACAGGCTCTCGAGGAAGGGGGCGCAGAGGTCGGCGGCACCCACCACCCACATATGATAGAGACGCGGGCGGTCGCGAGGACCGTGGAGAAGCCGAAAACAAGCCTCGGCGTTGCAGATCTCTGTGCTCTCAAACGGCGTGTCTTCGGCAAACAGGCCGATCGTAGTGTTTGGAGGGCACTTACACGTGCGTGTTCGCACGATGGGGCGATTGGCCTTCGGCATATCCATCAGAGGCCCTGCCATGCGGCGCAGATCAGCCGAGCGCACAATCACGGGAGTACCCAGCGGCTCGGACGCCAAAATTCGACATTGGCGAATCAGGAAACTCCACAGGGCTGGGCTAGCATCCGCTGAGGTCCGGGGTAGGGCGTTATGCTCGTCGAGGAGTGTCATCACGTTAACCACAACAACGCCCATGGCTCTATATTAAGCACCTTGGACCGAGGGAACAACACTTGCCTTCTGGCGCGCGCTCAGCCGCCTCGTGTGCTTTAGGTTTAGGTTGGCTTGCACGAATTCTCTCGCCGCCTAGCGTCTAATCGCAAAACCCGCCCCGCGCCTAATTCTCGTCAGGCGGAGACGCCAAAACGCCTAGACTCCGAGGCCGAAGACTGCGGGCTGTTCGCCGTTGGGCTGCGCGAGTAATTGCTGCGATGTCTTGCCGCAAATTCCGCCGCGTGTACGCCAACGCCGCAGCTGATGGAGGAGATAGTTGGCCCAGCGCTGCCGAGGCAGTTTTGTCTGGGGCGCCCGGCGCTCCTTCTTATACAGCGGGTCCCTCGGGTCACCTCCCCCTCCCAGCTACACACCCAACCCAGCGGCACGATTCATCGGAGGATGAATCTACGCGTCTGCGGCGCATTCAAGAACTGCTCGCGGAAATTCGCCAGAACGACCGCTACTCGTCGGAAGAAGATGACGACGGCCACGACGATGTTGCGTTTCTTGACTCTGAAGACATGTGTGGTAACTCGGACGGGGGAGAGGCAGCAATGCCGAGTCTCCGGGGGCTAGAGGCGCCACACGCCGGGCCGCGAGTGCCCCCCGCTAAGATCCCAGGGCCTACGGGCTTTACACCCGAAGAGCTGGGCCGTATGGATCGCGAGGCCGCTCATGCTGTGAGACGCGGCTGCAAACCGCCATCCCAGATGGCCGCCATTGTCACGGAGATGGGCTTTACTATCCACAAAGCTCTCACCCCAGGTTCTGAGGGGTGTGTGTTTGAGAGCAGCCACGCGAGCTATCCTCAGCGGGTAATTGTAAAGGCAGGCTGGTATACCAGCACCCATCACGAGGCCAGCTTATTGCGGCGCATGCGGCACCCCTCCATCTTAACCTTGCTCGACATTCACGCGGCGAGCGGCATCACCTGCCTCGTTCTCCCCAAGTATCAATCTGATTTATATACGTTTCTAGGGGCACGGGTGAATCCTCTCAGCATTCCCGAAGTGCGATCAATTGCTAAGCAGCTTCTGAGTGCAATTGGGTATATCCATCGCGAAGGCATAATCCACCGAGATATAAAAACGGAAAATGTCTTTATTAACAACCCCAACGACGTGTGCCTGGGGGACTTTGGGGCTGCCTGCTTTGTTCGCGGGCCATGGACAAGCTCTTTCCAGTACGGCATCGCAGGAACCGTTGACACCAATGCCCCCGAAGTCCTGGCTGGAGACCCGTATACTCCTTCGGTGGATATCTGGAGCGCAGGCCTGGTGATCTTTGAGGTGGCCGTGTACAACGCGTCCCTCTTTTCGGGGCCCGCCTCGGGAGAAAGACGCCCCTGTGAGAGTCAGATCATGCGAATCATCCGCCAGGCCCAAATCCACATGGACGAATTTCCCAAGCAGTTCCACTCGCGCCTCACCGCCCAATACAGGTATCGCGCGGTAAACAACACCCGTCCTCCCTATACCCGACCGGCCTGGACGCGCCACTATAAGCTTCCCCTCGACGTAGAGTATGTGATCTGCAGAGCCCTCACCTTTGACGGCTCGCTGCGCCCCAGCTCCGACGAGCTATTACAACTGCCGCTCTTTCAAAGTAAATAGTTGCAACATCGTTTCTGGGGCGGGGTTACTCTCGGCAATACAAAAAGATCGGGGGTAGTGCTTTTTGTGTTCTTGAGCACAACTTCTGGCACCATGCGCGTCACCTGGCCTGTGCTCGCGACTTATTTTACCGCCGTCTGGCAACTTACCTGGGCGGTAGAACTCCCACCAACTCCTAGCCCTCACGACCATTCCTTGGCCCCCCCACCGGACCCAGCCATCCCCTGCTATGCACATCCCCAGTTTAGCGATCCCGGGCCTTCGGGGCCGTGGAACAAGCAGCTGCTCGCACCCCCCCAGCGACTCATAGAACACAAAGCGCAAACGCAAACCGCGGCTTCATGCGGCCTAGCTCTGCTCTCTCCCCCTGTACGCGAATTTACTCGCAAAAACACTTCCTTTTCGGCCCAAGTTGCGTATTTTGAAAAGTCTCCGGCCTGCCGGCGGCCCATCCTCTTGCGTCAGTACGAAGACTGCAAAGGGGGGATGCCGCCTTCCCCAGCCACGTGCCGACGAACCAGCTATACGTACCACGGGAGCTCTCCCCCCAACCGGTACGCGCTCGTAAACGCTTCCCTGTTGGCTCCCGTCTCAGCGAGCACCCCCAATGCGTTTGACTACGAAATTCGCGTCGGCTCACGGCTTCACCGGGGCCAGCTCTCCGTTGCGGTGTACGACAAGAGGCCCTGCACCCCTCTCTTGCGCGAGCAGCGCCCGGTGCTCGAGGGGGCCTGTGTGCCTCCGACGGCGGCCCGCTTAGGCTGGAAAGGCGTGTCTCCGTGCTTGCTTGCCGATGTTAACTTTGCCTACTACCGCCCCATCACGCCTCGACCCCAATCGTGTGTGGGTTCAACGGACCTCGTCCAGGCGAAGGATTTCCCTTACGTGGCCTACGCCCCTCAAAGTGTGTTGATCGGTCGCGCGGGATATCGATTTGACCGGATGCTCCAAAAGGTTCCCCTGGAGAATGAGCTGCCTTTGCCCCCCCTTCCCCCCGCCCCACTTTTAGGTTTTCGTGCAAAACGGTCCCCCGAAGCGTCTTCGCGCATGCTGGCCAGCGAGACCCCCAGACGCCGCTTGCTTTCACTCGAGACGTCCGCATCTGAAACCACAGCCCCCACCGACACTGAATCCACCGAGTCTGTAGTTTCCACTGCAGCCCCCACTGACATTGAATCCACCGAGTCTGTAGTTTCCACTGCAGCCCCCACTGACATTGAATCCACCGAGTCTGTAGTTTCCACTGCAGCCCCCAGCGACACGGAATCCACCGAGTCTGCAGCTCCCACCGAGCCCGAATCCACCGATCCTGAATCCACTGCAGACTCCACCACCGACGCGACGCCCTCACTTACCACCCTCTCAGAAGAGTCAGAGTTGGAAACGCAAGACCCCGCTGCTACTACCCCCCCTGCCACACCGACGCTTTCAGAGGAAACTCTCTCCACACCGAGCGAATCAGGCGTCACTTCTGAACCAGAGGTTACGTCAACCGCCGCTGCTGGCGAAGACTCACCAACCACTGCGCCCGACGGGGAAACTACAGCTTCTGAGAGTAGTACACCCCCCGCGGCGGCAGAGACGACAACCCTCTCGTCCGCATCTGCTGAAACCGAAACTGTACCTGAGAGCTCTTCCACCCCCGCCATACCTTCCCCGTCAGCCACAGAGACTCCTGAGACCACACCTACTGGCACTCTTGAACACACACCTAACGCCACTTCTGATATCTCGTCGGACGACACACCTAGTGGTCCAGAGCCCACCACCCCTACCTCTGACGATACCAAAACCCAGCCTCCAGAGTCTTCAGCGGGTCCCGCTACCTCCGCTGCACCCGAAGCCCCAGACTCCGCTTCAAGTCTCGCCCCTGAAACGACACCTCCGCCCTCGGATGCTCAAACCAGCTCTAGTGAGAGTTTGGACCCTACCCAGCCCCCCACAACCACAGACACCGAGGCTACCACTCGGCCCCCGATCTTCACCCCTCGCCTGGAGCTGATTACACCAGCGCCTTCGCCAGCCACATCCCAACCTCCCGAAGATGCACTCCCCGACGAGGACGACGGCGCCCTAGATGAAGATCTGGAGGCAGAGGGGGCTGGGGATGGGGAGCTCCCAGAAATGACCACCACCAGAAGCTCTACTGCGCGGCCCGTAATCCCTCCTCGTCAGACGTCTCCCCCATCTCCCCAGCCACCCGCTGTGGACCATACCCCGTTGTTTCCTTTTCTTAGAGCGTCTCAAACACTCGACCTCGTCTTTGTGGCGAGTGTACTAGCGCATACAGCCGCGGTAGTCGCCATTGTCTTGCTCGCGCTGCGCCTCTGCGCACCACCCCGCCCAGCTTCACGGGCTCGCTACTACGAAGCACGCTATACGCGCCTTCCACGGCATCCAGCATAACCATCATTGCGGCCCGCACAGTCGATTGCTTAATCAAGCTTGCAGAATAGCGGAGTTTCCCTCATGACATATCCGTGGGTGGAGTGGCAGGTTGGGCGAGTTCGGATCGGGTGGGAAGAGCTAGCTTCCTGGGTGCGGTTACCCGAGCACGGCAACTCATAAAAGACGCCACGCGCCAGTTCTAGACATCTTTTCCAACCCAGCCGGTTTGGGCCAAAGAAACCTAACGCCACCATGTCTGCCCGCACAGCTCTGTTTTTGGCCGTGGTCGTTCTCATTGCTTATCGGTTGCCAAAGGGGGCGGCTGGCGACAACCAAACCTCGCCAAGCACTCCCGTTTTTAGCTTGCCATCAACGCAAGCGGCAGCAACAACCTCCATGGGGGCGAGCACCAATTCTGCACCCCCATCAACCTCCGTAATGACCACCCCCGTGGCAACAGCCTCTGTGTCCTCGACCACTTCCACAGAGACAACCGCCTCAAGTCGTCCCACAACTGCCCCACCGACCTCCACGACGAGCACGTCTCCGGCGCTTAGCACCCCTGCGCTCACATCACCCGCTTCCAATACCACCCCCACAGTCTCCAGCACCCCCATATCCACGTCACAGCCTGACAATACCACCTCAGGAAAGGCGGCAAGTAGCTCTACCCTCGAGGCGGCTTCATCGACCCCGTCCGCTTCTTCGAACCCCACAGTCTCCTCCAACAGCACCCACGACAACCAAACTTCACAAACTCCGCTGCCACCAGCTGGTGCCGACGCGCAGGCCTTTCCTATTATTCCCGTTGTAATAGGGGGTTTGTGTGGGGTGATCCTCCTGGCGCTGTTGATTGAACTGATTTTGCGGCGCGAACGAGCCCGTGCTTCTACGGTGGGTCGTACGATCTTTGTGTGAAGTTTGGTTGCCGGTTTCAGGCCACCCGCATGCTTTCAAAATAAACATTTTAGTCTTTCAAGCTTGTGTCGCTATTGTGGTTCATGGGCCCGGGATTAAGGCTTCTCGGGAAACGCTAGCGTCTGTGTGTTTTTGCGCTCTGCGGTAAGAGATTGGGTAAACGTGGGGCGGGGAGTGGGAGATTTTGGGCTTTAAAGAGAGGGTAGGTGGCACCCGTGCTTTCAAACCTGGGAACTCGGACACCTACACGCCACTCCGAGGTTGCGAGCGTCTCGATTACTGCGTGATGGCTTATCCCGCAGTAATAGTCCTCGTGTGTGGATTGTTCTGGGTCCCAGCGACCCAGGGGTATGTGCGCGCCGATCCCTCCCTCAGCATGGTAAACCCAAACAGGTTTCGAGGCGGACATTTGCCTCCCCTCGTGCAGCAAACTGACCCTCCAGGCGTTCAGCGCGTCTACCATATTCAGCCTGTTATCGCTAACCCCTTTCAACAGTCTAAGGTGCCCGTGTTGGTCTATTACGCAATTCTAGAGCGCGCTTGTCGAAGCGTGTTGTTGTGGGCTCCAACTGAGGCTAATCAAATCATCAAGGGAGCTTCGGAAGAGACACGCAAAGGCACGTTCAATCTCACCATTGCATGGTACGTCATGCGTGGGACCTGTGCCGTGCCCATCACCATTATGGAGTACACCCAATGCCTCTATAACAGCACCCTAGGTAGTTGCCCAATTCGCACCCAACCCCGATGGCGCCACTACGACTCGTTCAGCGCCGTGAGTGAAGACAACCTGGGTTTTTTGATGCACGCGCCCGCTCACGAAACGGCCGGAACGTATTTGCGCCTCATTCAAGTAGATGACTGGGTGGAAATTACACAATTTATTTTTGAAATTCGAGCTTCCAAGCCATGTCGGTACGGGTTGCCTATCAGAATTTCAGAAGACACGTGTCATTCCGAGCAGGAATTCCAGAAAGGGTTGACGGTAGATCAAATTGGATTGAGGCCGCAATTCATTCCCGCCAACCAGCGCACCGTCGCTGTATACAGTCTTCAGCTAGCCGGGTGGGATGGCCCCAAAAACCCTTACAACAGCACTCTGCTGCCCCCAGAAGTTGTGGATATAAACACCACCGCTCCTACGGTAGCTCCCCAGGAAGAAGAGGTTGGTGATGCGGAAATTGACTTGGGGGATGAGGCGATCACAATCGCCCCACAGCTCCCCCCCAACTGGCACATTCCATCAATTAAGGACATTCCCCACCAGCGGCCCGTCGATACCAAGTCAAACTCTGTGGGTCTCATTCTCGGAGGCGTGGCGGGGGTTGTGTTTGCCCTCGTGGTCATACTGGGTGTTGTATATTGGCGCCTCCGCCGAGCACCGACGCTCAAAAAACGCGCCCACCTTCCCCATCTCCGCGAAGACTCTCCCGACTCTGCGTTGAGCCCGTTGTTGTACTAATAGGTATCGGGGCTTCCTATGGGTGGAGAAGCTCTAAAGGGTGGGACTACATGGAGTAATAAAGAGGCCCCCGACGCCCCGAACCTTACTTTGTGGCGGCGGCGGACGCGCACAGCCTGGTCTCCGCGCACTTGTGTCTAGTGCTTTGCTGCTCGCTACTGCCATGGGATTGGGGCTAGTGGTCTTTATCTTGAGCAGTGTGGGGATAGCCATAGGAGAGCTGGTGTTACGTGGCCCCACAATTAGTATGGTAGCCGAAAAACCTATCGATGCGGGATTCATACACCCTTTTTCGCACAACGAGTCGCAAACGCGCTCATCTGCACCCTACGTTTTGGAAGACTTGACAGTTTCGGGAGCTCTATACTTTCTCGGCAGCCAAGTTCCCAAAACCCCGTTTTATAACGGGTCTTTAGATATTCTGCATGTACCCACCGGGCCATGGTGTCCCCGGGTCGTTTATGTGGCCTCGTGGCTCAAATGTCCACGTCGAAATTCTGGGGCATTTACTGTTTGCCAGAGCAGCCACGTTACCCAAAGCAAGGCGTACCCCAGCTTGTCTGTAAAGGTGGCAGAGCAGTTTGTCCTACGCCTGACGCAGGCTAGCAGCTTCTACTCGGGGGTGTATGTGGTGCGTGTCTGGGTGGGCCCAGAGTCTCTCCCAAACGAGTTTCCCCTGACGTTTGTCATTGCACCACATACCCACGTGGGAAGGGTGCACCCCTTTATGTGCGACGCCGCTATTTTGCGGCGCCCCGCCAAGGACGCTGATATTTATACACTTCCTCACCCCCAGCCACCCACCCCATCAGTTCATCCCCAACTCACTACGACCCCAACCCCACCCACTACCCAAACCACCCCCACAACGGCGCATGCACCCCCCCACACACCAGCACCTCCAAGCCCTCCCACTCCAGCTCCTCCAGCCCCATCTACACCATCCCCCGAAGCTCCTACCACTGAAGCTATCAAGTCTTCGACAACAGCGCCCCAGAGCACAACTACAGAGCTCGCATCATCGGTCGCGTCCCCAGACATACCAAAAACCCTCCCAGGTTCAGAGGGAAATGAAACGAGCTATGCGGCTGTCAGTAGCAATCAAACAGGCAGCATAAACAATCGCTCATCCCGCTCGTCCCGGTACCAGCTTTCTACAACGCAAATTGTGCAGATAGCTATCCCCGCTGCCATTCTGTTTTGTGTAATTACTGGCAGCTTTGTGTGTTGTGTCCGACGCTGCTATCGGCGCTACGGTTGCTCGCGCAAACAAATTTACCGACCGTCTCTCCACGTTGGTGTGTCAGCAGCTAACGAAGCAGCGCTGGCTCGGCTCGAGTCCGAGCTGACCGCTAATACCCCCCCAACACCACCCGGGGGCAAACGACGTCTTTCGCGCACACGGCTGCCATCCCTCACTTCCATTATTGAAGAGTCCGAGCCACCTTCGGTGCGATCTTTGTCTCAATCCCCCCAGCGAAAACCTAACACCTCTGCGAACAGTAACCAGCCACCCCATCCAACTAAAATTATTGAAATGACTTCGTTTACTTAGGCATAACCATCACCGGGATGTGTTCAATAAACTGTTTAAAAAGCAGCCATTATGTGTTTGTGTATTGGTGGTGAGGTCAGCCCGGGAGGCGTTTCTCTAAGCTGGGATACGACATTTAAGGCGCTCCGCGCCTCAGCGTCGGTTGTTGGTAGGAGCAGCGCCACCCTTACACTACTCCGCGAGAGAGCTTGCAGCAGCAGCGCTGGTTCAACGAGACTGATGTGGCGAGCAACCTTTTTTGTGATTCTGGGGATCGGATGGGGTTTGGGTAGACAAGCCGCCACTGCCACTGTGTGGCAGACAGCAAATCTGGGGGACAATGTCACGCTTTTTGCGCAAATAGCGATCCCCTCGCATGGCCTTCAGGATCCACCGGTTAGCAAGCTAGTATGGGGCTATGCTGGCACAAGTCGATGTGGGATGGTTCAGCCGATATGGGTCGCTATCCATCCACCCCGCCGCGTAAAGGTGGCAGTAATTGAACCTGACTGCATGGACAATCCCAGCGTGCTCGCCATCCAATATACACGCGGGCACTCTCAGGTTTTTCCCATGAACGTTACTAGCCCACGCCTTACTATAGATGGTCATACACTGCTACTCCATGACGTGCGCCAAACAGATTCGGGGTTGTATACACTGACTGGCATAACCAGTCCCGAGGGCCGCCCTTGGCAGCAAGACGTTTTCCTGGAAGTACGCGAGGTCCCCTTTATTCCCGATGACGAGCTCCCTCCGCTGGATGACGAGAGTATCGAACTACCAACCCCCGATTTTAACGGCATGCCTATAACCCCCCCAGCTAGTCCTGAAACCCGAGTTCCGTTGCCTGGCGGCCCCCCGGCAGCCCCGTCTATTTCACCAGTTGCAGACGTGCATCACGTTCGTGGGGTGTCCGTTTCTCTGTCCACTCCCAACACCCTTCTTTTTACAGAAGGCCAATCATTTAACACCGACGTGGTTATCCACGCCATATCCCATGATGACCAGCAATACTCTATGGAAATTGTGTGGATTCAGCACCCCTTTCCCGCGGGCTGCTCGGAAATGCAAATATTTGAAGCTTGTCTGTATCACCCTCGACTCCCCGAGTGCCTGGAACCTGCGGACGCTAGGTGTGCAATTAGCTCTTGGACGCATTATTTGGGGACGCAGCGCTACCTAGGCTGTTCCCGCAGAGCTACCCCCCCAAATTGCCCTTCCGAGTCGATGCTTGATCGCGGCTCAGGAATAACTTGGCATGGAACCAGCACTAACCTGCACTTCCATAATGCCTCCGCAAGTACGAGTGGTGTGTATTTGTGTGTGGTATATATTGACGGCCATGTAGCAGCCTGGTCGTACATTACCATCACCACAACGGAAAAGTTTATTCCAGTACACGTTGAAACTCGGTTGCCGCGACAGCGCCCCGCATCGCCTCCGTCGTTTCCCAACTTCCCCCGCCCCAAAACCACGTCCGCTTCCGGGCACTTCCACCCCCTCCTCTTGGTGCTCGGCCTCGCAATTGCCCTTTCGGTTGTTTGCTTGGTGACGTGGGGATGTGTCACCTGCTGGAGGGCCCGCGCTTGGAGAGCAGTTAAAAGGCACAATCCCAAAGGACCTACTTACATTCGCGTGGCCGATCACGAGCTGTACGCAGACTTCAGCTCTGACAGCGAAGTGGAGTTCGACGACAGTTTTCGCCTCGGACGCCTGGACGACGCGACGTCGCCGCGCGGAGGTTCGGGGTTTGAGATTCTCTCGCCATCTTCGTCTTCGGTTTACCCGCAAAACGAAAAGTCGCAGAGCAGACGAAGCTTTTCCACGTTCAAGCCGCATGGATCCAATGGATATAGTCACCTCCCGTCCCCCGATTCGCCTCGCGCGCGGTGGTAAGGCTGCCATCGCGTCTCCCGCGACGTGTTCGCGCCGGTTTTCGCGCGAACAGATGGCCGTTGGGCGCGAGCTGGTAAACCTCGCTGAGGCCGTTGCTTGGCCTAGCCCCACTCCACCCCCCGAAACCCCTCCACCCACACCCAGCTCTCCGCTGTATTCAGGAGATATGACCCACATGACACTCGCCCACGTTGATCCGTCGGTGCACGTCCTCGGGCGACTGCTTGTTCATTGGTCCCACAAAGCCCTCGGGCTAGGCGCCGTCCTATGCGGTGTGATGTACTATGTGACGTCAGGAAACCGGGGAGCATAAGAGCGGAGGCCCGCTACCAGCTTCATACTTTGTGGTGACTCACATCTTGCTCACTTCGAATTCTCACTATCCCCTCGATTTCGCCATGCCTCTCTCGAGCCCTCCGGCCTTAGCCTTAGAAATCTCGTCAGCCCCCAAACCAACCTCGGCACTCCCATCTCCCGCGCTTTCCGATACTCCTCCCCCTGCCACCATCTTTTACAGCGAAAGCGAGGACGAAGCCGCCAGTGAATTTCTCCTTCGAGTAAATCGCCAACAAACCGACGCGTGCCGCCGCCGGCGCCGAGCTCGCCTGTTGGGCATTCTCGGGGCCGGCTTGGCGCTGTCGTTGAGTTCTGCTGGGCTTGGGGTTTTAATTTTCTGGGCGCTTCACCTCCAAAGCTTTGAATAAACAGTTTAACCCTACAATTGAAGTATGCATCGTATGTCGGGGCGGGCTCGGCGGGCGGGCTCGGCGGGGCGGGCTCGGCGGGGCGGGCTCGGCGGGGCGGGCTCGGCGGGGCGGGCTCGGCGGGGCGGGCGTCGCTGTAATCATCTTCGTGTTAGTTTGATGCTCACCATGGGACGTCCACGTCCCCTCAAAATTAAACCCACCCTATCCCCTGGGTGCAACTCTAGATCATGGTCAAGAACTACCCATTCGAAGGAATACTCCTGCAAATTAAACCCCAAACACTGTAGCTTTCCTAGACACAATTCTCAAAGACACACTACCTCTGTTCACTGAAAAATTCTCGTAAGCCAAAACTCTTAATTTGCCCATTCACAGCCTCACATTTACAGCCTCCATGACAAATCTAACTCTAGCACTCGAGGCGAGCCTACACCCAGAAGAGTCTTCTATCCTAAGTATGCTTAGCTTAAACTTGAAGACAGGGTACACTCATAGTTTCCCATACTAAGCTGCAGCCTTTCCTGATAAAGCGCAGACGCTATCTAGAAGCTAGGCTAATAAGGGTAAGGGGTGTGTCTGACATCCCAGAGGTGCGTTAGTGCCTCAGACTCCCGCCCAGCCCAGACTCCCGCCCAGCCCAGACTCCCGCCCAGCCCAGACTCCCGCCCAGCCCAGACTCCCGCCCAGCCCAGACTCCCGCCCAGCCCAGACTCCCGCCCAGCCCAGACTCCCGCCCATGAAGCAATGCACTGCAAATGAAAAAGTTTGTTTGCTTAAAAATTTTTATTCGGAAGGATCAAGTTCAAAACCAGCCCCTGTGTTAGCAGTTCCACACCCCAGGGGTACGAACAAATGGTGGCAATGTGACGAGTAAATACTCGCGCATTGACACGTCGAAGCATGCGCCAGACAGCACCAAAAAGCACACGTAATTAATAGCATGTGCATATGAAGATGGGTATGCTCCATTGGGTTGAGGTTACTTATGTAGGTTAAGGCGGCGCTACGCCAAGGCCATAGAGGCGAGTTTTTGTGCGCTTTGGCCCACGTGCTGTGAGCTTTCAAAAACTCCCGGCGAACTTTGCGCCACAGGTGGGGCGGTGGTGGCTCAGAGAGGGCCTGGGTGCACGCGCGAGATACCTCTACCACCAAAGCAAACAGCGGCCGGTAGTCTTGAGGGAGCGTGTGAATGTGGGCGAGTGTGGCGCTGTGGAGCGGATACAGCCCAGTGGTGTCTGTAGAGTTGGAGGCCGAATCCAAAGGCGCGGCTGTTGGTGTGCGTAATGTGCTAGGGCCCGGGCGTGCTCCTTTCCCCCTTTCTCGCTCATAAGGGTTGGTGCGTGCGTGAATTCCAAGCCTGGGGCGCAGTTTTAAGCAAATGGGGCTTGGGGTAACCGAGGTAGGCTGATCGCTACTACCCGCGCATTCAATTTTATGCCATTGACGCTGGGGCGGGCTCGGTTCTGCATAAGTTGCGAGGGGGTCGAGGGGGCCGGGGCTCTCTTGGAACTCGAGGCTCCCTGGGTTCTCTGGGCTCTCTGGGCTCTCTGGGCTCTCGAGGTGGCCGGGGCTCTCTCGGAACTCGTGGCTCTCTGGGGGGTCGGGGCTCTCTGGCCAGTCTTGCATCTCGCGGAGGCCGCGGTTCTCGAGCGGGGCGCGGTTCCCTGGGCGGGCGTGGGTCTCGAGCGGGGCGCGGTTCCCTGGGTGGGCGCGGTTCCCTGGGTGGACGGGGCTCTCTCGATGGGCGAGGTGCGGGTGGGTTTTGTGGCGATGGCGGTCTGCTTTCTGGTCGTAAACCCGAAGTTCGATGTTCCCCTGTTTCCGGATCATAGTCGTCACTATGGGGTTGTCTTTCGGGCTCTACCGAGCCTTGGGTGGATAAATCTCCGGCTTGTAAAAACTGGCAGTTATATAAGGACAGCAGGTCTATTTGAAGGATTGGCCCATGTCTCCAAAGGGAAGACTCAATAGGACTAAACGTCGTCATTATTAACGCAAGGTTTTAAACCCAACCTAGAGTGGTTGGGAAGAAACTAGAAAGGGGTTACCCACTCCGTCGGGTGGAGGAGGATAGGGGAGGTGGAGGGGGAGGTGGTGGTCCAGCAGCTGCCGATGGGACTTCTTTGTGGGCCTCCTCGACAATCTGCTGGTATACTTCTTCGACGGCTTGACGCAAATGGCCGTAGCAAGCACGAGGTCCTTTAAGTCCGTGATCTAAATAATAATCCGAAACTGCTATGACGTTCTGGCTTGACATATCCTGCCCCGTGGTGCCGGAGGTGCGATGGGCGGCGGCCTGCGGAGAGCGAAAGAGAGGCGGGCGCATGAGGGGCGCGAAGGGGGCTGGGGCGCGAAGGGGGCTGGGGCGCGAAGGGGGCTGGGGCGCGAAGGGGGCTGGGGCGCGAAGGGGGCTGGGGCGCGAAGGGGGCTGGGGCGCGAAGGGGGCTGGGGCTTACCGTCGAGACGAGGCCGGAGGAGCGATGGAGGATGAGCACGTCCAGGAGAGCGATGAGAGACGGGCGAGCGTCGAGAGGCTCGGGCTGGCGCCGGGCGGACGGTCGTTCGGCGGGAAGGCGAGGTGCCGCGGCGGAGACGGGCGAGAGACCTCTGAGCGCGGAGCGAGCGGGCTGTGGGTCTCTGGGCGCGAGCTCCTCGCCTTTATGCCGCGCGGAGGCCCTCCCCTCGCCTGCTATTTGTTGGCACTTTGCCATGCATGGATGCGTGCCAATGCTCGCACTTCGCCTTAATATATTATATACTATTAAGGCGAAGTGCGAACGCTGCGCGTTCTCACTTCTTCTTCCTCTTCGCCACGCCCCGCGGCCCGGTCCGCCAACCGACGCGCTCGCCGCGCCCCCCGCGAGGGGCGAGCGCGAATCGACGACGCGAGCGGGGGCGCCGTCGACGAATGAGCGCGCGGCCGCGGTATCTCATTAGGCGGTCCCGCCCCGGCATCGGACGTCCGGTTGCGCGGGCAAAAATTCCATTAAGTATTCAACTAGGAAGCGAAGGCGGCATCCGGCATAGCTAATGAGAAACTTGAGGAACTCTCTCCGCCCCATTGACTCTTTTCGGGCGTCAGAGCGGATGTGGAAGCCGGCATCCGGCATAGCTAATGAGAAACTCGAGGAACTCTCTCCGCCCCATTGATGACATCGAGCGTCCCGCCTCGAAAGCAGCTCCCGCCATCCGGCCTCATCAATGAGAATTTTTAGTAGCGCGTTCCGCCCCATTGACGCCGGCCGGTTGGCTCGGAGCGGGCGGAAACCAGCCAGAGCCCGCGTCAGAGGGGGGAGGTCTGTCGAATACGGAAGTCTTTCGCATGCATAATGGAAAAAGTTTTTGGCTCCCCGCGCCCGCCCATTGACGTCGCCCCGCGCGCAAGTCCGCGCTTTGTGCGCGCGGGGCGAGAGGCCCGAGGGCGGGGTGGCCGCGCCCCGCCCCAATTTTTTCTGTCCAACCGGCGGGCCGGGGCGTCCGAGGCCTTCCAATCGGCGGCGCCCCGGAGGGCCGAGGGGGGGTGTGGGCTTGCATAATGGAACTTTTTATGGGACGGGTTCGCGCCCAAACTCCTCCTCGGGGCGGAGGACGCGACGCCCCTTTCCTCGCCGGCCGGGGTATATGAGTGCGAGGCTCTCCCAATCGTTCAAACGGAGCTGCGGTGCCGTCTTCAACGCGCCGAGCACCATCGAGTCTGAGGACCTCCACCACCACACCCGCTCTAGAGACTTCGAGGAGCCCGACCGCGAGCCTCCAGCGATGCCGTCCACCGCGTCTCCACCCGGCCACCCGAACGCCTCACCCGACCGCGGCGCCGCCAGGGACACAGGCGCCTCGCCCCGCTCCGACGACGGCGCCGTCGAGCGCGACGAAGAAGTGCCTTCCCAGCAGGTGGCGCTCCTGGCCTCGCTCGTGGAAGAGACTGCTCGCTCCATCGGAGAAGCTGCCCGACCGCCAGTGCGCGATGCCTGGGCCCTCGCCCCGCCACCCACTCCGGCGATGCGCGACGCCAGCGAGGAGGAAGAGCGCCTCTGGGTGGCGAGCGAGCCTCCCGCGGGGTTCGTGGCGCCGCGCCGCGGCCCCAACATCCGCAAGACGCCGCGCGTCCAGCCCGGCGACGCGCCGCGCGGCGTCTACCCCGGACCCCGCGAGCCCCTCTCGCCCCGGCCCAACGAGAGCCTCGCGTACTCCTCGTCCTCCCCGGCCTCCTCGGACTCGTCCTCGTCGTCCTCGGACGAGGACGAGGACGAGGACGAGCGCCCCGAGCGCCCCGAGCCCGCCCGCCCCGTCGAGGCGCAGCCCCAGGATCCCCCCGAGCCCCCCGCGGACGCGCCCAAGAAGAGGCGGCGCCGCGCCGCCCCGGCCTGTCCCGGGCGCAGCGAGCGCCGCCGCGTGCGCGCCGCGGTGGCCGGGCGCGACTCGACGGGGCGCTTCACCGCCGGGCAGCCCCAGGCCGTGCCTCTGGACGAAGAGGACGCGTCCGGGGCGTTCTACGCCCGCTACCAGGACGGCTACGCGACGGGCGAGCCTTGGCCTGGCGCCGAGCCCGCGCCTGCGGGCCGCGTGCTGTACGGCGGCCTCGGAGACAGCCGCCCGGGCCTGTGGGGCACCCCGGAGGTGGCCGAGGCGCGACGGCGCTTCGAAGGCGCCAGCGCCCCGGCGCCCGTCTGGGCGCCCGAACTCGGGGACGTGGCGCGGCAGTACGCGCTCCTCACGCGCCTCCTGTACTCCCCCAACCTCGAGGCCATGGGCTGGCTGCAGAATCCGCGCGTGGCGCCCGGGGACGTGGAGCTGGACCACGCCTGCTTCCAGAGCACGGGGGCGCAGCGCAACAGCAGCTCCTTCATCACCGGCACCGTCGCCCGCGCCGTGCCGCACCTGGGCTACGCCATGCTCGCCGGCCGCTTCGGCTGGGGCCTCGCCCACGTGGCGGCCGCGGTCGCCATGAGCCGCCGCTACGACCGGGCCCAGAAGGGCTTTCTCATCACCAGCCTGCGCCGCGCGTACGCCCCGCTGCTGGCGCGCGAAAACGCGCTCCTGCGCGGCGACGCGGCCCCCGCCGACGAGCCCGCGGCGGGCGAGCGCACGCTGCCGCCGGGGTACGGGACCGCGGGCATCATGGCCGCCCAGCAGCGCCTGGCGAGCGCGCCCCCGACCCCCGGGGACCGCGTCGAGGAGCCCGACGCCGCCGCCGCGGCCGGCCTGGTCGCCGACTGCCTGGACGCGTGCCGCGCCATCCTCGAGGGGCTGGCCGAGGCCTTCGGGGGCGACCTGGCCGCCGTCCCGGGCCTCCCCGCCGCGCGGCCCTGCGCCCCCCCGCGCCCTCGCGAGGACGCGAGCCCCGGCCTGCCCCCGCACGCGGACGAGGCGCGCCTGCGCGCCTGGCGCCGCGAGCTGCGCCTCGTCCGCGACGCCGTCGCCGTGATGCGCCTGCGCGGCGAGTTTCAGGTGGCGGGCGGGAGCGAGGCGGCGGTGGCGGCCGTCCGCGCCGTCTGCGTGGTGGCCGGCGCGCTCGGCCCCCGCCTGGCCCGCGAGGGCCGCCGGGCGCCGGCCCGCGCCGCCGCGGCGGTCGACAGGCTGCTTCGCAATCAGAGCCTGCGCCCTCTGCTGGCCGGGGCTCTCGAAGAGGGGGAGGAGGGCGCGGACCTCGGGGAGGGCCGCAAGCGCAAGAGCCCCGCCCCCGCGCGCCCGGCCGCCGCGCCGTGGCCGTCCAAGAAGAGCCGGCGCGCGCCCCCGAGCGGCGCCCCTGCGGCGCAGGCGCCCGAGCCCGAGCCCGCGCCGGCCGCGCGCCGCCCGGCGGCCCTGGCCACCCGCCCCAGCGGGGGCAACCCGCCCAGCGGCGGGTGGCGCCGCCAGCCGCCCGGCCCCAGCCACACGCCCGCGCCCGGCCAGGCGGCCCTGGACGCGTACTGCCCCCCGGCCGTCGTCGCCGAGCTGACGGAGCACGCGCTCTTCCCCTCCGCCTGGCGCGCCGCCCTCATGTTCGACCCCTCGGCGCTGGCCTCGCTGGCCGCGCGCAGCGCCGCCTCCGAGCCCGGCTCCGGCCGCCTCTTCGGGCCCCTGCGCGTGTCCGGCCCCCTGCGGCGCGCCGCCGCCTGGATGCGCCAGATCCCCGACCCCGAGGACGTGCGCGTCGTGGTGCTCTACGCGCCGCTCCCCGGCGAGGAGCTGGGCGGGCCCGCCCCCTCGCCCCCCGCCTGGACCACCGAGCGCGGGGGCCTCTCGTTCCTGCTGGCCGCGCTGGGCAACCGCCTCTGCGGCCCCGACACGGCGGCCTGGGCCGGGCGCTGGACCGGGCCCCCCGACGTGCGCGCCCTCGGCGCCCAGGGCGTGCTGCTGCTGTCGGTGCGCGACCTCGCCTTCACGGGCGCCGTGGAGTTTCTGGGCCTGCTGGCCAGCGCCTCGGAGCGCCGGCTGATCGTCATCAACGCCGTCCCGGAGGCCGAGTGGCCCGCCGACGGGCCCACCATCTCGCAGCAGCACGTGTACCTGCCCTGCTCCGTCACTCCGCGCGCGCAGTGCGACCTGCGCTGGCCCGACGCCCCCGACCTGGCCCGCGCGGCGCTCACCTCCGGCCGCGTCTTCGGGCCGGGCGTCTTCGCGCGCGCCGAGGCGGCCTTCGCGCGCCTCTACCCCGGCGAGGCCCCCCTGCGCCTGGCGCGCGCGAGGAACGTGCGCTACTGCGTGGACTCGCGCCTGGGGGAGCAGACCGCCGTGCCGCTGAGCCCCCGCGAGTACCGCCGCGCCATCCTGCCCGCCCTCGACAGCCGCGCCGCCTCCTCGCGCCTCGGGGACGCCATGGGCCCCGGCGCGCCCGACTTCTGCGAGGGCGAGGCCCACTCGCACCGCGCCTGCCTGCGCTGGGGCCTCGGCGCGCCGCTGCGCCCCGTCTACCTGGCCCTCCCCCGCGGCGCGGCCGCCGAGGGCCCCGCCGCCGTCCCGGCCGCCCTGCGGGACTTCTGCGCACGCGCGCTGCTCGAGCCCGAGGAGGACGCCGCGCCCTACCGGCTCAAGGCCGGCGACGCGCTCCCGCCCGCGCCCGGCGTGCGCTGGGCCTCCGCCGTCGGGCGCCTGGACACCGTGCTCTCGGTCGCCGGCGCGGTGACGGTGCTGAGCCCGGAGGGCGGCGCTTCCGCCTCGCCCGCCGCGCCGGCGCGCTGCGAGCCCGACGTGTGGGGCGCCGACTCGGGCGAAGAGGACGTGTGAGCTCGGGCCCGCCGGCGCCCCCAAGACCCCGCCCCCCGTGCCTCCGTGGCTCCAAAGCACCTCTCGCAGACACACTTCCGGGGAGAGAAGTCAGCATGGTTTATTTGAACGCCTCAGCTCGCGGTTTTTCAATAAAGATTGATGTGGCACACGCACTGCGCGCCTGGCGCCTCGTTTGTGGTGGGGGCGCGGGGTGGAGCGAGGGGCTCGGGGGCGGGCGGCCGGGGCGGGCGGCCGGGCGAGGAGCGCGGGCAGGCGCCGACTCAAAGTCACGCCCCCTTGCGCAGCGCGCGAAACGGCAGCGGTGGGAACGTGGCCTTGGGCCGGCGCCGCCCCGAGGATCGAGCCCGGCCGGGCCCCCGGGCTGCCGGTGTTGCGGGGGCGGTCTGCCGGCCTCTCGGGGCCTGGCTGGGCTTGTGCGCGGAGGCTGCCGCTAGGAGGTGGGGCTGTCAGGCCTCGCGGGGGGTAGGGCTGGGGGCGGGCCTGGGCTGCGCGGCAGGGGCTAGGGGGGCAGGAGTGCACCTCGGGGGCTCCGGCGCGCGAGAGGCAGAGCTCCGCTGTTCCGCGCGGGGGGCAGAGCTCTCGTGCCGCGCGCGGGGGGAGAGGCGGAGCTCCGTGACGCCACACGCGGGGGAGGGAGAGCTCTTTTGCTCCGCTCAGGGGCAGAAGGCCCGCGCGGGGGGGAGAGGTAGAGCTCTGCGACGCGACGCGCGGGGGGAGGCAGAGCGCTCTCGTCTCGCGCAGGGGGAGAGGCAGAGCCCTCTGCCTGTCTGCGGCGGTCTGCAGCGGGGCCGCGGGA